ATGTATACTCGTTACAGCTATAACCCATCTTTGGGTCGCACCTACGTGTACGACAACAAGTTCTACAAAAATCTAGGTTCGGTCATCAAGAATGCCAAGCGCAAGGAGCACTTAGCTCTCCATGAAATCGAGGAGAGGACTTTGGACCCTCTGGAAAGGTACGTTGTCGCCGAAGATCCCTTCCTGGGACCCGGCAAAAACCAAAAGCTGACTCTGTTCAAAGAGATCCGTATCGTCAAGCCCGACACCATGAAGCTGGTAGTAAACTGGAGCGGCAAAGAGTTTCTCAGGGAAACTTGGACCCGTTTCATGGAAGACAGCTTCCCTATCGTGAACGACCAAGAAATTATGGACGTGTTCCTTGTGATCAACATGAGACCCACTAGGCCCAACAGATGTTTCAGATTCCTGGCGCAACACGCTCTCCGTTGCGACCCTGACTACGTTCCTCACGAAGTCATTCGCATTGTGGAGCCCGTGTACGTAGGAAACAACAACGAATACCGCATCAGCCTGGCCAAGAAGGGCGGCGGCTGCCCTGTCATGAACCTTCACTCTGAGTACACGCACTCCTTCGAAGAGTTCATCAACCGTGTCATCTGGGAGAACTTCTACAAACCCATCGTCTACGTAGGAACCGACTCTGGTGAGGAAGAGGAGATCCTCCTTGAACTGTCGCTCGTGTTCAAGATCAAGGAGTTTGCTCCTGACGCACCCCTGTACAACGGACCCGCGTACTAATAAACCATACCACAAATTCAAATAAATCATACACACAATTCTTTTAACAAAATTTATTAACATTTTACAAAGTCATAACATCTACCATTAATTTATCAAATTTTAGATAATAATTGCGTAAGGTATCAGCGTCATCGGCAGTAATCTGCTTTTTAGCTAGAATCATATTAATAGCGGTCATCAGCGTAGTGATAGATTCGGGCGGCTCCATTGGAAGCTGCTCTAATTTTTTTTTCAACAAAACATATTGAGTTTTCAAAGATTCAATCTCCGACGGAGAGGCCAACCAATCGTTATCTTCTTCCGGTATCTCGCTACCGCTGCTCGTCGACGAAGGTTGTATCACGTTACGTCTATGTAGAATACTCATCGCGGACTCGGAGCGAGCCATGAGTGGTGCTTCCGCGGGCAGCGAAGATTTAGGTTTGGTGGCAGCGGGCGGATTTTGTAAAGCTTTAAGTTTATCTTCAGATATGGGAGTTTTACGTTTGAGCCTTTCTCTGAGTTCGCTTTGGAAATCTACAGGTTTCGGCGAAGGTTTATCATCTTTCGTCGATTGTACTACTATTTTAGAAGAAGTTGGTGGTGGGGGTAAAGGAATTTCTGACGTAGGAGGTGACATCATCGGTGGAGGAGGTGGAGGGGGAGGCGGTATATTCACCGAAACGGGGGCATTCGGCGTGGAAATTAAATTAGGCATTGGCGGCGGCGGAGGAGCAAAGATATCCATCTGTGGCGGCGAAGTTGATACTTTGATCGGCGAAGGAGGAGGTTGAGATAGTATTGCATCATCATTATTTTCGTCTAATGTTATCGGTGCTGATGGCGGCGGTGGCGGTGGAGGTGGCGCATAAGATTGTTCGGCACCCATTTTTGGCGTTGACTGTGGAATGGATGTCGAGACGGGTGCTTTATTCGGTAACGCAGATGAAACTGTTTCGGCGGAGGGTTTTGTTTGATCTAGAGTAACTATTTCCGTGAACAGTTTGTTGATATCGTTTTCCTCGATCTGGTATAATTTGTAAAGGTCTAAAAATGTTTTTAATAAAGCGCTAAGATTACTTATGTTGTTTTCATTGACAATGCTTTCTAAAATATTTTCCAACTTAGATTTAAAGCGACTACTGTCGTTGACGTGGCGCACCATGTTTTTGAGTTGCGTAATTTTTGCGCTCATAGCTACAGGGATCGATGTACTTGCTGGCGCAGCATCTACACGGACCATTACTTTATTTTCGTAGATAGCCCAGGCTAATTGTAAGACCTCCATTAGAGTGCGAGAATTCAGAGTCACTTCGTCGTCATACGAGCTCATGTTCTCGTCGCGATAACACACCGCATCGAACAGTTCCGTAGACACGGGTTTGGTTAATTTTTGAAAAAGATCCACGACATTATTCTGAGGATTTTGTAGAAATTCATACACGGTGGTCTGCATAGTAGCCATGGCCAAGAACGGACTTACTAATAATAATAATATGGACACTACTCTGCAAGAGATCACCGACTTTTACTCGGACCTCGAACTCGATTGTGAACATAAAACACTCAACGGTAGATACGGTAAACTATCCGTGTGGAAACACAAGCCCACACAAAAAGTGTTTGTAAAAAAACAAATCAAGCTGAAGCACTACAATGAAGTCGAGCCGATGATACATACGCTAATGAAGAAAAATCCATATTACATAAATTTATATTACAGTATCACAACGTTGAAGAGTCATGTACTCATCATGGACTACATAAAGGGAGGTGATCTTTTTGAACTGCTAAAGATGGAAGAGTATCTCAGCGTCGACGAAACTAGGCTCATTATCGGGCAACTGTGCGAAGGGCTGCACGCTCTACACAAACATCATTACGTTCATAACGATATCAAGTTGGAGAATGTGTTGTACAATAGATACAAACAGATATACATCGCAGACTATGGCTTGTGCAAAGTTGCGGGCCAGCAATCGTGTCTCGATGGTACGCTAGACTATTATTCTCCGGAAAAGATACTGGGTCGCCGATACGACTATCACTTTGACTGGTGGGCTGTGGGAATCATGGCGTACGAACTCATTACCGGCGAACATCCGTTCAAGGGCGCCGACGAAGACGATAGCTTCGACATTGAAAAGTTAGAGGAAAGACAACAAAGAAAACTAGTGTTTAAAAATAGAAGCGTTCCTGCGAACGCACAATCATTTATTACAGGAATGTTAAAGTACAATCTAAATTACAGACTAAATAATTACAACGACATAATAAAACATGTGTTTCTTAAAATCTAATAATATTAATATAATATCACAATAAAGCTATATATCACAAACAATTACAAGACTTTAATTTTTTGGTTTTTTCGAAGGAGGAGGTTGCATAGAGTCATCATCGTCATGATCCTCGCTTACAACATGGCTAATACGAGTAATCGTAACGCCAATTTTCTTTGGTTTAAATAAATTTACATCATCATTGACAATTATTACATCATCTTCATCGTCGTTGTCGCTATCATCAAGAGGTTCGTACGGAGTACATTTATAAATTACTGGCTCTTTTTCTAATTTTATAACAGTTCTGTTGTCGTTAGGGTCACTTTTGTTAACGTACTCATATTGATAATAGGTTACAGGTTCAATTTGCGCATTACTGTTTAACAGTTCGCGTTTAATTTTAGGTTTTTGTTCCCGCGGCGGAGTAGACGATGAAGATGATGTAACAACATTATTTGATGTAACAACATTATTAGCGGTCGCGACATCAGTAGTATTGTCATTGACATTATCGATATTAGTATTTTCATTAATATTCATAGTGTCTTCGTCCGCGTTATCAATTTCGTTATCGTCGTCACTGTCGTCACTGTCGCTGTTATTATTTTCGACATCAGTGTCCGCGTTAGTTTCGACTACGTTTTCATCATCTTCGTTATCACTATGTAGGCTCTCGACATCACTATCATTATTGTTATCGTTATTAGTGTTATTAGTGGGAGCGACAATATTCGAAGATGTACTCATTAGTGGAAAATTAGTTAGTTCGTTGTCGGTGTCGTTGTCCATGTTTTCTTTGTCGGACAACTTTTTACACGCGCCGCAGCTTTTAATTTTGAATAGACTCTTGAACGCGCATTTAGAGCAAAGTTTGTGGTTACAATTTTTGTAATGATAATAGATGTGACCGCGTTTACATTTGTCGCACTCGGCTATAACGTTGTTAAGTCGGTACATCATTAGATTATACGTATACTTTGCCGTAAGAGTTTTGATATTTTTTTGTAAAGAAATAAAAGTACTCTGTACCGCGGGAATGATCACGTTACGAATAGACTCGATAGATTTTCTAGTCTGACATTCAAAATCTATTGTTTTCATGTCTGGCGTTAAAGATTGTACGCGTTCGTGCAACTGAGTACAATCGATGAGCACTTCTTCCAAAGGCGCGGTCATTAAACGCGAAACGAAATTTTTTATAATAGAATAGTTTTCATCAATAGTCTTGTTACTGTAATGATCTAGATACCTCTGCATACAGATAATGACATGCTGTAACACTATAGATTTAGTGAGCAAAGTTAAAAGGTTACGAAAGCCGTTGCTCTCCTTGCTAACCTCCATGTTTGCGATGACATTGTAAAATTCAGTGTATCTATCGGTGAACAGGTAATACTGCTTGTACGTAATCTTAACAAACTTCCAAGTTTTGGTGCGGATGTCTACCTCCCCGACGTGATGAAAGGGGGCCGTCTGAACCATCTGCAGGTACACACTAACACTTTTGCGCACGGGGTTGTGCGAAAATTGTATGTGTTTATGAGGCTTGAGCGCCTAGAACAATCGAAAAAAAAAACCACATGAATAATTTTGAAAATAACCCCAACCACAAAAACGTTAATGATATACACATACAGATGGACAGAACAAAGAACGATAACATGAACAGGACACTCACCTCGTTATTGTTAGAAGTCCAGAAATTCATTATGGCGGTGGGTGGCGCGTAACAGGGTGAATCACGGTGCTGGCGGTGCTGATGAAAAAGGCACTCGGCTTGATGCACAGCAAAGATAGCTTCAAACTGCAACGCTTGAATGAAGGCAAAGATCGTTGTATGGGCATATATACCCTCTTATCGCGGATGTATGATGATATCATCTGCGATAACGTCGGTCACGTACACCACCGCCAGTCACGTACGCCATAGTCGGTCACGTACGCACGGTCGTTGCACTCGGTCGGTCGAGGTCACCGCTCACGCCACCGGCGCACGAGCATCCGGTCACGTAGGCCATTGGTGCCGTGTGCACGCAGTCGTTGACCGCATTAGGTTCAAGGCCTGTGCGTCATCAACTTTTTTGCAGTGCAAAAAAGTACCTTAAAGTGTAGTATATGGAGAGCATATTCTACAGTGTAGACTATGCTAGTATAATAGTCTACGATTCGAACTATTGTTCTGTATATAGATATGCCATATCTAATCAACATTTTTGCACTACAAAAAAGTACACTACCATTTTTATCTTGAAAAGGAGGGGATACGGGCTTATATATAAAGCGTCGGCGACGATGAGCATCAGTTCAAGTTGGTTGAACATTCTCAACGCACTAACTAACGTTTGTGAATACCTTCCACAGTACTACTTCACCACCAGCATCATGTACGCAAACGAGCACATCAACTCTTCGGTCGAGCAGCTTCGTGGCTTCGTGGACGACGAGCTGTTGGACGAGCTGGGCTTCAACTTCGAGCAACAGCAGCAGCAGCGCCAGGCGAAGGAGGAGCAAGACGGCGGCGACGACATGCAGACAACTAACGATGACGCTGATTCTATTTGTGAGTTAACTAACGAGCTAGATAATTTGCTCTGTGAAGATGAAAACGAGGAGGTTACTGTTAACTCTAATAATTTTGACTCTAACCCTCCGCTCATCGATTACTCTGCCGACAGTGACATTAAGAAAACTATGCGCAGCATTCATACTACGTTTGGCATACTGGCCGAGCTAGATAAGTTGCGCAGTATTATTAAAGTTAAACTTGCAAACTTTAAAGACAACAATGTAAGCAATGATACCACTAACAACGACAACACCAACGTAAGCAATACTCTTGACGAAAAGATTGCAAACTATGAGCCTAGCGAAGAAACTTATGAACCATCTTCATCAGAATTTTTGGATTCGGAATCCAAGTTTCGTCCTGAAGAAATGAAAGATATCATCATAAACTACATTCATCTGTACTTGTTGAAACATCACAAAACTAACTCTGTCTCTGATTCCGTTACCAAAACCCTCAGAGAAGACTTGAGAATTTGGATGCTTCTCGGCATTCAGCTATTGTCTAACGTCGCAGATGTTGAACTGTATAACGTTGCTACTAAACAATGGGCCGATATCTTTAAAGAACTTACAGATGCCGTCGAGACACTGACCATTGACTCTAAAGAGTTTTACACTACAAAGAGACTGCGCAACGTCATCGGAGACATCTTTTTCTTCGATAACCTTTACAATAACGGTGCGTGTAAGTTTCACGAAAATGTTTCTGAAATCTTTGAATATATTGATAAATGTTTTGCACCAGTAGATGACGATATTGTGTCTCGATTGGTGAATGATGATATTCTGTCTCAATTGCAAACTATGAACAATCTGGCATCCGAATGCTGTGTATCTGTCACGCCGTTTAAAGCTGAAGACGTCTCTAACGACGACAACATGCCTTCGTTGTTTAGCGAGTCGCGTGTTAAGAGCACACGCAAACTCTCGCACAAGTTTAAGCCGCGTCGTAACTCTAAAAAAGCCCGTCGTGCTCTCAAGTTTGAGCAAATGTACATATAATTGTATTTTGTGTGTAAAAACTATGTGTTATTGTGATAACTATTGTATTATTAGTAATAATTTTTATGTGTCTTTAAAATGTGTCTATATATTGTACCTCTATATATTATTGTAAGTTTGTTATTAAAATTTAATAAATACTTTTAACTCAACAAACATGGTTTTTCGTCCTCTCCGTAATGTTAACAAAACCTATAGCAATATTACATCATTTGTGGCAGACAACAATAGTGTAGTCAATGCGAGTCCATCAGGATTCAGAAATGTACTCAATAAACCCACATCTGTACCTGCGGGAAATAATCAAATAGTACCCGGCTATAACTTGCCGAACAATAACTTTATTTCTACATCAGAACTAAACAGTATTATGAGAAACAATGACACTAACGGTATGCGCAGAGTCTTTGGTAACACACCCACCAACAATGACTACAATAGTTTAACTCAAATTAGACGAGCAGATAACATACCCGACGCTAACATGCACAGTAAACAGTTGAAACGAGACGCTGTGAAAAATAACAATCCTTCGACTCGCACCAACACTCCTGAAGGTATACAAAACAGTCTGAACCAAAATCCCTCTCTCAACGATTACCTACAGGGTATGAAAACTGCCGGCAAAGTGGCTCTGCTAGGAGTAGGTGTATACTTAACGTTTGAAGGTATATCTTTGATACAAGACATTAGGGAAGCATTGGCCAGAACGGGCGGCAGCTACCACACCACAGGCATAGACGGAGGTAACGAAGTTTCCGTATGTTTGCTTAGGTACAGGACTTGTCGTTTACCAGATGTTATCGATAATGAAAAAGTCACTATATGTCGTAACGACCCACTGATTGCAGACATTAATCAATTACAAAACATATGCGCAAACTTTAACTATGAAGAAGAAGGTAGTGTATGTCGCGCCAGCGACCCCAACGCCAATCCCGACAGTCCTCAATACCTGGACATATCTAACCTAGGCGTAGATCAAATGATCAATTGTATAGAACCATACGACTTTGGTGATCTTATCGCTGACCTTGGCCTTGACGGGTTGCTAGGTGAAAATGGGCTGTTTACCAAGTCGTCCAATAGCAGTAAAAGCATTAGTGATAGTTTGTTGCCCGCAATTCTGATGATTGGTATCATTATCTTTATCGTGTTCATAGGCTATTTTATCTTTAAAAGACTAGGCAACACGCAAACGCAGACTATACAACTAGAACCTATACGTACTAGTGTGCCGATGACCTCGGTACCTATTCAGGTGGTACGATAAGAATCAACCGAAAAGGATATAAAAGGACGATCCTGCCGAAGCACTACACTTCAACATCGCCCAACAAACTGGCAGCACGAGCAGCAAATACTCGGTAAGTTTTTTCTTTTAACAATCTTTACCATTGATTATGTTGTTATGATTGTTGTATAGTGTGTTGAGCTAAAGGGGTTTTCTTCTTTTCCATAGAAAATGAAGAAGTTTATGTACAACAAGGGCGGCAAGAACACCACGGTGTCTGCCAAAGTCAACACGAATCTCTCGCCAGACGAGAAGCCCAAAGATCTGCGCGGACGTTTCCTCAGCAACCAAAATTATCGGCTGATGAAGTCCGTTCTCCGATTCTCCAGCGAGTATGTGCAAGGCGTGCGGCGCGTCAATGATCTTGTGGAGATGAAGTGCGACGACACCAAGTGTAAAGAGATCACGACAAACGCCAAGTGTCAGGGAGAATGCGGTAAAATTTTTAACAATGGTAAATTTTTGTTCTGTGTCTACGACACTTCGGCTGCTGCTGCAACAGCTTCATCTAGCGGCGAAGCCAAGTTTAAACTAGTTTGTAATCTCTGTTCTAACGATTATTCTTACAACAACAGGTACGAAGTTTTACAACTGTTTCCTACCGTTTCTCAGCAAGTGGTAGAACGTTTATGTGAGATTGGTTTTTTGACTAAATACATCTTTCCCATTAAACTAAACTATACCGAGACACAAACTAAAACCGAAGTCATTAACTATCATGATTTTTACAAGATGGTTAAATCTATCATCAAAGAAAAAAAAAGCAACGAACAAATCACAGAAATTAAACTCAGCACCTATGGTCGAGACTTGTTCGTCGAGACTGATGATTTTTGCGTTATGAGAAAAGACAGTAACGAGTTTAACGAAACCGTCTACGAGTTGGACTTCTTTCCTAAACAAAGTTCCATGTTAGAGTTTTTGAAAATTTACAAAGACAACAAACCTCTCACATACTTTTATACAGTTAAAAAACGAGTCTACTTGAGCATCTTTGATTATGCAGTGTATTTTCCTTTCAAGTGCGTACTATTTTGTAAAGTTTGTACAAAGAACAAAATGTATCTAAAGACACATCCCGTTTTGTATTGTAGCAAGTGCGGTTTTACCGATCCCATGTTCTTTAACAATTCCGCTTTTCTAGAGTCTACCATATTTCTGGCTAAATGTGTAAAGTACAAAACTATGCCAGTAGCCCGCATCTTTTACTACGACATGACTTTGTACAAAACTTTTATAAAGAAACCTTTTGTTAAAAAATAACTCCATGTGATAGTTTTGTAAGATCTCTACATATTAATCTCTTAGCACGTAAGCAAGCAATGTTAATCGATAGTTTTAAGCAAGCAATGTTAACCAAATATTGATACTCTTTAGTTTTAAGCAAGCAATGTTAACCACTCTTTAGTTTTAAGCAAGCAATGTTAACCACTCTTTAGTTTTAAGATATACATTGATTGATACTCTTTATATTATAATCTCTATATTATTCTTTTTTATATTAATAAATTTTTATATCAAACATATAATTTTTCATTAACTAACCACCATCAAACACTATTCAACTAACCACCATCTTTGCTTTCGGCGAAACACTTCACTGAAAGCAAACATCAATAGGATGATGACGTAATATACTTCCAACTTTGCTTTCCGCGAAACACTTTACCGAAAGCAAACATTGTTAAATTATGCGCAATAAAACATTGTTAAAATTATGCGCAATAAAACATGACATCATTCCAATAAAAACATGATATCATTCTAACTACCAAGAAGATGACATCATCTATCAAACTTTGCTTTCCGCGAAACACTTTACCGAAAGCAAAGATCGAGGACATCGACCTACAGTAGAGTTGTTAATCTTTGCTTTCCGCGAAACACTTCACCGAAAGCAAAGTTCATACAAAATGATGATATCATCACATCGCATGACATCATCCTAAAACATGATATCATCCTATCATGACATCATCCTACTGCCACAAACTTTGCTTTCAACAAAATACTTCGCCGAAAGCAAACATCAATGTTAAAATGATGTCATCATATGATGATGCAATAAAAACAGGATGTTAAATAAAACTACACGATCGTTGACGTTATGTTTGTTTTAAAGATTATAGAACTTTTAGAAAATTATTCTTTAAGTTTTAAAACTAAATAGTTTGTTACAGTTAATCTTTGCAATCGCATACACTTTATCGATTGTTATAGTTAAACTTTGATTGTTATAGTTAAACTTGTTTTTAATTGGTAATCTTTGAAACGATACCATTTTCAAGATTGTGAAAATTTAACATTTGTTAAAATTTTTCAAAATTTCCACTTTGTTGAACTTTATGTAGTTTCCAAGATCGTTAATGAAAAACATTATTTAGTGCGAAAAACATTATTTAGTGCATGATCTTGAACTAACAACTATTTGCAAGATCGTAAATTACAAACGCTTACTAAAAATTCTTTGAGATGGATACAAAGTCAATCCCATTACACAAAACTTAAAGACGATCTTGAAAACACCATAGATTTCGAGTAAACGGATTTTTGTAAATTTTGTTAAAAAGTTTGCAAATCGCGTTACGACGAAAACTTTATCGTTTTCAAGATCATATTAGTTAAACTCGATAACTAAAAAACTATTAGTTAAACTCGATTATTAGTTAAACTCGATAACTAATAGTTTTCAATAAACAATCTCGAAAACACCATAGGTTTCAAGATAATAAGATTTGCAAACTTTTGCAATAAAATTTACAAAAATTCATTTACTCGAAATCTATGGTGTTTTCGAGATTGTTTATTGAAAACTAAAACCAAGTGCTCCATGTTTGCTTTCGTCGAAGAATGTCATCGAAAGCAAAGATCGACTTTATCTCTGCTGACGTCATTTGACCTCGATCGCTAACTGCGCAGTATTAAATGCGCAATAAATCTATTTTTAGCGATGATTTAATAATGCGGACATTCAATGATGTTTGCTTTCGGCGAAGTGTTTCGCTGAAATCCAAGATGGTTACACATATCTATTGACGTCATACAATTATTTCACAATATTTAATCATCCATACAAGATCCGCGTAGAGACATATCGTTTCGCCGAAAAAGCAAGGGTAACGAATCGTTACCCTTTGTGTTTCGAGGTCGATGATATGATTATCGGCGAAACGTGACCGGTCTACGTGACTTTTGTAACGTTCCGCGCATTAACATTAATTACACGAAATGGGTTATCGGTACAATGATTGTGTTCTATAAGCGATAATGTCGTTCGACTTGGTATAAAAGAACGATCCTGCAAGTGATGCTCACAGTCTTGACCACGAACACTCAACATGTTGTGTCTCAAACAAGTTTTCTTCTACATCACGGCGGCAGCGTTCCTGCTGGTTCCGATCGCCGCCACCGCAACCACCAGCACCAGCAACGCTGAAGATATCATCAAAGTAACCCAGCTGCCTTCAACTTCTGGTCTGTATTTCCAACACATTAACCGTATGCAGTTTGTCCAGAACATTTGGCACTTTGTTATCGAAATGGACCATGGTTCTGTGTTCTACCGCCTGCAGACCATCTATAACCAAGCTCAAAAGATACACAATGAATTAACAAAAATCTATTATAAATCGAGCGATAATAAACGTTACGATGATTGTAATAGCATGAGATTTATAAAATTGGACTTGGAAAATATTATCCATAATATTATACCCAATCTTGCACAGCAACATAACCTGCTGGATCAAAAAGTACCCGTCACTCCGTCCACTGCCAACTTGAAGAAGGTCAATTTAGAGGAAAAAACAAACACGCGTTCGAAACGTGGAATTTTGAACTTTGTCGGCCAAGTGGACAAGTATTTGTTTGGCGTTATGGACAGCGATGACGCCCATGAACTTCACATGCTCGCTAACACCACCAACAGTTTGAATTCTCAAGTTAAACAATTGACGGACGAGCTTATTGTTTTGAGCAAATATGTGGATCAGTTATCGAGTTATAGCGACAAAGAAAATGTACAATGTAGAATAATTGCTGAAAATTTTAACATTTTGTGTAGACAGTTAGATGAAGTAGCGACGTTGTACAACAAACTGGATTTGGCTGTGGACAATGCCAAGTTGAATCGTCTCAACTCGTTTGTCATCTCTCCCGAACGACTCCTCAACGAGATGAGGAACGTGAGCGGTCATCTTGCCGGTCTCTCTTGGCCGGTGCCGCTTACCAACAAGGCGGTGCACACCCTGGTCGACAATGTGATCAACGTGCACGTGTTCGTTACGGCCGAACGTAAGTTGTTGTTTATCGTCGAAGTGCCTTTAGTGAGCAGTGAAGCTTTTGACGTGTTCCATAGTATTCCTTTGCCGTACTGTGACAGTGACCACAAATGTGCCGTTCTATTGCCCGATAGTAAATATTTAGGCGTATCTCTCGACCGTAGAAGTTATGTGCGTCTGGACGATACTAATACTTGCCGCATCACCGATAAAATTATGTTGTGTTTCAAGCCACAAATAATCTACGATGTGAATCAGGCCAAGTTGTGCGACATTAAAATTTTCATAAAGAACGACAAAGACATTGATTATAATAGAGACTGTGACATTAGAGTGGGCAAGTTTGAGAGTGAATTGTTTTACGCGACCTCTGACTACAATAATTGGTTGTACGTTTTACAGAACGACATCGATCTCAATATTCAATGTATACCCTCCGATACTCGTCCTGATGGTATGTCAATTGAACCTGTTGTTTTGCACGCCGGTGTGGGTTTGATCCATGCCACGGGCAAAGATAATTGTAAACTTACTACGAAAAAGTCCCGATTGACTGTCCACGATCTGTACAATAATTTGAATAGTGTCATCGAAATACCTATCGGTTTAACGTTCAACTTTTCTTTGGCTCTACAGGACATTGATAAAATTACTGTCGATAATATGAAAATTAATAACGATCTGGAACACACCAACCTTCACGAGTTAACTAACCGTTTGTACGACTTGCGGCGCCAGATCGCCAACAATACCATCTTTTCCGGTGATCAAATTTACGATGATAACAATGACATTTTTGCCGGTGTGTCACAATGGTTTGCCGGAATCGGTATTAATTTTCATTACATAAAAATCATTGTCATGTGGATCATACTGGCTCTGTTAACTTTAGCCGTAATTAAAATTTATCGTACTTGTTGTTCTGGTGCGTGTAGCACTTTGTGTGGTGGCTGCTGTAGAAAATTAAAGTTTCGTCGTACGGCTAGCGATCACACTGTAGTGCGACGCGACGACCGAGAAATGTATTATTTGAACACTTTGCCTAGAAAACAAAAGAACAACAAGTTTCAGACTAAGTTAGATGCTCCTAGAAAGTATCATATGGAAGATGAGGATATTGATATTGATCTTTTACAAAGAAACATAACTTTTGATGATAAAATATAAATGTGTATGTTATAATGTAAATTTATGTTCATGTAAATGTTAATGGATCTGTGTATGAAATAAAACCAAAAAATTTTTTATATTAATATATTTTTATAAAAAAGTGTATACAGTTGTTTTATTTATTGTCCAGCAAACTATCAATCTTGCCGTTAATAACATCAATCTTTCGACTGTTGATTACTATCAAGTCTATAGAATGTTTGGTCATGTTGTGTAACTTTTCCAAGTTTTGCACTATAGTTTCATGATAGTCAGACATGAGTTTTGTGACATCGTCAAACTTTGTCGTAGTAGTTTCGTAGATTAACAATAGAAATTTTTTAACGAGGTTAATTTCATTGGCCATGCTGTTTGCATACCACAAGTATGCTGCGAGCAAAACTAGTGCCGCTCCGGAAAAATTCATCATTGTCTTAGACTCCCTCTTACTTTTTACGATTCATCATGTCTTTAATGGACTTGAAACCGTCCAACATTGTGTCGTTGCTGAAGGCAATCTTATTGGTCAAGTCCGCTTGCATATTTTTAATATTTTCCAAAGCGTTATTAATGTTTGCGAATAGAGAAGCGTGTTCTGCTCGAATCATGTCACGCAATAGTTCATCATTATTACCACTGTTGTTGTTATTTTTTAAATTGTCGTAGTTTGATTCGTACAACGTAGAAGATTGATTATTGGTTATACATTCTTGTAGTGTACAAAGTTGAGTTTTAATATCGAGTAGAGGATCTACGATTTGACTCTGTGCGCCCACCAGCAAATCGCCTATCAACTGTTTCAAAGTTAATAATTCGGGACGATGAACACCTTGCGGTGGCGGTTTGTACATTGACAGATATTTGCCGAGAGAAAAGACGTGAACGTAATTTTTATTGTTGCGTGTTAGTTTCTGAGAGTTGTGAGTGTTTGCCCACATGACCGCAGGACTGAATCCCCGAATGCTGGCTATGGGAGCTATAAGCTGTGCGGCTGCGTTGAGTTCGACGTAACCGTCACGATCTTCGTCGCTGTTTTCAATAATCACCACTTCTAGCAGTTTATCATTGTATTGAAATTGTAACGACGAATTATCGGAGGCGGAGGCGGCGGTACCGGCGCTGTTGGTGGCAAAGTTGTTACTTGCGTAGCTATCGAACATTTTTCAAGCATCTTATTGTACACAGATGGATAAGATAATTTCATTTTATGAAGTCAATCTACCCATCGTATCGCAATATGTTTTATTCGTCTTCGCCCTATATGCGCACTTACCGCAGTTGCGGTAACGACACTATGATGAATTACAACAACAACCACGAAACACTACGTCACGATCTGCAAACCTTAAAATATCAAGTTTACGAAATGTGCCAACAGTCTACCACGGATCGTAACCTATGCGACCGCATCAAATCTTCCATAGACACGTCGAGCAGTAGTTACGTTGTTCGCCCTGTAGTGCCGACCACCAAAACTATTCTCAGCAACAACAAGAAAAATGGCGGCGGAACAGTTACTGTCGTGGACACCGTCAAATATTGAAACTATTGACAAAAACTCAGACTATAGCGTTCTGCTAAGCGACGTGCCATCGTTACAAGTGACCGCGTTGACGCCTTTCCTCGACAATGGACTACGTGTCAAGATCAACGGTCTACGGTTGTTCTACGTGATTAAAAATTCCATGAACAACAACAACGATAACCACAACATCAACATGGGCAATGTAAAAGTTTTCAAAGGAACCAAAAGTAAAAAAAACGTGTGTTTCGCCGAAGCGTGTACCAAGTCCGAAATAGTACAAGTGCTACAGAGAAAACTGAACATGCCCGATTGTATGCAAAAGTTTTTGATGGACTTTCAAGTTTGTCCTAGGGGCAATCGTTATCGTAAACGCTTTATATTCAATTCGTACATAGTGAACGTTTTAACTTGCACCAAATGTAACAAGCTATGTCTTGTCAAAGCCATGGCACAATTATACAACCACGACGATAAATGTGTACAAGAGTTTGATAGATTGTTGTTCAAAAACGCAACTTTGTACAAGCCTCCGAATTGTGAAAACTTGAAAAACAAAGACAAACTATGTTTCAAAATGGGCAACTGTAAAGGAACTAATCCTATTTGTAACTATTGAAATAATAAACATGTGTGTTATAAAAATACAAATTTTTTTTATTAATTACAAATTTTCATTTATAAAAGATTTCACAGTGTCCACAGAAGTGTTCACCTTTAGCAAACGTCTTGAACGTTTTGTGTAATCGATCTGTTTCATGTCCAACTCTTCGTTGATACAATGCATGGCCAGGAGCGGGTTAGGATGTACGCTATCGTAGATCATTTCCATATTGTTAAATTTTCGTTTAAGAGCACCGTGTCTCCGCTGCTGAGCCGCTAGAAACGCCACCTCTGTGCTCTCGCCGTCCTCTGACGGTTTTACAAATACAGAGAGACGAGGATGTTTGGTCGAATCTCGCGGAAAACGAACCATTTCATAGCGAGGACCGTTGCCGTTGTTGTTACACGTGTTGGCGTTGTTGTTGTTGTTGAAAAATGATGCGCTGTCGTTGATGTCTAGGATTCCTGACGAATTTGAATCGGAAAATAGTTGTTTTTTATTTCTATGGTAATCCTGCAAACGTTTATACAGGTCATCGACGTTGTTCAACATGTTAACTTTATTGTGTAACTCTGAAATTTGTACGTTGAACCATTCGAAACGTTCGATGACTTGAGTTTTGAACTCATCGTTTGTACGTACAACTTCGCTGTTGTGCTCTTTAATGGTGTCGACAGCGGCCAAAACTTTACTCAATTTCTCATCTATCGGCGAAGGTATAAACTTATTTTCGAGTTCGAGATACACATCTTCGATGATCCACGTTATAAACTCTGCTTTGTTCTTGAAATCCAAGTTATCCAACAATTGTACTACGCCATGTTTGTTGATGCAAATTAAACTATTGTTGTCGTCATGATGATTGTTAAACACCAACTCGTTAATGGTGCGTTTGTACTTGTCATCGACCAATTTATCGATGGCTCTTTGAGGATCTGGGTATCCCATGGCTTCGGCAAACTTTGCTCCCGCTATCCACACTTCGTCGTTGAACAAATAGTTGATCGTAAACGAAAATTGATCATCAAACTTTAAACGTTTACTTTTAAAAAGGTACGAGAATCCTGCAAGTAATCCTCCTCCCGTTCTTTTTTTCTTCAGTAATGCTGTTTGTTCTTCTTCTTCTTGTTCCTTTTCGTTGTTGTGGTGGTCATTTTCATCATCATCATCGTTGTCGTAGTATCCAAATAATTTTGCGAGAAACTGAAGCAACATTTTTTAAGATTTGGTAGTAGTTAGTAAATACGAAAACTTTTTTCCTTTATGATTATAACTGTACGGTACACGAATTTGACTGTTATTACAAAACACGTGCTTATCTACATTGGGCCACCAATACAATAGTGGTTTGTCGTCGATGATCTTCTCGTCTTTGTACTTGGCAATTGCTTTTAAAAATGATTCAGCAAAACACCCTTCGGGCACCGCCGATGTAACGTCCAACGCGTCGGGCGGCACAAACACCTTATAGTATTGTTCGCGCGTCTCTTTCGAAGCGTGCATGGGAAATTTATCTATTCGAAGCCAAACGTGAATACCTCTATTGCCGCTGTGCATGATCCTCGAAATGTTGTTCTTGAAAAAGTTTCTAAACGTTTCGGCTGCCACGTTAATCTTGATTTCGAGATTTTTGGAATTTTCCGCTTCCACGTCAACGTCGATGACCCATTCTCTGCCGCCGTTGTCCTCCAAAGGTTTCACGTGTACGTCACTGATGCGATAGCGTTTCAAGTATTGCGCAAATTCATCGCAAGTGGCGAAAAATACGTTTGGGTGGTACCATCTGTGACCATCGAAAAAACCAAAGCGACGACAATCGTTGAAGGATACGTTGTGCCACATTTGTTCTATTTGATCAGGAGAATACACAAACTTTTTTCTAAACATGATTCTCGCCCAGAGGTCCGAGTGCTGAATGCAGGATAAGAATGATGCCATTTGCGTTATTAACTAGCGCGCTTATCACATCATATATTGAAAATAATATAACTTTATTACGCAGCAACAGCGACGATGATAGCAGCAACGGCGGCGGCGAAGATAAACTAAAAGATATCGAAACCGTGTTTGCAATTATCATGGAGGAGATATCGAAAATTGAAAAAACGGAAAATAGCGATGTTAGCTACACCAAAATAATTATCGGCATACTAGTGCTGATGGCGTTGTTCACTTTGAAAACGAAAATATACCGCATGTCAAGTTGCTTAAGGAAAAAAAGACTCTACAAAGCTCGTGAAGAAATACCCCTCGAAAATATCACTATTCAGGAACTCAACTACAATGTTATAGAATCGCCGGCGACGTCTTCGCCTCCACCACCTTTACCGCCTAAATTACTTGAGCGCTAGACGCCAGTTCGTTAATCATACCGCACGAATTTACTCCGCGGCGAACGCGGACGTACCCATCTTCGCCGTAATCGCTACCCCAAGAATTTTTGATAATCCAATAGGGTACATTGTTTTCTACGCCGTAACCTACTAGGAGCACGGCATGATTGAGACCATTGTTTTTGCAGAAACTGACAATTCCTCCGTAATAATCGGTAAGATCTACCGCGTCGACGGCAATGGCTATGGGTCCGACGTAACGTAACAAATCCTCGAGACGCTCCTCGTTCATCAGAACGTAACGATAGCAATTTCGTACACCGGCCGCAAACTTGTGAGGTTTCAAAGCGCACGGCTGACGCTCTGCTTTGTATGGATAGTCAAACTCTTGTTCGACTCCGCCCATCCTCATAATTTGTTCGTATGCGGTGTGAATCAACCCACCATCGCATCCCATGTCTACAAAATCGCAATCTACCAACTGTTGTTCGGCCAAGTCTATTAACCTATCGTATTTTATGGCGTACTGGCTTTCCAGAGCCCCTAGTCCTGCAAAAGCCCAACACGCACCGCACATACCCTGATCTTTGACCGAAGTGACTTTGTTCAGAGTTCGCCAATCAAAATTTGCCGGTCGTTGTCGTTGAGCCGGTCCGTCGACCACTACCGTTTCGCAAAAATTTGCTCCCAACTCTCCCGAAGCCAGACCCGTATGGCGGATGACTATTTCATTCTTGGTCATGTCCGCAAAACGATTGATCTTGTAAACTGCAGAATCGTTACGACTATTCTTTTGGTTTATCGATTCAATGTTGTGTCTGAATATGTTGTAGCGATACTTTTTTTCATCTTCGCTCTTGTATTGTTTATTGTATTGCGCAATAAATTTTTCAAAGTAAAGCGGTGCGCTGTTAATATTGTAAAGCATAGGTTTGTTGTTGTTGTTGTGATTTGCATGATTATCTTGGCGCGTCAACGCCGCGTTTAGTAACAGCAAAAGTATGAGTAATTTGTTCATTATAAATTCAATAAACAATAGGTACTTAAATACACCGATGTTTGCTTTCAACTAAAATTGTCGTTGAAAGCAAAGATGAAATAAAACAATTAAAAAATTTATTAGTTATTTATTTAATTAATAATCATCAAAACTTCCCATATCGTCTAATATATCCATCAAAAAATCATCTTCATCCAAAGAACCGTCAAAATCAACAAATTCAAATGGTAAATTTAACAAACAGTATGCACATTTAGAACAAAACAAAACCATATAGAAATCTTTCCACTTGTTTTGAGTTACAAATTTTTTTATGCTTAAAAGGCAAATCGAGCGTTCGTAACATTGTGCACAATATTTACTCAAAATATAAGACGAATGTTGAAGACAATTTGAATACCCCATTAAAACTTTTGCTAAATTCATCGGCATTAAACATTCGGGAAATGCGATTTTGTGAAGTCGAAAGAATGCGTAAAACGGCACAGTTCTTAATTTGCGCATCAATAATAATTTAGAAGTTGAAGAATTGCTAGCTTCGACCAATCTCAAAATTTTATCAAATGCAATTAAACGATTATAACACTCCACAATATTTTTCATATTTATTCCCGTTCCCAAATATCGCATTAAAAGCGTATCTTTTGTGACATCGTATGAATCTTCCTGTTTTAATGTATACTCGCAAAATTTTCCATCGATCAACAGAGGCAAATTCGTAATGTCTTCGTTGTTGAAAAATTTTTTTAGCAACGTATCCTCGGTCATAACATAATTTTCGGGTTGAGTCTTTACGTATGTCTGGAAAAGACAATCCGCCAGCAGCGGCAATCGTGCGACGCAGTCTTCTTTTAAATATTTTGCCAATCGAAAGTCACGATTCGGGCAATAGTCGAAAGGACGAGTATCAAAATACTTTTTAAATAGTCCTTGGGACAGTAGAATATTATCTGCGCGTTCATGATCTCCGGTTACTGCGATAAATGTATCGTAATCCGCGTATTCTAGAATTTTCCACTTTATCTCTATAGGCAGCAAACCCAACAAAGATTGTTCGTCGTCGTTGTTGGCCACAAAATACGAATTTGTAGTAGTCATCGTTCCACACTTGATCTTTTTATAGTGTCGCGTCAAGCAAACTACTGGCTCTGTCAAGTTCGCTAACCGTTTATATACTACACGAACACACATACTTTATCTTTATAAGGTTTAATTATATAATGCCCTATATTATTACGTTGTTCTTGGCTTGCGTGGTGTTATCTGCCGCAAAAGCAGCTATTCCCGGCGTGCCGAGTATTGATTGGTCGGATCGAAACTATGCACTCGTAAAGATTGATCACGAAGCCACATCGTATGAAAAATTGATCAAAAGCACGTCCAATGTCGAAGTGCCGGTGTCGTGGAACGTATGGTCAGGCGACTCTGGTGACGTAGCTTACGTACTCTTCGACGGAGTGCAAATGTACAAAGGTGATGCCGGCGTGAAAAAAGCAACTGTGAACGCGAGCAAAGGAGGCAAATACAACATGACCGTGAAACTTTGCAATGTTGACGGCTGTTCAACAAGCAGCGCGGTTCAGGTCACCATCGCCGACACCGATGGATCTCATTTAAAACCTTTGATTTATGACTACATTGAAAACAATAAACGTTTCGAGAAGCGTACCGATAAAATCATTGCTGCATATTTTGTAGAATGGGGCGTTTATCCTAGACAATTTCCCGTCGACAAGGTACCCGTTCCCAATTTGTCTCATCTGCTATATGGCTTTGTGCCAATTTGCGGCGGAGATGGTATCAACGACGCGTTAAAGTTGTCCCAGCCGGATAGTTATTTAGCTTTGCAACGTTCGTGCGCGGGCCGAGATAATTTTAAAGTTGCCATACACGATCCTTGGGCCGCTCTACAGAAACCACAAAAAGGAGTATCCTCTTGGAACGAACCGTACAAAGGAAACTTTGGTCAGTTGATGGCAACGAAACTGGCGTATCCTCATCTTAAAGTGCTACCTTCGATCGGCGGGTGGACTTTATCCGATCCGTTTTATCATATGCACGATCCGATCGTACGCCAAGTTTTCATCGATTCTGTGGAAGAGTTTTTGTTGACGTGGAAATTCTTTGACGGCGTTGACATAGACTGGGAGTTTCCGGGAGGCAAAGGTGCGAATCCGAACGTGGGCGATCCCGAACGCGATCGAGAAACGTATACGCTTTTACTTCAAGAGCTTCGTTTGCGATTGGACGCACTCGGCGTCAAAACTAACAGATACTACGCCCTAACTTCAGCTGTAAGTGCGGGTAACGACAAGATCGCCGTAGTAAATTACACCGAAGCGCAAAAGTACTTGGATGTAATATTTTTAATGACGTACGACTTTAAAGGCTCATGGAGCAACACGGAACTCGGACATCACACCGCTTTGTTTGCGCCAACTTGGCGTCCCGACGAACCCTATTGTGCCGACCGCGCCGTAGAACTAATGTTGAATCAAAACGTGCCCGCCGGCAAGATAGCGCTAGGTGTGGCCATGTACGGCCGCGGTTGGACAGGTGTGGTCAGCGACAATGACGACAATCCATTTTTGGGCGTCGCTACCGGCCCCGTGCCTGGCACGTGGGAAGCGGGTGTTGTAGATTATCGTCAAATATTGCACAATATTTCACAATATGATTACGAATACGACGACGTGGCCAAAGGCGCGTACGTGTACAATCGCGAAACCGGTAATCTAATCACGTACGACGATCCAAAGTCCGTTGCCGATAAAACAAAGTACGTGCTCGATCACGAGTTGGCCGGCGTGTTTGCGTGGGAGATCGACGCCGATAATGGGGATTTACTGAACGCCATCAACAAAGGACTGGGCGGAAAGCAGGCAGATTATCTATACACCAAGGATGAGCTGTAGCAACAACAAATAAAAGTCTTGTTCATGTTATTATGTTTTATTGTTTTTCACATTTTAGATTTAACATGAGGCGCGAAGATGTCGTCGTCGTTGTTGTCGTCGCATTCTAAACTATTATGCATTTTTTTTGATGATTGTGCGACGCTGAAACGTACGAGCTGTTATCTCCTGATGATAATTTCTTGATTACGACAAGTATAAAAGATATACTGTATCGATGTTAACACCAAAACAATAGTCGCGTTGCCGGAGAAAATGGATGTGGAGTTTGCCAAGAAGAAGCTGGCCAGGAAAATTAAAAAATGTATAAATATTTACTATGATGAAGACGATGACGAAGATCCAGAAGAGTATTGTTGCGTACGTTGTAATGTCAAAGAAATTCGAATTGCCACGAACAAATACTATATGAAAAAATTGTTGAGAACATGCGAACGGTGGTTTAAGAAACTGCATCGTGAAATTAAATGTCAAAAACAATTTGTCGAAACATTCGTCGCATCGTTACCTACCGACGTGTTTGTATACCTGGACGATATAGTTGTGGAAAAGGCTGATTATTGCTTTAATTGTGAAACGAAATGCAAGCGTTACCCCGGTGTAAACGGAGACGACCTTTACATTGACTATGGATTCATCTCGTTGGCCAGCTGCTTTTGTCACGTTTGCGGCAATGAAGTGTTGTTCTCGGAATATCACGACACGTTCTCTATAGTTCATTGTAAATGTGAAACCGATTTTGTCGTATTTGAAGGACTTCATGAATTCTACTGTCTCGGTTGCGGTAACGAAAAAAAAGATGACGACGACGACAGTGATGATGAGGAAGATGAAGAGGAAGAGAAAGAGAAAGAGAAAAAGGAAGATGAATAGAAAAAGGAAGAAAATGTTTTTGAAAAATTAATCATAGCTTTCTTTTGATGTAATGTTTAATGAAAAATAAAGAATATTAATAAAATGATAGTTTTAGTACTTTATCTTTGCTTTTAATGAAATTCTTTAATGAAATCCAACATTGATTTTAGTGTTTCATTTATTAAGTATGTTGGTGTTATTGATGTTAACTTTTGCCACGGTGGTCTATGGCCACGGCTATCTATCGTATCCCGCGGCTCGCCAGTACAAATGTTTTAGAGATAATCATTTTTGGTGGCCGGACAACGGCGACGAGATTCCGGATCCCGCTTGCAGGATCGCATACAAAAGCGTTTACGCAAAGTACAGAAGCATGGGCGAGTCGCACGGCGTCGCTGCCAACGCGGCACAGTACATGTTCCAACAGTATTACGAGTATGCGGCACTAGCCGGCCCCAACTACAACGACTTGGACTACGTAAAAAAACATGTCGTTCCGCATAAATTATGCGCCGGCGGTGCCGATGACCGCTTACATCCGTTTGGCGACAAGTCGGGTGTCGACGAACCGACACCTTTATGGCACGCCACCTCATTATTTCACAATTCCAAAGAAAAATACCAAAGCGGCCATCAAATGGTCATTCACTTTTGTCCCACCGCCGTGCACGAACCTAGCTATTTCGAAGTGTACGTGTCTCGGCCCGAATACAATTACACCACCGAACTGACTTGGAACGATCTAGAACTTATTGGAGGAGACGGTTCGCAGTTGATAAAGAACGACGGCAGCGACGATTCATGTACTGCCGACGAACTGTATACTATACCCGTTCGAGTTCCGTTTAGGTCACAAAAATTCGTAATCTTTGTTCGATGGCAGAGAAACGACGTCGCCGGCGAAGGTTTCTACAACTGCGCCGACGTAGAGTTTGACAAGTACAGCTTACGTCACCACCATAGTCATTAAAATTCCATTTGCGATTCGGCCATGTGCAGCTGTAGCAGAAACGATTGGTTGGGTCGAATTTCGCGTTTGTCCAAGACGAGCTGGTACGCTTCGGACAAACTGATTTCGCAATATTTCATAATGAAATACACCACTATGGTCGCGCTGCGAGATATACCCGCGTGACAATGAACATACACGTTTTTGCCTTCGTCCATTTTGCGCTTTATAAAATTGTACAATAAATCAAAGTATTGCATTATGTTTGCCGATTGATTGTCGTGAATGTACACGTATAGATAATCTTCTGGCAAAAGGCCAAGGTTTGTAACGTTAATCATCGAATCGTCCCAGATGCTGACGATGGCATTGATATTTTTATCTTGAACAAAAACCTTGAAATCGTCCCAGTTGTAAATTATTCCGCCCAGATATAAATTATTTAAAATTTGTGTCACGTTCACCAAGTTTCCGTTCGAGAGACGCAAAAAATTATTGTTGCTATCCGAAGAGTTGTCCATGGTGACGTAAGTTTCTTATATACTGGTTTCCGTTTGGCCAAGTATAAAATAAATTTTTGGGGTCACCTACTTACTGTGTTTGGTCATCTGTCACCATGAACGGTTGCTTTGGTGTCCTCATTTTATTTTTTGCGATATGTGGGTCGTCGGTTGTGAAATCGGCCAGGATTTTGGCCGTCTTCCCTACACCCTCTTTTAGTCATCATAGCGTGTACAAAGTGTATATTCAAGCACTGGTCGAAAAAGGACACGAAGTCGTAGTCGTCAAATCCACCAACAACGTAAACTACAAAGATATTAACGACAATTACGCCGACGACTATGAAGCGACACGCTACAACGTCACCGAAATTGATGCGACGTTATCGCAAGATTATTTCAAAAAACTCATGAAGAGGGCCCAAGTGTTTCGAAAGAGAGGTCTCGTCGCCGACAGCTACTCTGTCACCGCAGATAACTACATGGGAATCGTGCGCATGATGAGCGATCAATTTAAACTGCCTGCTGTGCAAAAATTTTTAAACAACAAAAAACAAAAATTCGATTTACTCATCACCGAAGCGTTCATCGATTACACGTTGGTGTACTCGCATCTATTCAACGATATACCCGTGATTCAAATCTCGTCGGGCTACGCTGTGGCTGAAAACTTTGAAACTATGGGCGCAAATACAAAAAGACTTTGTTGTCGAATACCTGTTTATCGTACGTATGGATAATTGTGTGTACATGTTTGATGATTTTTCAAACGTAAACGCGATGCTCGGAGAAGATAAGCAATGTCGAGTAATATTGTGTCGAATATCTAAATCGGCCGCTGCCGAACGAGCCCTGGTCGCCGCGTTGGCCGTGTCCAAGTGCCAAGAACGTGTTCTAATCAACAACAATGAATTGATTTTTCAACTGTCTTCAGATTTGGATGAATTTGAAAACGAGGTGCGAATAATATTTTCGTAATTTACAATGACTACTACTACTACGACGACAACTGGCCACTGTTGTTGCGCAATTAAAGTGTTTGCCAATGACGCTGAATTAGTTCCTGTCGCAAAATTTTACAATGCAGCCGAAAAGTTGATAACTTTAGACTATAATATATTTTTTAGTTGTAGTGAACTAAAAGTGATACTAGAATCATCGCAACGAGACAAATTTTTACAAGCCTTGTTTCAATGCGGCAATAAATACATGTGTATTGTGAATCGCTCTCGAGACAAGCCGATATTATTTGACGGCTTCGTGAATGAGTTCGAGGACGAGTGTAAAACTAAAAGTTTCAACGTTGGAAATCTCAAAGAGTTGAACGAATTGCACGGACTTTGTGTACGAGAAATGGCTCGTGCGATGGAATCTCCTACGGTTTTACATGTTTATGTAAACGAGGCTATAATCTCAGACCATCTTGCCAAACACGACCACGGCGCCGACTATGAGCAATTGTTGAATAAAATACGGGTAAACATAGATGGTGGCGGTATTGCCAATGTGATCGCACCTCCTCGATGTTCAAAAAAATTCAACAAAACCAAGTGGGCGCCGGTGTCGTGTAAAACGGGTAAACATTTACTTACAGCAATTTTAACTTTTAGGAAAATTATACACAATCAATGATTTATTTATATTTTATTTATTAGTCAAATAACGGCAATGTACATTCATCGTTAACATAAAACTTTTGTTTGTTAAATTGTAGCGTAGAAGATATTAAATTATTAGTTTTATTATTGTAATGTTTAATAATTGTAATTGTAATTACTGTGTTACAAGATACTCCTATGAAAATTAAAACTACAATGACTGTAATTGATATTAAAGAGACTTTTACAAATTTTACGTGTACGTTTGATTTACCATCCTTTTCAATCATAGTAAAATTTCCATGACGAAGTTCTGGCTCCTCAATCTTTGGTGTCGTCGTCGTCGTCGTAGTAGTTGATGATGGCACTGTAGTTGTTGTTGTCGTCGTCGCAGGTGTAAAAATGTATTGTTGATAGGTGGTAGTGTTTAAAGAAGAACGCGGCATCACTTTGGTTAAACAATACCTGTAGGGTTCGTGGCGAAATTGACGGATATACTTTTGAGTATTGTCGAATAGCCAAATGGGTGTTTCGTTGAACGCGTTGAGTAGGCCTCGAGTATGATTATTATACAATCTGTAAAAGCGCAGGAACAAATTTTTATTGAACATGGCAGCCAGATGAATAATGGTATTGTTGAGAGCGTCAACGGGTTTGGTCAAGTGTATGGCGGCTATGTGTTGTTCTTGTAAATTGGGTAAATGTTCGACGTAACTGCGAAGACTGCCCGTTACGTTGACCGCGGCTGGAGGGATGAACGTTTGGCATGCTAGCGCAATTTTTTCATACTTTTGCACCATTTGTTTGAGTTCGTAATTTGTCGCGGCCAAAGCCAAGATTGTTTCTTTACGAACGGGCATGTTCATCAACATTTGGCTCATGACTTCTTCGTTTCGACACGAAACGTTCGACTTGTACGAATAGTTATTGTCGATGTTAAAGTATTTGTCGACGATGCGCATGGGATCCGAACGATCGATCAACATTAGAGAAACGATAAACTTTATCAATCCTTTTTGTAAAAAGTCCAGATCCAGACTCGTGACTTCGTATCGGTTCAGTTTGATTATTCTTTGCGGATACACGATTGAATCGTTTTTAATGTTGTTTTCAATGTACAATCTTTGCGGTGTCAGGACGAACATACAATCGTCAAATCTAACCGTGATTACGTTGTGACACTTTTCAAAGGCCACGTTCGAAATCATTTTCAAGTAGTTGTTTTGAACCATATCCTTGACGCGCAATTGATTCTTTCTGTCGAGATAGATACATTCTTCGTATTTGTTTAGTTTGAAAATTTTAAACTCATGCTCGAGCGCATCGTTTGTCGGAATCGAATAGTTGTCGGTCAAGATTGCGTTCCTCAATAATTGTGGATGTTTTTCGAAAAGAAACGATACGAGAGCACTGCCCATGGGATAGAGCATGTCGTCGTTGTAGTTTGATCGGACAATGTCGTCGATGGTTTTGTGTTGATAGTTACGCATATTGAAATAGTTTCGCCAGTAGCATTGTTCGTAACCGAAGCGATTAGCCGTACCTTCGATGAACCATCGAGATTCTTTTATATTTTTCATGTTGACCATACGATTCGTTGTGTACATCAAACAATGAAACAGTTCATGATTGAAAGCATGAGGAACAATGTCTTCTTTGACAAAATAAACGGCGGCCGTGGGTTTGTTATTTCTGAACAGGGTGATGCCTCCGTTTTTAATGCTGGGCGTGATCAATAGTCCCATTCGATTGTATTCGCTACGATTCGCGTACACGTACATGTCCACGTTAAACATTTCATGTATAAACGACACGTTTAAAAAATTGTAGAATCGTTTAAAGTTATCGTACACGATCTTGCTCTGTTCTTGCATCTTGTTGAGCACGTTTAAATCTTGAATATTGTGGTGTAGCGTAATTTTTACAATGCCACTGTAAATGGTGGTAGTTTGCGGGAACTCGGTTATTTCGACCGTTTCGTACAATGTATCGAATTTTTTTCGTTCATAATCCTGCAGCTTGGACACGTAATGAACGTAAGCAGCTTGTTTCACGTGCTGTTTAGACATTTTATTCAACGGATACTGCAATGCGACATTGATGACACGTATGGTCGCGTCGTCGATCTCCGTCTTGTAGTATTTTGAAAATTTTCTATATTTTCTCATAGCAGCGTACATCTTCAATATTGCGTCGAGTTTCGTCGGCGACCATATAACAAAATTGTTGTAGAAATGTTGAAACGTCGCCCAGCTATCTTTGAAACGTAGAATAGTTTCGACGTAATAATATCCAATTTCGGTGCCGATCTCGTAAAGTCTATCGCCTAGTATTTGCATGTCGTACGATATATTTTCGTTGACAATCACAAAATTTTTCAAATGTTTCACCACGGTAAAGATCATGGGTTCCGAAGGAATTTTATGACGAAGATAATCTTGAATCAACGTAATCCAATCAATGAAACGGCGCAATCCGGTCACTCTGGTAAAGTTAAATTTTTCCATTTTGAATTTGGCCAATATTTCGTTTCCATTGCAAGGGTGGTGGTTGACGATAGAAATAGAGGTAGTAGTGGTTCGATTATTTTTACCACTACAACTTTCAAAGTAATCTTGAACATTGCACTTTATTGAATTTATTAAAATCACAGCGATGAAAATTGATACGACGGCGAAACGCATGGTTGGTACGTTATGAATACATAAAAATCATCGACGATGCAGTATTTTATAGCAAAATTTTATATAAGCACCATTGAATATTTATTGATTATTTGATGTGCTAAATTATAATGTCGGTGAATAAATTCGCTTTAACAACAATTAATATGTACGACAAGATCGAGCACCTGACGCGTGCGCTGAACGACTTGCAAGACTTTGTCGATAGTCACGTAACCGAACGCGATTATCTCGGTCTAGGGTATACGTCACGAGAAAAGTTTGTGAACGATGTCGTCGACGCTATACTATACATTCAGGTTCGTGAGAGTTTTATCAAATTATGTACGGACGACAATGAAAACTTTAACACTTTGACGTCGCGTCGACTAGTCAACATTGAACAGTACAAATGTAAAAATTGCGGTACGTTAAACAACTTTTGTTCCACGATCAACGATAATAAATACAACAACGACGAAGACAGCGACAACGACGAAAAACACAACAACGCTATTGTTAGCGACACGAACAACAATGCGTATCGTCGAAACGCTATGCTTTTCATATCAAAATGGACAATTTTCAAACTTTTGACCGAATTATTTTTATGGGCACGATGTTGGCTTTGGGGCTATTGTGAAAAACCATGGTACATTTTGTGGAGCAAAAAGAATAAATAATCATTGTTTGCGCGCATTTTCATAAGTACACCACCAGTCTTGTATCGTCTTTGATAATATACGCTCGTGTCAACAATCATGCAGCTCCACCAACAGCGACAGCAACAAAACGAAAGGATAACAATACTGGCGGAAAAAGAAAACAATCTACGCAATCAATACGACAATAAAGTACTGGCCGTTTTGAAAAAAGGACAATTTACGGACGCCGTAAAAAACGAATTGAAAATAATGGCAGCCGAACAGTTTGGCATCGAAGAACAGCTTTACAATCTTCGACACAACAACACCGACAATCGTCGAAGAGATTTTATTAATAATTTCAACGAACTAGTCGATTTTAACAACGAGCACATTGAACACATGTATAACAACGATGAAAACGATGATTTGCTCATTAAAAAGTACAACATTACCGAAAAACCAAAGGCTATTCAGGATGTGTTCAAGAAAAACAACAGGAAATTTATCAAAATTTTAAAACAATTTATCGATAAACGCAACGTTTACAGATCGAACGAAAACGTTGCCTTGTTGGAAGAATTGGTTTTGCTCAAGTGTAATCTAATTAAACATTTGTGTGTCATGGAAAAGTTGTGTAAATAAAACAACATCATTATAATGCTTTGTATTTTATTTAAAACCAATTGGTATGAATGCCACTATCTACAGAATCCGAGTCGCTAAAGTTGTCATATCCGTCGGTATCGTCGATATAATCTTCAATGTTCTTCAACTTGTTGTTATCCATAAAAAAGCGACTGATTTTGTCTTTTGTATGTTCCTTTATTATCTTTGGATAATCGACGACTATTCTAGTATCAAAATTGGGCAACGCGGTCAATACAAAAATTTTATTAAATTTGTCATTGTACATACATTCAAAAGTCTTTTCTATTAAAAGCGTTTTATCGGCATCCACTTGCAAAATTTCGCCTTCTTCAAATATTTCAATTTTATTAAAAACCCTTGTCACATTTTCAAAATGTTCACACACCATCATTGCGCCTTTTCTATTGACTATGCCCAAATATAAAAAAAATTGAACTTTTCTTAATTTTCTAATAATATTAACATTATCGTTTATGTCAAAAAGATAATTGGCTTTTAAAAACACTCTACAATACATCCGCTTTGTTGCTGGTGTTGTCGTCATCGTGGTTAAAAATCCAACTTTTAGGCGGCGACGGTAGCAGTAAACTTTGATGATCCAAACAAAAATTTACAGCAGATGTTGTTGGTATTGCAGTCGATGTTACTATAGGTTGATTATTTTTCGGCGTATCGTAATATAGTTCTTTTTTATCTTCAAGGTCGTAAGATAATTTTGATACTGACGTGGCGACAGATTTCGATTTCGCATTGTAATAAACATTGTGCAATTTCCACAAATTGTAACAATTCAACACCATCAACAACAAGATCATAAACTGCAATCGAAATCTATATTCTTTTATGAACGTCAACTCGTCATAGTAGTATTCAATACGGCAAGAAGCACAATAAATGTACTTGTCAACAGTGAAGCAGTTTTTGCCATAGATTGTGTTGTAGTCCAATCGCTCTATGCCGTTCCAGCACTTTGAATCTTTATCGTAGCTGCGAACTTCGACGTCTAGTATGGGTACGTGGCCGTATCTCACGATCCAGTTGTACGTGCAAAAGAACACCATTGTGGTCAACATGGCGTGAGAACACAGCAACGTCAGAATCATCAGTAGATAATCCGATTTGCGTAGTTTTTTCGTTAGTAAAACGCCCACACCGACGAGTATGAGATTGATACCGTAGACGAGCACAAAGCCGCTACAGTTAAAGACGGGCGTGTCGTTTTCATAATCGATGAGCAATGCGTACTGCCGAGCTTGAATTCCGGCCAATCCGAGAGATGTGAACACGATACCGACGGTGATGGTCACGATCGAGCGCGCAATACAACTAAGTGCCACCGTCATGTTTTTACTGTTACTGATCGTTTGTGTGATACTCTTTCTCTTTTTATTATGCAAACCCATGTACGACGCCCACGCTCAAATAAAAAAATCTCAAAAGGCGTACAATGAAACGGTCGATGAACGCATATATTACATGCAAAACGTTTTACAACGTAGAAGATTCGTGCCGTTGAGCGCGCTGCCAAATATTATTTTTAACACCAATCTCGGCACAATTAACGAGGGCGAACAAAAATGTCTTTCGGTGCCGATATACGTAGGTTTCGGCAACACGCCAAATTTCGACTGCGCCGCTTTGTGCGATAATCCGACAGCTTCCTACTTTTACGTTAATCAATATGATAAATTCGTGATAAACGGTCAAATGTTAACACAAGGCGGATACTGTACGACGAGCAGCGTTCCTAGAAACTGTAATCGAGAAACTAGCGTAGTGTTGCACAGTCTAAACCAATGGACGTGTATCGCCGAAGATCCTCGCTACTTCAGCGGACCTCAAAACATAAACCAAGTGGCGGGACGCCAGCACATTGATCGTATCGCACCGGGCCAAGCGAATCGCAACGTACTTTTCGATAGGCTGCTCGGCGTCGAAGTGGACGTGACTCGAAACACGTTCCGCAGCCATTGGGACGAAGAGATGCCCGACGGCAGCGGTCGTAGATTCGAAATGCGTTGTAACGCCCTCGACGATCATAACAATAGAATGTTCGTGAATCCTTTTAATCCCATCGAATGTTTACCCAACATTTGTACCAACGTCAACTTTGTGTCGCCGGACGTCAGGCCCAACTTTGAAACGGGCGAATGCGAGTGCGGCGACTTTGCCGTGACACGCGTCCGCCACGTCGATCCCAACGATCGTACATCGCTGTGCGCCGCCGTCACGGACACTTACGACGAGAGAACGCGATCTTTGCAGTATCGCGTAGAATGTATGAACATGGACATGCCTGTGGAAAAATATAGACGAAACATGCTCTGGTGTCCGTCCAACATTTTCACCACCAACACGGACAACGCATTCCTTTTCACTGTACCCGGATCGTTTCCCACGTCGGGTAACGGTTTAGACGAACCCACATGGCGTTTCATGATGGAGGTTCAGAGTAGAATAGATTTCGGCCAAATTCGAGCTTCGCCGCCCGTCTAACTCTAAGAGTCTATAAAATGTATAATATATTGTTGATTGTCTTGTTGATCTTTATCATTCTAATAGTCTACAACAACATTACTCTTTTACAATACGTTCAACAAGACTATATTCCGGTTCTGACGAGATTCGACAATACACATGTGCCGTTGATCGAACCACCTACCGAAATCGTCATCGAAGGAAACACGCATGAATGCCACAAAACGCTCACGCCGTGCTCGACTCACATGGACTGCGATGTGTGTCGAGAAGGTTTAGCCAATTGCCAGTACTTTGAAAACAAAACCATCATCACCATCACCGACGAAGACAACGTGGAACGCCAGTTCACAATCGAACCGGGCGAATCGTATTGTATGGCTCTTGACCGCGAACGCGCTAGATCCTGCAATCCCAACACGGGCGTTTGGATTCTCGCCCAAAGTCCTGTAGGTTTCTCTTTACTCTGCAGCTGCCTGACGCCCGGTCTAGTCACACAGCTCAGTCTATATCACGATTGCGATATACCGATAGGATGTCAACCGCACGGCAATATCATCAGCATCAACGAAAGACCTATGCGTTGCTCGTGCGAAGTCGGCTATGTCGCTGACTTTAACACCGAAACACAAACTCCCTACTGTAGAACAAGACGCATACGCGATGTCATACAAAATCCTGACTTTTTCCCATTGGCGCCGTGCTCTTGGCCATACATACCCATCGAACATCCCGGTCTCGACCCTGCCTACTTACAATCGACAAACGCAAGAAACGCGTGCGTCATCGATCCATGCACCGTAGACCCCATCACCGGACAACAGGTCGTGGGTTGGCTGGTGACGCGGTATCTCAACGATGAAGACAAAGATACTCAGTTTTTCTGTAATTGTTCAGCGGGACACAATCTGTTCGGCGTGTACAATGACCAACCGAACATGATTAGGCCGAGCGCCGAGAAACTCGTTAACGCTTGCATTCAACCTTTCAACGTACACGTTGCTCAATTGCCCGCCATCGAGTACAAATGGTTTTGGGGACAGAGAAATCTATACACGTCCGACGATGACGTGGTCGCCACTGTGAGACCCGACCAAATCAGTTCGCCGAGATACCGTCGCATGCTTTTCACATATCTCACACCTCACCCGTTTTTCCCCGAAAGTGTCAACTTTATGGTGATGAAATTCTCTACCGCCTACACTCCCATATTCAACGAAGCAGATAGAAACTATCATAATTTGTTTACGCATTACTATGAACTAAACCATCGGAGCGCTACGTGCTTCTATCCGGGTTTCGGTAGATGTGTCGTTCACGATCACACAAATTGTATTCGACGGTTCGGCAGTGTTCAAGTGGGCACGGCGGAAAATTTAAAAGGCACCCAATGTTATTTAAGTCGAGACCGATGGTGGATTCGAATCTGGTACAAGCCGCAAGTGTACACCAACAGACGATATGCTGTGGCGTTGTACGTGAACGGTCTTTTCTTCGTTATCAACACAAGAGACTTTAGAACGGTTCGTTTTGTGAGCGCCACCGATCTTTTGATCAATCAAAACGACCTCAACAATTCTCTAATCACTCTACTCAACACGTACCACCACATATCGGTGGTTTGAAGAAAACATGGACAATGTCACCGAAGCATTATTACTGGCCAAACAATATGAAAAACGTCAATTGTACACGAAATCCATGGCTTGTTACAATTTGGCCATACATTTTTTAGTGTTGCTTAAACGCAAAAGATTGCAAGAAATAGTTTTACGAATGATTGACGATAAAATTCTACATTGTGTCAGAGAACGGAAGAAAATCAATGAATTAAACAAACAAATCATTTTAAAAAAGTATATATTAATCGATGATAATGATGTATATTAAACGTACGACATACAATATCTTAGAATAGTTTGATGGAAAAACATAAAAGGATGAATGTTTATAGTGATATTCTTTGCAGCCACCAGCTTTGAAACGACAGTTTCGACATGTTCCGTGCGATCGTCGTCCAGAGTGCGAATACTAAATTCTTCGTCGTGGTAATAAAAATTCTTTGGTATGGCTCCTTCCTTTGTTTTATTCACCTTCGACGAATCCAAGTAAACAACATCAGGAACTTCGTTTGTAATTTCGTGTTTCATACGATCGACTATTGTGGCGTTGACGACAACGCTATTATTGAGATTCTTCGTTGACGACAATTCTGATGAATTGGTCAGAATGATTACATCAGAATTATTCATTATTTCATCATACATTTCGTCTATGATCATCGACATGTCTGGTATTTTTTTAACCGTAGACGACGACGAACCTTCTTCAAGTTTTTGTAGTTTTTTAACACGAGGAGGATTCTTGCACGTCTTTGGAGGCATGTACGTCAACTTTTTACTACTGTACGATTTACATCTTTTAAAATGTCTCGTCGAGTTTTTGAGAAACATGTGCGCCGACTCAAAATCGTCCAACAGCTTTTCCTTCTTCAACAGCAAGACGCGGTGCGTTTTACCGGCAGCGTCTATGGCCAGATATGCGGTGCGGTTGTTTTCAAATTGTTTAATTAAAAAACGATTACGAAAACTGTCGTAGTATTCGTTCCACAAACATTCAAAAGTGGGCGTTTTCGAGGAAAATACATATCCGCACTCGTTTATACATAAAAAACTACAGTGTGCAGATGACCGTAATAAAATCTTGCGATTGGGTTGAGCGATGCGATGAAACACGGTGTCGTTGGAGTTTTCAAGTTTCGTTCCGTCAATGTCGCCCACGAGATTCATACGTAGCAGATAATGATTAAAATATAATACAATATTATTCTGCGTTCCGGTAAGAGTGTCGTTGATCGACAACAATGTTGGCGATGATGTCTTCGACGATGTTGATGTAGAGTTTTTGTTGGAATCGGTAGTATTTTTCTTCACCACCGCCACCACAGAATCATTATTCTTTGCCGTCGTATCGATGGCTAGTCCACTTGCGATGGTTGCGACCAGAAGCAAAATTGAAATTACTTTAACGAACATGATAATGCCGTGATGTTCGGTTACGACGAACTAACGATGAAACTACAAATGCTTGCCTTTTTATACTAACCATCAAGGTTAGTCGGTGCGCAATTAACCGCAAACACTTGACGTCAGTGTTGTACTTACTTAATTAAAACTTTAATTTAAAATCAATAATAGGTCGTATAAAGGTCGATTCAATTGCTATTTACATATCATTGAACGACGAGTATCGGTTCTCCAAGGTGGTGGATAATGGAGCGTTTTGAATTAATTTCGGACCAACTGAGCTGGAACAAATGTTTTGCTGATAAATTCGCCGCCTGCTACTACATCGATCCTCGAAGAGCGTCCATGAAAACGATGGCCTTGTTCAGGTTGGCGTCGTTTTTCATCGCCGCCGCACTCATCGTCGCCGCCATTTACGAAGCGTCGAACCGAAACGATTTCATGTTATACTACACCCATTGGTCATTACTGGCGCTGATGATAATGTGTTTTTCCGGATCGTTAACCTCAATATTCATCATGCAACAAACGTACGGCAACATTATTTATATTCCAAAGCATGCTGTAGTGTTTCGCACGTTGTACAACATTGCTTGTACGGCAAACATTGTATCGACTATAGGATACTTTGTGATAACGTTCACCTATCCGAACGCGACCAAAAAAGTAATCAATCACGTTATACATTCGGCAAACACGTTGTTGGTTTTGATGGAAGTGATCGTAAACGCCGTACCCATGAGATTGTTTCACGTGTACCAGCCGTTGTTGTATACCTTGGCATATGCGACGTTTGCATATCTGTACCACCATTACACCGGTCGAGCTATATACAAATGTTTGGAATGGGAAGACCAACGCGAACTGACAAAACTAACAATAGGTTTCATCATATTAATGTTTGTAGTGTACATGTTTTTGTATGTAATTAGTTTTATTAAAAACAAAATGTTAAAATTGTAATCTCAACAACAAACACAAAATTTCAAATTGTATAATCTCATTTATTTTAACATTAAATAATATTTACAATAATCTTTGTGTTTTATTGGTCTGGTGTCGTCGTTGATTTGTTCGTCGCAGCAAAAGGTTCTCAAAGCACCGTGATCGGTACAGTAGACGCCGTGATCGGCCAGCTTTACGTCGATTCCGTTGTTTATTAACGATTGTTGTCTCTTATTGTGGCTGATGTAATTTTTGTTTGAGATTGTCGACATTTTTTTAATACTACTATCGCCACATTGCTTGTTTCTATCGATAATTTCCGATATCGGCGCTTCAATGTCAAACGGTAGATCGCAATAGATACATTTCAATTCGCCAAACTCGTACACCAACCCGCTTTCGGCCAATTGTTGTGCGTCAGACAAACTAAAGTGATTTGTCAAAGTTTTCAATCTATTCTGTTCAGACTTGTAGAGTAATCGATGTCTATTCTTTTGTACGTATCTTTCGAACAATCGTTTTTCAATTTGATATTCTTTGATGTAAAACGTTTCGTTTCTGAGCACGGGCAGGATAACGTACGAATTGTAAAATTTGACCACGTACACACACAACGGCGCGTTCATGACGTACATCTGTCTTTGCATTTGACGGTAATGAGGATCGGTTTGTTCGACGGCGAATAAAAAGTCACCATGCTTGTTCACCGACAACGCCGTGTGTTTGACTCGATAACGATCGTTACGATTGCCGAAAGTTTTACGCATTTCCTCGAAATTGGTCTCTTTGTACGTGTGTGGACATTTAATTTCCAACGGCACAAATACTTCTTTGGCGTCATCGCCAGTCGTCGTTTTAACCACAAAGTACGCATCGGGCGAAGCGGAAAACAATCCAAACTCGGACATGAACATTCCGCAGTTGAGAACTTGGTCGACGACCTTGCCGCCTATGGTGGTTTCGATGACGTTGATGACTTGTTGTATGAGAAACTTGTCGTTTTTTAATAGTTTCTCTTGACGCAAGCCGTAAGACATGGCCGACGATTGAGGCACCGACGTCGCATAGCTACAATTTCCAGAAGCTGTTTGTCGATCCAAACGCAGCATGTTCCATAGCGGATTGAGAGATTGTTCTCTAGTAGCGTGTTCGACAAACAGGATGTCGTTTCGAGACAGCCTAAACTTGGGCGATTGAAGCGTCGACACATAATTATTATACGAATATTTATCTATAATTTCCATTTGACTTTTCGTCAATTTACGTGTTTCCATCATGATGTTTAATTATCAAGTGTGATTTTATTCGCACCCTTACACCATACGATCTTTGCTTTCAACAAAACACTTCACCGAAAGCAAAGATTGATAGGATGACGCAATATTAAATCATTGCTAAAAATAGCACTATTGCGTCATTCAATACGATCTTTGCTTTCAACGAAACACTTTGCCGAAAGCAAAGATCACATTGTTAACTGCGCAATAAAGTCTTCAATCTTTGCTTTCGGTGAAGTGTTTCGCGGAAAGCAAACATCATCGAACCATGATATCATCGACTGACGCAATAGTTATTTTTAGCAATGACATCAGCACACAATGTTTGCTTTCAGCGAAACACTTCACCGAAAGCAAAGATTGTATACAAATGATAAAATTATTGTGCAATAAAGTCTTCAATGTTTGCTTTCGGCAAAGTGTTTCGCTGAAAGCAAAGATTGCGATTATTGCGCTATAATTTCATCATTCTATGGCGTCATCCTATTGAAGTTTGCTTTCGGCAAAGTGTTTCGCGGAAAGCAAACATTGTGTGTTTAATCAATATATTTTGTCATCAAATAATCTAAACATTGAGTATTGATCATGCATTGTAGACTATCACCGTCGCTGTTGTTGGCTAGAAAACCTAAAACAAAATTTAGCACTCGTTGTTTGTTGAAAATCATCCTTTCCAGTTGTATTATCCTGTCGAACGCATACACTATGGTTTTAAACGCTGCGTTCTTCTGTACAACACTTGTCCTAACATAAGAAAAACACAGGGCATAGAACATTTGTTGTGCATTAGACTTGGACGTATCTATCAAGTTGTTGATATTTAAGATCACGTCAAGCAATTGATTTGGATTTTTCAACTTGATAAAATTCATCATGGAACATTTACAGAATCGTTTGTTAAAACACAGAGCAATCCCTTACATTTCTAAAAAGTTTCTCAACGATCGGTTGACCGATCTAGTGCTGCGTAATGCCGATAAAACGTTTCATCGAAGAATCTTGCCGGCAACGGTTCGAGCGCTCGACACGTTGAGTGTGATCAAAGGAGGTGCTGCCATAGCCGTTCATTTGAACAACAACACGCCTACCCATCTATCCGATCTCGATCTGGAAGTGTACGTCGACGACGAGAATGTTACCATTGAAAATTTATCATCGTACGTGTCGTTGGAACGAGTCGAACAAGAACTCAAGACGATCTGTGAAAACTATTACGACAACATCGACCAAGCGCTGGCCACGATCAACATTAACCGATTGATGAACAACACGTATGCGCGTGATAAAATGTTCATCTTTAAATCGTACATCAACGAAGCCATCGAATTTGTTCCCGATCACGTTCGTTTCTGCCTCAACCACGCGCAGCCGTTCAAGAGCACCGTGTCTATCGTGAACGATGATTATTTCCTCGTTCGATACTCGTTCAACGTGCACATGAAAAGCTTTACATCGATCAGATTGCACAAGGAAAACAACCACATCACCAATCTACAATTCTTTCCTTTGGACGTGTTCTTTTTAGACGTGAGCGTCAAACGTTCTCCCGCTTCTTTTGTTAACATGTACTCGTTGGGTAATATCTTTGGCGTTGACGTGTATATAGAAAACATTAAATATCTCATCGCTGATCAACTCGAATGTATATTGTTTAACATTTTCAACTTTTACTGGAACAAAGTTGAATCGAGGATCGATAGAGTTGGCAATCTTTTAAACGCACAAACCGATTACTTTATACCCACCAATCATGAAATTGAACGTTACGAAAAGATTGTCAAACAAACACATCAACGATTCACAGCTCGTGATGTTAAACCATTGTTGTACGCTTTAGGACCGCTCGGTCCTCAAGCCATCATTGAATTGTATTTTTTAAATCGTTTCGACAACAACATCAAATACATTACTCATCAGGTCAATTTTCCCTATCATGTTTGGGAACAGGATTACTATTCTAAATGTTGGAAACAATTTTTGTACATTTTAAACAATCTTTATAATCTTAAATACAATGTTGAAATTTAACAATTGTTGTTTTATTATTCACAATAAGCTTCCTTTATACTATCGGGAACGGTCCATGGTACAGAGTCGTTTTCAAAGTACAGCATGTTGATGTGAACGGCTACGCTTCTAATGTCTCCGGTTGGCGACAATACGTGCAGAACCACATGTCCCGTCGGATAATAGTCCACCGATTCTGGCACGTAGTATCCGTCGTTGATGCGAACTTTAAATTGCTCAGGTATAAGCAGGTTCATCAAACGATCATTTTCGCTGTCGAATATGTATTTTTCGTCGACGTCGAACAATTCAATTTTTACATCGTGCATTCCATTGTCGAGTAGAGTTTGAGAGAATTGTATGTTTGAAGTGTCTTTGTCGAAAGATGCCACCGCGGGATAAGCCATTGTGGTCGCGACTGCTTATTTTAACAGCCGAATAATTAATAAAAATTTTTTGAAAAAAAAAAACTTTATTCAATATATTCAACAATAACCTTAGGATTATGTATGTTATGCTCGAATATTAGTTTTGAATTTAACAACATGATTATTTCCTCGTAATAAAAAGCAATTGGTCTGTTGGTTACTTCCAAAAACTTCCTAATCGTCATACCATAACTCAAACAGCTATTATAATTGTCGTTCCAAACGTCATACACTTTCTTGAACGCAATGGGATTTAAAAATTGTTTCATTTCTTCCAGTCTTTTCTTTAACGCAGTCAAAGCTTCGTTCTTGAGCATCGATTGAATGTTTCTCTTCATTTCATTGGAAACTTTAATGTTATTGGTAACGTTAAAGTAATACTGTTGCAGTAATTTTGTATCCGGACAAACTTCAATAAACGAATTCTTCTTCTTGAGACACGTTTGATACTCTTTCAACGCCGCTACAAAATTCAAATGATCCACATACATTATCGGAGAAATTGTAAACATCATCCTATTCAAGCGTCTCTCTTCGTCATCGTCTTCGTTTAAAAAAACTCTATTAAACTTTTTATCCGTTACTTTTACATCGAAACCATACGGATACACATTGTTCTGCAAATAAAACTCTTTGTAAAACACATACAAAACTTTGGAATTTTCCTCCCATTCAATGTCTTCAACGTATCGCAGCAGATACTCGACAATATTTTTTTTGATACGGTCCAAAAATCCCGAATAATAAAATATATTCCAAATCTTGTGGTAGTTTAACATCTCCAAGTTTAACGTCTTTAAACGCCATACTCCTTCGTTCCAAACTTCGGGCAGAGTTCTATGATCTACGTCACAGATTTTTATTCCGTAATCAAGAACGCAGTTAATCTTACTCTCGATGCTAGAGTCTCCTTCGAGAATTGCAGCCACCGTTTTGTTTGCGTTATGTAATCTCAACATCCAATCGGTAAAAAAATTATTTTGTATATTTTTATATCTTCTATGTCGTTGAACAGCATCGAACACAGGATCCAGTTTGCGTAAACGATCCAAATTGAAAGAAAAATTGTAATATTTTTCAACAAATTCTTCAAACTTGAACAGCGCCAACAGATCAACCACTTCGTCGGCCATGTACCCGATCGAACCGACCCAATACTCGCTGGTCCACCATGCGTACTTGTAACTTGGCGAAACGTTCATTGTAGTCTCTTCTTCGGCGACACAATACATTACAATCTTGACTTCAGTACTTTATATACATTATGCACTGGCGTACGTGACCATTTATCAATAGATTAATTGATTAAATTGTGTTATCAAGGCGTACGTGACTTGTTTATCTATAAATGAAGTGCATACGTGACTGATAAACTTTCAGGAAAGTATATATAACGTCGCCGATGCTAAAACATTAATCATTCATCATAGCTGTGCATCATGGAACCCTCTACTTCCACTGCAACCAAACGCCGCAACGAAGACACCGACAACAACGGCAGCAAGTCAAAGATTCTCATGGTCGAGAACCAACATTGGGTGAATATTACATCTAAACCGTTTGAAGCTATCAACTTGATTTGGTACAATATGAATATCAAAGATAAAATAAAAATGTTGGCCGTCATCAACAAGGAATCAGAGTTTGACGTTTTGCTGCGACTGACTAAACCGACTGCGTTTGCCGTGACCAGCTTGGGTAACGACACCAACTTTGCCGTTTTTAACGACGCAATAGCCATGACTATTACGCCGTTCAAAGACACGAGTTATGATCAAATATATCGAACTTATTGCGGTATCGTCGACATTAGCCATGATGAAAGATATTACTTGTATCCATTTGAAAAATTTTACGACATCGACACTACTGACTATGTCGAAGGCAAAGCGGACACTTCGAAAGCCATCGAAGTTAACAATTCCTACTCGGTCTACGAATATACACGCATGGTGATCGATGGAAAAATGTACGACACTTATGAAGAAATCAAGATGCCGCCCGTCGAAATTACACACTGTAACTGTTTGGTAAAAACCAAGATCGTTTTTGAGAGTTCAAAGAGAAGAAACATGAAGCCAAAGATAAATCATACGTTTCCCAACAACGATCGACCAATAATCAATCCGTCGCCCAGCGAATATTTACTATTGAGCAATTATTACGCTGATGATATTATATATGTTAAATACTTGGATAATCCTTTGATTGAAAATGTAATAAAGTTTTAAAAATGTGTATGTGTTTATTTTTTATTTAAAGGAGGTTGCAGAATACCCAATATTGTTTCGAGTAAATCTAGAATGTTGTTGACGGTTTGTTGTAGTTCGGCAATAATGTTTCCTAAATTCAAACCGTTAATAGCTTGCAGTAAATTGTTTAGTGTGGCGTTAATGTTTGTAACGCTAGATGAAAGATTGTTCAATACGGCATTGATTCCCGTCAATTCGTTGCGCAATTGTTCGGACAATTGGTTTATGGCATTGAGTAAATTGTTGGACAAAGCAGTGAGGCGCGTATCTATTTCCGCCAGCAATCTGTTAAAATCGCCGGTGATGTCACCCAAACCTTCAACGGCCTCTAGTATTTGTGCTACTTGAGCACCGATGGTGCTTTGTTGTAAACGTATAGCGTTCAAAAGATTGGACAATTCGAGATGTTGGTTAGCGTTGTTGACGGTGAGTTGGTTGAGGTTGGTGGCGATGAGATCGTTTTGACGCGCTATGCGTTCCAATAGCTCAGTATGATGGTTATGATGATGGTGGTGATGATGATGAGGACAGCATCTGGAAGATCGACGTCTAGAACGCGATCGAGAACGCGATCTACGACGTCGAGGGCTCGGCGATCTTCGACTCGGCGACCTGCGACGGGGACTGGGCGAGCGACGTCGCGGTGACACGGATTTGCGTCGAGGCGAGCACGAGCGGTGGCGACGACGTTCTTCGTACACTTCGGCGACGAACAACGTCATCAAATAATCGGAAACTTGAGAATTGACGCGATTGCACAGATTGCCCAGTCCGTATAAATCTACAAACACCTTGTTACCGTCATGAGAACAATGGTTAGGACAACGAAAATCGACCCAACATTTTTTGTGTCGAGGCGCAATACTTTGCAAAGTGGACGCGGGCAATCTTAAAAGGTGAAGTACGTCATCGGCGCTGACCCACAAAACGCAGAATTGGTCAAAGTACACCGAGACGTTTATATCTTGACATTTTTTTGTAATCAACGACATTATATTGTAACAAAAAGTAAATTTTTGTTAAAAGACTTACTAACAGCCAAAATAAATAAAATCACATATATAAAGTTTTAAAATCGTTTATTGTTGACGAAAGTTATACATTTCAACAAGATTGTAAATTCTATCCAACAACAATTCCACGTCCTCGTACTGGTCCACGATTTTCATGTCGTGTTCGTCGTTGTCGTCGTTGTGATTGATAAAATTTAAAAAATCCACAGGTTCATTTTCATGCGTCACTGCGCTCTTGCAAACCGCCAGACAATCGCCGTTGATACACATGACGGCGTCGACGACGTCAAAGTGTCGCAAAATTTTATAATACACGTCCTTCTGATCCAGGTTTAGGTGGTTGTGAATTGAAATGACAAAGTTTACCAATTTCATTCTTGTAAAACAGAAAACAATAAACAGGCTCGGGCTTTTTTCTATATATGATCAGTTCAAAGTAGTACAATACAGAATCGTTAACGTGTTTCAAGTCGGTTTTAAACTTTAACCATTTAGCTATCCTGTTGGCCGCTATTGAAACTTGAACTTTTTTCCTAATGTTAAATCCACCGGTTAATTCGCGTCGTAACAATTGCCTACACAACAAACTATCGATTCGTTCGCGCGACAACATTGTTGAATGACCGCGAAACAGTACTGCTTTTCGTTTAAATACACGCAATAAATTAGATTATTAAGAACTGTAGCCAATAATACCGCAGGCAATGCGAGCTCCCGAATTACCTGTCGTTTTACTGAGAACGTGACCGCCCACACCCAAATCGTCACGATCCGCATGAATCACTAGACTGCGACCTATAATACTATTTTCGCCGAAAAGGGTCATTACGTTGTCGATCTTGTCTATTTCAGTTAAACTGTTTGACTTTTTCGCTTCAATGTTACCTAAATCGCCGACGTGACGCTCTATCGAATTGGGTGCGCCATGATTGCGACCAAAAGGATTGAAATGTTCGCCGGCGGACGTACATCCGTTACTGGTGTCGCCGAATTCGTGCACGTGAAATCCATGAAGACCTTTGGTTAAATTTACGACATAGCCTTTTATGTACAAAAGATGATTGGGCGATTGTTGTTCGAATATTACTTGACCATGAACGACGTCGTCGCTTGATAGTATACAAATGGCCTTCATTATTATGGTTTGCCTTAACAATGATGCGCGCTGTCATTATTCGCACATACTAAGCAAGATGAATAATAATGCCTTCATCGTCGATATACGGAATCGTCGTGGCACTAGTCGTATTGTTCATCGTATGTTTTTATATAATGGGAACGATTCAAACTTTAAACGACAGAGAAACCCATGAAATCGTCAAAGCAAACGTCAATCCTCAAACCGCCATGGACATTGTGTTCGATCGTAACGGTGTCGTGGATTGTAACAGCACTAGACTCCCTTGCATCTCCGATCAACAGTGCCAAGATAATTGTTTGATTCAAACCGCAATCGGCGGGATAGCGTGTAACAACGGGTTTTGCGGCACCAGGGACGCTTCTTTCACCGGCAGACCTGACGATTTCGAATGTGATCCTAAACTGGGTCTGATCAAAGCGTATGTGGCGAGCGAGTTTGTCGTCGATCAAATGTGCATCAGCACGTACCGAGACATTGTGGACGACTTGGGCGAACCGAGACCGTATCTCTGCGACAATGGCGTTCTGGACATTGATTTAATTAGTAAACAATTTTCCGCCGCCGATTGTACTTGTTCCAGCGGATACACTAAAATGTTATTTAACCAAACCGCGTTGGCTAGATCCATTCCAGTGTGTATTCCGAACCGATCGAGAAACGTATTTAGCAAAATTTACGAAGTGTTGCAATAAAATGTTGTCGCACGATATAATATGTTATGCTTGCGAAAAGCACACCAACAAAAAGTACAACAAGATCCTCGTCGAGTTTGTTAATAATCATGCAAACACCAACATTTGTACACTGATGGATCGGATACTGCTGGCGTTCGAAGTGGACGTCGTGTACGAGATTGTTGAAAATGTAAAATCCATCATTTGGGCCGTCGTGAAGATTGTGTATGCGCGCAATCGAAATTTACCATCGTTTCAACATCACCTGCCGTTTATAAGTTTTGCTGCCACCCTCATCCCGCAGATTGTAAACTCAAAGGATCTATACAATTTTTCCAAATCGTTATACAAACGTTTCTGCGTGTACGAGATGAAAGAAAACTACGGCACTTTCGACGACGTAATAGCAATTTTAAAAAAATTAGATTCTTTATGTACAGTAATAGAATAAAGTATTATTATTATAGCTGTATACTTGTCTTTTATTTGTTGTGTGTTATATTGAATTCAATAAGTAAGCTATACAATATGAATTTGCAACAAGATAACGAGTCGCTTATATCACAATACACATCTGTTCAAAAGCGAATAATCAACACTTTAAAATTGATCGTTGATTATAAAAATAACAATGACGACATTGAAACCTTGCACGATTACAAAGAATATATTAAAGAAAACAACAACTATCTTCAAACTTTACGCATTGTAAAGATGAACTTGGAAAACATTAACGATGGCAACTCGAAAAGAATAATTGAAAATTTAGAAGACGACGAGAAAACATTGATAGGCGTCAACGATCTGTTGCATAGAAAAATTCGAAATGCGTCATCTGCGACGTTGCCTTCTTCGTTTGTACCCAACGTAATCCAACAGTATAACGTCATCGACAAATTGAACGATTTGGTCGACAAGGTGGGTTTTTTCGAGTTTAGAAATACACCTTACGCGGCCGAATTGGAACGACTGATGAACGTTAACGTGTTTCAAATTCGACTACACAACAGGGTAAATTTGAATCGTTTAGATTGCGCAGCAATCATACTACAAGCGCTCATCAAAGAGAATAATAGATCAATTGATTTTTCAAAGTTTGTCCACGGCGACAGTCCGTTGATGTTGGAAAAGTTAAAATGTCTATTGTATTACGTGTTTGAAGTGTGCAAGTTTATGGTGGAGAACGATGAAGTGGCGCTCACGACGCCAATCTCTATACATCATTACATCATAGACCCTAAAACTATATCTTTGGGCGACAACTATACAAACATCAACATTGACAACGTATTTGTCGACAAGTTTGCGCCGTACAATAAATACGAAGCGGCAGAGGTGGAGGAATCTACTACGTACACGATTCTCTATATCAACGGCAACATAAACGATCGCATGTTCGACGAATACGCTACCCATCAAGACGTTTGGTACATGAAATGTCCCGAACTGTATGTTTTACCTCATTTTATCAAAGATAAACTTGGCGAAAACGAATCGTACATCATACACAACGTGAAACAATATAACATTCTCACTAACCAATCGTACAACACGAAACGCGTCCACGACGCTGAAATGTACAACAAACCGCTGCCGATGCAAAACTTTTTAATTTACGAATCGTGCGATTACAAAACGTACACGGACATTGATCAATCCGACATCAAGCATCTGGATAGGGAAATTGCTAAACTGATGTCGGGCATCCACTACGAACAGGCCACTTCTAGTAATACGTCATTAATATTCCGTTCGGGCCCGCACAACTGTCACGACAATAGGACGTTTCAATTTTTAATCGAAGTTCTAGTGTGTTCCAACGAGGGCAGTAAATTGTATTATTGCGCATCAAACTTTGAACAACAAAACGAACTCAACGACACGTTAGAATGTATCCAAAACTACACAGTATCACAACTATACAACAAGCTGGCCAATTATAATTTCAACACGACAGGACCGATGAATTTTTATCGTAGTAGATAGTAGTAAGTGATCGGTCGTTGAAATGGAGTCGATCAATATTGATGATTTTGCCCGGCAGCTGATAGCCGACAAATGTAGCTCGCTCATCGAATCTTCAGACATGTTACCCTTCAACAATCTGGCAATGTTAAAAACGGTCCGCGACGAGTACTTTAAAAATCCAACGGCAAAAAACTATGAAAACCTAAAAAAGATATTCACGCACACCAAATACTTTGACGACTCCATCGACTACAAAGACTTTAGTAGACGTATTCTGTTAATAGCCATCAAGTTTGGTTTAAACAAAAGTAAAGAACACTTTCAATCGTATAAAGGTATACTCGAAGTCGCCATCAAACGTCTCGACACGATCAATCCCGATTTACGCAGTTCTAAAAGGGCTCTGTTGCAACACTACCACGAATGTTTGGAAAACTTTGACAGCCCACGCAAAGATGAACACCATCTCATCACGTTCGCCAAGGAAATAGCCACGAAAATCTTCATCGATACCATCGACTTGTACAACTACAACAACAAGAGTCCCATCGATTTCAACGAAACCGGCACCAAATCTATAGAGGCTCCTTCAAAAATAACTCCGCTACTCGAAACTGCTATTGCAGAGAATAGAAAACGAAAGCTGCCAAAAACGCCCGACTATAAAATAGCTACGCCTTTGTTTCAATTGTAATAAAAGACATTCTGGTATATTATACACATTGTTTTATTATTCATTATTTACAAAGTAATCTTCATCATTGTAAAAGTTAATGTTACAATTATTAGCAAAATAACTATCGCTAGGTAAAGTACCATTTACGTCATCGCCGCAGAAGAAAGAATTTTTTCGATCCAGTTCGATGCCGTATTTCGCCAACAAATAATCAATGCTGCCAGTCATCGGCTTTCGATACTTGTCGTTCTTCGAAGCTATCATCACGATCATCGGCAAACCCAGTATTTCACAAATGCTTCTAATTTTATGCTCCACGTCTTGTACGGTGATTTTATTGAAACTTATGCCCAGTTGATTGGTGACAATAACAATAGTGTACTTGTTATTGATCAAATTCAAAAAAGTTTCATAAATGTTGCCGTACTTCCATTGCCAGTCGAAACGATCTCGCGGAAAAACATTGCCACTTTTAGTTACGATCAAAGTGTTGTCCAGATCAAAACCGGCAATCTTAATCTTGTTATTCACCTTGGGAAATTTAGGTAAACGACACTCGAAAACATACATCGAATCGTCGACAACGTACCAATTGTAAATTATTTTCATCAGGCATTGCTCAATTTCCGCTTGCTGCTGTGCGAGATCTTTTGAAAAGTCAATAACGTACTCGTACGCGTTGTAGTAACGAGTCATTTGTTCGAATCGTTCATTCTGCTTTTTCACATAGTCTTCGGTGATGAGATCGATGCCGTTGTTTCGTTTGCGCATCATTTTCACTACATGAGACTCGGTGCCGGGTTTTACGCGTAAAAACACCAGTTTCCAGTCATCGAAAAAATTCATTTTAGCGCTCTGTTCGAAAATTTTACACGAATCCTCAAGATTGATGTCTCTTCTGATCGCCTCGTACACCAAAGATTCCATCGGATGACGGTCGTAGACGTTCAACGTTTTATTGTCGACATCTCGATCGTCCGTCATCAATCTATGCGCTATCCAAAAGAGACTGCCCACACGGTGATCCATTTTGTACTCATCGTTAAACTCTTTGTAATCGCTCAGATGTACAGAAATGTTGTTGGATTTTTTGTCGAGCTTTTTCAACAAAGTGGTTTTAGTGGTGCAAGCCACTCCACCCAATGCTAAACGGTATGACATGTTTGCAAATTGTGTGTCGCATCAAGCGACAATATTGATTTTATACTCTGTTACAATTTCATTATCTCGAAACACCAAGGGTAACGATTCGTTACCCTTGCTCTTTCGTCGAAAACTACACCAGTTTCGTCGACATCAACACAGCTAAACAATCTTTGCTTTCGGTGAAGTGTTTCGCTGAAAGCAAACTTTGATAAAATGACGCAATAAAATGATAAAATTATTGTGCAATAAAGTCTTCAATGTTTGCTTTCGGCAAAGTGTTTCGCTGAAAGCAAAGATTGCGATTATTGCACAATGATTTAATTTTATTGCGTCATACAAAATTATTTTTTGGAATGATGTCAACGGTGCTCGATGTTAGCTTTCGTCAAAGTGTTTCGCTGAAAGCAAAGATTAGTGGAATGATGAAATCATTGTGCAATTGTTCGATGATGTTTGCTTTCCGCGAAACACTTTGCCGAAAGCAAACTTCAATAATAAAGATAACAAAATGGTATTTAACGGTCTCTTCGTTTGCGATCAACACACATCGGGATTGAAATGACAATCAAAATGAACACATTAAAATTCACAAAGTCGCCCAATGGCTACACGCCTCGTATGGCGACCGCGGGCGCTGCTGGATACGATCTTTACACGCCTGTCGATTTCATCATAAAACCCGGCCGTCAAATTATCATCGATACAGAAGTAAGCATACAATTGCCGGAAGGAACGTATGCGCAGATTGCAAGCCGATCCGGCAACGCCGTCAAATACGAAGTTGTAGTTTTGGCGGGCGTCATCGACAACGACTATCGCGGCTCCATCAAAGTTTTGCTGCGCAATTTGGGAAAGAAGAATCGACAGTTTCAACGAGGCGACAGAATTGCGCAGTTGATCATAAACAATTATTACAAGTTTTCGTGGGAACAGGTGGACGAATTGTGCGACACGGATCGCGGCGAACAAGGATTCGGATCGACCGGTCAATGATGTGTATATAAATATATGTATTGTTTGTGTTTTATCTTTAGTTTAAATCAGAATACACGATAAAAATGACGTTGTCTAAAGTTTTATTTGAACCCTGCAATCTTCAAACGTTGGCCTTTTCCAAAGTCGTATACAATAAAAAAATTAAACATAAATTTGAACAGTATCATTTGCCCGAATATTATAAAAAGTTTTTGTGGTTCAACTACATCAACTCGTACACGTTAACGTGTACAGGTCTTTTAGAATATGTGGATAAAACGCAAGATTTGAAAGGGGCTTTGGATTGTCTACTGAAGCACAACAATTATTGTCATGAAAAGGAAAAGTTCAACTGGAACATCAAAGCCGACTGCGATTTCTTCAATATTAACATTTTAGAAGAGTTTGACAATTTGATTAGTTGTAATGTAATGTACCTGTCGAAAACTAACATGTTAAAGTTTGTCATGTTGTATATGTATATTTTGTTGAATTTTGAACATTTTCTACCTCAATCTTTTTTTGTGTTCTATTACAATTTAACGGATTTGTGTTTCGAGTGTGATGTTGATAAAATGTTATTTCCAAATTTGATGACTTTATTCGTCGATCACGACGACATGATCTTGTGTATCAACAATTTAATAATGAATCCCATACATAGATGTAAAAAATGTAGCAATTTCTTGTTTAACATTGAATAAATATAGATAAATTATTAGTATAAATATACGTTGTTTTATTAAAAGTGTCCATAAGGTGAAAAGAAAATGTTTGCGTACGTTACGTTGGTCATGCTCGGAGACGAGTACGTTAAAGGCGCAAAGGTTTTAGCTAAAAGTCTTTTAGCGAGCAACACAACTCACGCTTTGGTGTGTATGGTAACGTGCGACGTCAGCGCTCAGGCTAGAAACGAACTCGCACAAATCTACGATCGTGTCGTCGATGTAGATTACATCGTTTACGAGTGTCCGTCGATGTTGACGAAAAGACAGAATCAAATGTACGGCAAATGGATCGACAAATCGTTTACGAAATGGCAATGTCTCAAATTGACCGACTATGAAAAAATCATATACCTAGACGCTGATCATTTGGTAGTGAAAAATATCGATCATTTGTTTAATCTAAAAGCGCCGGCGATATGTTTTACCGATGACAATTACGGATACTACGATCGTTTGCAGTTTGGAGACACCATTCCGCCGAATAGCGTAGCCACGTTCATGCGATACAATAAAATTTTATGTAAAGCCGGCACAGTGTTGTTCGAGCCCAACTTGACCTTGTATCACACCATCCTCAACTATCTAAACGCGTTCAACAAATACTTGACAAAGTCTCATTTTCACAACGGTTTCGATGAACAAGTTTTACTACAGGCGTTGATACATCTCGACATCCCAATCACGCAGTTGTCGATTCTGTACGCGTGGAATGCCGGATCCTATTATAGATTATGCAAGAAACAAGAACCTTACGTCATCAACTATTACGGCGATGTAAAACCGTGGCATTTCAACGATCGTTGTTGCATCGACTACATGGACGTGTACATTTGGAAATACTTTGAAAACATGAACATTGTAAAAAAGATTCAATAAAAATGCTTGTGTAACTATTAAAGTTTTTTATTCACTCACACATATAAGATATCAATACAATGTGGTGGTTGTACGTGTTTATGATTGTACTTTTCATTATATTCGTAGTCATCATAATGTGGCAAACGAACATTGTTATTGTAGATTTAGAAACACAAAATTACTTGAAGGATCTTGAATATTACAATTATTACAATTATTATTATAACAATGACAACGAAGAAGAAGAACAAAACTATGACGACGATCGAAATGATTTAGACGACTTTGAAAAACACTACATCGACACGTTGCCTTTGAAATTTTTACAAAAGGCAGAGAAAATATCGAAACCCAGTCGGCAATTTAGCTACGACGACAACATCTTTATCGGCCTCGATCCTTGGACACGTGTCGCCGATTTCGGTACACTTCTTCATACTCTCATCGGTTACGGTGTTCGTTTCCGAGACGTCGACGATCCGCTGTATCTCAATTTCGATCTTGCCGAACAATTGTACCAAGCCATGTACACCATTTACGACCATTTACCCATTCCGGCGCCGACGCAACAAGCGCCATGGGGCAATCCTGCCGATTGGTATCACTTCAGCATAACTATGCCCGAGTGTTTCCAACACGTTTGTATAGTGTTGCGTGGATTCTTTGATTTGACACAGCTCACAGAATCGTTGTTGTACTACTATTTGCCTTCGCCGACTCATTCCATGGGCTGGCAACGTACGGCCGGCAACGCCATACGCATGTGTTTACCGTACACGTACGGACAACTATTGCGAGGTTATTACTTGAACGAAATAGCAAAAGAACAACAAGTCAAGTACGTGATAGATTTAATACATTTTTCACTCGTCAAATCCGGCAACGGCGTACACTACGACTACGTTTATTTCGATCACATTGACGTCAGAGCATATGGTTATTTGATCAACAGCTATTTCACATTCAGCTATTATAACTATCTTTTCGGCGAAAACACGGTCAATTTAGACAACGTCAATAGATCGCTCATGCTCATCAGTAACTATCGCGGTTTTGCTAATCCCGCTCTCATATCTCGCACCGGTTCGACTCATTCCGAAGTGTTGGCTCACTTTATTGAATATCCCAACGGCGTCGTCGCCGCAGACTTTAATAAAATTTTGACCGTCAGAAACAAACTCTATTTCGGATCGTTGGTAGGACAAACTTTTAACGTTGCCTATTACGAAGCGGATACGACGAATAGTTTACACGCTCCATTGTGGGCGATGACGCGCAAAATCTGGTCGAACCAAAGCCGCGCTCTTCGCTATAGAAACTTGGGTTTGGAATCGGGCATTCTGCTCACGACCAACTTGAACGGTGTCGTCGACGTGCCGTCCACTAGCACCAGCACCAGTAGTTTCTATCCTACCATTGCGTATACCGCTATCGCTATCACGAACACGGCCGGAGTCATGATCATGCATGTTCGTTTCGAAGAGTTGAATATCGAGTTTCATAGTTACACACTGTATCATCGAAACGGCATGTTCCATCTTTACGATAGAATAAAAAGTCTTCAAACTATCGCCAATAACGCAAGATGCGTAGTTCTTACGCGAGACACCACTTTTGAACCTAAATGGATTACATCATCAAACATTCTGCATGCAAACGGCGTCGTCGCCAAGCACCATAATATCATCAACAATAGTAGTTTGTCCAATTTCGATGTGAGGACTTTTGACAATTTAGATTTACAAACGGCCGAACAAATAATCAGCGCTGACGCAATCAACAACGGCGTTGGCGTGGCGTGTTTCAGTTTATTGGCTCAAGAAACGTTCAATGCGGACAACACGATAATAGAACGCGTCTTCGACACCGACATATTTATCATCACCACCGATAATAATAACATTAGCTGCGTAATTGATTTTCCGATTGTGGTGCTCAAAGATGATGAAACTCGTCAATTAACTATCAACGACGCCACAAACGCTTCGAAAACTACGCATCATTTAAGTTTCGATAAAATCATTCGACCCCTGTCTTTGTTGTCGTTGTCGGTGGACAATTTAAAAATATCTTCTTCGGATATGGTTCGCGATCATGATCAATTCACTCTTTTCGACGTTCATGGTAACCAATTTAAATTTACGTTTACGTAGGTGCCGGAGGAGCGAGAACCGACGTCGGTATCTGCGCCGTTTTTTGAGGTCGGTTAAGATCGATCACGGCGGGTGCGGTTCGCGCGCGCAGATCCAAATTGGCCAAAAATGTTCGTTGTCGTTCCAATTTTTGCGCAGTAGAAATTTCCATACTCTTGTTGATGCTAACCACGAGAATTATGAACAACAATAGTATTACAAAGACCACAATACAACATATGACCAGTAAAAAGTCTCTGAGAAACGATTGATTGCGCGACACCAATTGTTCTAGCTGATCCTGATTCAGCACCGAGGACGCGGTGTTGGTTTCGAAAAAACGAGCGTTGCGCCTCATGTCGTCGTCCTGTGCTGGCTAGGTGCTCTTAAAAAAAGTAATTGTATCTGGCCGCCGCTACAATTAGATTGTCTATACGTGTCGCTTCGTATAGTTTGTCGCGCATCGTGTTCAAATGAAACGGCGTATTGATGTCGGAGTAGTCGAAAGCTACGGGATTGTCTTCGACCATGTTGTTGGGCACCGGCCCGAAAGAAGTGATTGCGTAGCTGTCGTTTTTGCAATAGAGACGAACTTTTCGTTCGCGGTCCAAACTGTTTAGTTTCACGATTATATCGGGTACGATCAAGTAGGGCAATACCAAAACTTGAAACATGTTGATAAAGTTTACAATAGTCTGTGACGAATCCGGCACCAATAGTAGTTGTTGAGCGCGTTTGATAAACTGCAAATTTGGAATGTTAACGTACGGACAGTGTACGCTTCTGTCGCCCTTGATCAATCTCCTGACCAATTCGTTTTTGAGTTCGACGTAAATGTCTTGCACGTCGGCGTCGGACATCTCAAACGCGAATCGAGCAGGCGTTTTACGATACTCGAAAATAGTCAGTATACGCTTCACGTTAAGTTGTCGCACCTTTTTAGGAGTTTCGCGCAAAAAGCATATGAGAAAGTTGTTTTGTGTGTCATCGGTCATGACGTTGAACTTTGCCAACGGAGTTTCACCAGCAATGGGAGTATAATCGCGTATCGTTTTTGATAGTATCTGTATAGGACACATGGGCGTGTTCGAGTCGACTACCATTGTTTTACAGTAGAACAGACTGTCGGTGAGCAGTACGCTGAAAACGCACGTTTCTCCGACGCCCACTTCGGTGATGGGAAATATGGGATTCCAGTAGACGATGGTGGCGGAGGCGTTTTTTGTAGGTGCGCGACTCTCCACCTTTTCCGACCATTCGTGCCTTTGTACCATTACCGAGCTAAACTCTGAGGAAAAAGTTTTGTCTACAAATTGAATATCTTCCTCGGTGGGCACGTACACGATCAGATTGCGTACATAGGCACCGCCGAGGTCTTTTTGCGGATGAACGCGATTGTAAGGAAAAGCAAAGTAACGATCGCTGATGTAGACACAAATATTAAACGGGCACGTCATCTTTCAATCGGTGCACTTTAACTACGCTCAATAACGTTTCTGGTATATAATTGTATTGGTAGTACAACAGCTCTTTCAACTGAAATTTATTTATTCTTAGTGTTAACAAAACAATTATAGCCACGACGAATATCACGACGAGCAACAGCACATACACGATCATGCTAGAATATCTGACGTGGAAACGACCATCAACTTAATGACATTGTCCACGGGTCCGACGTATACGCGATTTTGATTGAATCGATACTGAATTCTGTTGTATTCTTTTTGCACGACCGTGTCGTACACGTGCAGGACATTGATAATTTTTTGGTTTTGATACGGCGTCGTCGGCGACGACAGCAGTTGATCTAGAAATTGTCGATAGAACCACAAAAAGTTGTATCTTATCATGAACAAGCCTACACGATCGACGTCGTTGGTCAACGAAGTCAAACTGCTGCGTAGATAGTTGAAATTGCGCGCACTATTGATGAAATAGTTTGCGGATCGCGCAATGAACCACAATACTTTGGTGATGAGAGCATCGCTCGATCCGTAATACGCTAGCGGTTCGAGCAACTTGTAAAAGTACACATTTTCATTGATCACGGTCAAATTCATTTTGTTAATGTTCGTTATGGTGGAGTTGTAATTTTGAGCGCTCACTTTGACATCGCTCAACCCGTTCGTAGGACACGTGAGCAACGAAGAAGGCACGTCGACCGGCACCACGGTTACAATTTGCATAATCAACTTTGGCACAATGGTGTTGGATTGATATCTTTGTTTCACGTTGTCGATAAAAGCCTCATCGGAAACCATATTGCTTGTTGTCGACGAAGACGAAGACGAAGACATTGTACCCGGAGTCGTTTGATCGGGCACTCTTTTAGATTTAGAAACATTTGGAAGAGGAGCACGCATTTTTCGTTTACGACGCATAGTTTGCGTCATTTGCTGGTAATCTTCTTCGTCGGTGCTACTGACAGCGACGGCAGCGACATTACCGGACGAAGGAGCAGTAAATTTAATGGGTCTATGTTCAGAGTAACGATTTAATAAATTTTTTACAACATTATTGGTGATTTGATTGAACTCTTGAGGATTGATGTTGATTTCTAACGTGTAAGCTTGTTTTTTGGCGACAAGGTCCAGTATGCTCACTACGGCCGCTCTCACAGTAGGCGGCAGAGATTCCAACAGTTCAGGATTGTTGCGTACACGTTCGGCGTAATAGTTGACATCGGTAACTACGCAGTTGACCGGTCCGTATTTTTTGTAAATTTTTATAAATCTTTGCAAATCATCGTTGAGGTCACAATCTACAGAGTCGAGTTCGATGCCGTCTTTGAAATAATCTTCGTATACGTCGTTTTGAATGAGCTTTTCGAAATCAAACAACGATTGTTTCGTCAACGATTGTAGACTGTTGGAGTCGAGCAATTGTTTTGTCAAACTTTTAATTTTAACCATGTTCATTTCTAGATCATCGTTGCCGTTGGTGTCGTTTTCACTGTCGTCTTCTGAATTCGATTCGCTATCAACGTCGTCATCGTCGTTTTCGTCGTCGTTACGTTCTATCAAAACTGTCGTGTCCGATGAACCTATCGATCTCGCAGAAGGAGGAGGAAAAGACGAAGTGGACGGTTGAGGCAACGTGTCTTCGTTGGTCGATTCGAGAATCTGACGCAAGTTGTCGATGACGTTGTCTAATGCGTACTTGGCGATGCCGATCGATGAAGATTCCGCGTTTTTAACGCGCAACATGAAATTTTTAATCGTTTCGCGCTGATTAGGATGAATCTTGAGCAAATATTTACTCAACAATCTAGCATATTGATATTTTATTTCGAAAGTGTTTCTTTCTATAGTGTTTTCAATGTTGCCGCCTCGGTTCATATTGTCGATAATATAAGTAGCAAAGTAAAACGTGTAACACAATGAATCCTGTTGAATACACGTTGAGGTTCAACAAATTTGACGTGTTTATAAATGTTAAATTTAAAGTAAACTTGAGTGTGGATGAAATTGATTCCTTAGCGTTCTTATACTCCAAATACTTTAATCAAAGTGACAATGTGCGCGTTAAGGGTTTAACTTTTTTCAATGAATTCAACAAATGTGTTGAATTTGTAAAAGCAAACTTTGAAAGCAAGCAAGAAAACAACGACGTCAAAAAGATCTTTTCCATATTTTTTAAAGATGAATTCATGAGTCAGGTGCCCAAATTCAGAGACATTTTAAATTATCTACAAAAATACTTTAAACCGATACAAAAACCTAACGTGCCCGCCATTTCGGCGCTATGCAACAATTGTTCCGTCAACACCATCGCCTGCTTACAATGTAAAATCAACTATTTGTCGGAGAGCATCACCACCTTCGATACGGGCATTCAAGACGGCTGGGATATATTCTTACGTCCCATGTTCGGTCTACCGCTGCTACTCACCGTACTACTAAAGACCGAGTTTAACGAAGAGTTTCAAGTCGACGATCTAATCACAAATTCGTTTTCGCAATTCCTATACAATCTGCTGTGCGATAAAGCGACCGCCAATTTTGTCGACCACAAGGCGTGCGCACCAATCATCAAACAATGCCAGCGCGTCACGGTCTCGTTGCGCGATCATGATCTAGAACGTTTGCTGTGTATGTTACGCAACAATAATTCGTGCGACTCGAAACTCTTTATGCCGTTCAAAGTGTTTATTGTCGAACTGGCGAGAAAGACAAAAATCAAGCCGGTCAAGATCAACAAAATGGCTTCGGTAGTGTTTACCGGCTTTTATCTACGGCAATATTTAGAAGCGGCTCCGAACAAAACTCGCACCGCCGCCGAACTCGAACTGCGCAACGTTTGCAGGTTCATTTTGAACAAATACACCGATGATCAGTTGGAATACTTTATTAGGAAGCTAGAAAACATAAAAATCGATCTGTTTAAGGAATCGATGGAACAGTACATTGTGTCCGAAAACTTTATAAGACATTTAGTTTACAAATACAAACTAGACGAAGAACTCAAAGTGCTGCTAGAAGAAAATGTCGACACGTCGCCGTTACAATAGATCCGACGACACGGACGACGACGAAGATATCAACGCTAATCAACTGTTGCAAAACCTCAACGAAACACACACGGTCGCCGATTTGATCCTCAACGACACGGACCACCAGAAACGCGTCGCCATCGGCGCCATGAGCAGACACTCGGCCATCGCCAAGACCATCCTCGACAACATCGACGAAGACGAATCATTGCGTCTCGGCACAGTGAACACTATTAACGTGTTAAAGTTAATGTCTGATATTTACGATAATAAAATACCCATTGTTAACAATCAATAAGTGAGTATCTTAACCAGTCAAAATGAGTTCTGTTATGCTTTTTCTTGAGATCGAAAGGATCAAAAATAAAATCGATAGTGAAATGAACATGGCCATATGGCCAAAATTTTTTCCTTTGCTCGCCGATCCCGACAGCCACATTAACCTATCGCTCAGCGAATTTCAACAGTTTCTAGTGACGGTCGCGCAAATGGCGCGCACCGCTCAGATCGAGAATAACGCTGCGTTAGCGAGCGCCGCTCGAGACAACACATTGAGCGGTGTCGCCGAACAACCGCCGCCGCCTCCTTCTACTTCACAGTCAAGAAACATTCTCAACTTGTTCGGCGGCGGCGGAGGCGTGTCTCGACGAAAAGACATTAATGCGTCCGACGCCGTCAATCTTGCCACGTTCCGTAAAAACTGTCAAAAACTCATCAAACACTATACGTTGAGCAACACTTCGTCGTCAGAGTTTAGAGTGGCGGACATTGTTTCGTGTATGGTTTATCTTGCAAAATCGCCCAAATTCAGACCCCTGTACTCTCTTTTGGAATTGTCCATGACCGACGAGTACGATTGTATACCCAGCTACACCGCCGACGAAATGCATCATATTGTCGACCTGATCAAAAGTCTTCTAGATATGCCCACGTCTTTGATCGATTTCGGCAGCGTAAAACTGCTAAAGAGCACGTTCAACAAGGCCATGAACTATCCCATCACTAGATTCGCTCGAGTCATACTCTTACCGACCGCTTCGTTGGCCAGCGACAAACGCTGTACGATCGAGGAATTGTTAGTAGAAAGAGGACAAGAAATCAATAAACTCGAACCTCAACAGTATTTGAATTCGAGCGAAGGCACCAAAATTCCCTATTGCGACGACGAAAACTTTATTAACGATCTGCTGAAATTGATTGACGATTTCAATTTGCACCGTATGTTTTACAACGCAGCAAACTCAATCTTTTACACGACCATGGAAAACTACGCGGTGGCCAATTGTAAATTCAGCGTAGACGACTACAACAACATATTCAAAGTTATGGATAATTTAAGAGAGTATCAAACTCAATGCGGCAGCAGCACACTGATCAATTCCAAAGATAAGATAGATTCTCTCAACATATTTTTAGGAAGCGGCGAATACTCGTCGTCCGGCACTTCATCAAAACGTAAAAAATATTAATTATTATAAGGTAGAAATATAAAACTCGAGTGTGTTGTATTGCATAGTCAAAGTTTAATATACAAAAAGAATGTATCGTCGCGCATCCACCGGTCGGCGTCGTAGTAGTAGACGTAGATCAAGTCATCGTCGCAGCAGCAGCGGCGGCGGTTATCGTAGAAGAAGCAGCAGCGGTCACAGACGGCGCAGCAGCAGGCGCAGATCGAGCCACCGCAGACGCTCCAGCGGCTATCACCGAAGACCCGGCAGGCCGCGTCGTCGTTCCGGAGGATACAGGCGTCGTCATTATTAGTTAACCGTGACGATGCGGTTACACTTTTGACAATATTTAACAAACGAAACGGCTTCGTCCCCGGCCCGCATCTGTTTCTCGACAACGACAAATTTATGTTCGCACTCTTTTAGCGAAAGGCCGTTCAACGACGGCAAACCGATTGTGTATTTTGTATGTTGTAAATAAATTATATCGTCAGTGAGAATGTTTCTTTTTGTGAACATACGTTTCTTCCTCATACACTTGCTGTTGTTTGCTTCAGCAATCTTTTTTTTTAGCAAAATGGTCTTCCAATTGATCGAGTACTTGAATAGGATATTGTCGATCGGTTCTTTTTTTAGCTTTGGTGGTTTACTGTCAAATTTTTTACTTTTAATGACGTTGACGTAGTTTTTGATTTGATCGAGGCGACGAACCAACAATTCGCACGGACACTTTTCCGGCAAGCTGTCGCGTTGAATGTACTCGAAAATCTCCGTGTATAATTTGAAATCGTTGATAGTGTTGATGAACAGTTTATGAATACAATCCTCGGAAAGACGTATTTGTTTGCGTTCGCGTTCCACATTGCTGACGGCCGGTATATAAGCATACAACGAATGAAACAAATGTCCCGTGTGGACAAAATTAAACGTTTTATTCTTCACATTGGCCGAGTAGTTGGTTACTAGAAAGTCGATCAGTTCCTTGTACGCTTTTCGACGACGGAATTCTTTAAAGATTAAAAATAAACTGTAACAATCATGCTGACTTGGACCGTTCTGCAGCGTCGAGACGTCTTCTTGCGCCGACACATTCTTGTGTTGGCCGAAAGCGCCGACTTGGCATGCGTTAGCTTTAGACATTTGAAAATGTTTGAATTCGTAATCTTTGCTTTTGACGCGAAACAACGTATCGACACACGAGACTATATGGTGCAGATTATAAAATGTGCCGACAACATGACCGACATACGATCAAACTTGAAACTGGCGTATAAAACGTCCGCGTTAGGACACGTGTATGTTATTAATGAAAAGATTCCAATGTACGGGTTTCTTAAAGAATGGTACTTGCAAAACTATCTCGAAGTTTATCAAATTAAATACGACAAGTACGTGTGGGAAATACCGCACGTTATCGTCTTTGATCTCGACAACACGCTCATCAGCGACGAAGAACACGTGCAGATCCGCGACGAATTCGTTTATGAAAGTTTGACGGAGCTAAAGAACAAGGGCTGTGTTTTGGTGCTATGGTCTTACGGAAATAGGGAGCACGTCACGCATTCCATGAACGAAACCGATCTCAACGGTTATTTCGACATTGTAATATGCGGCGGTCAAAGATTAACCGATCTGCGAAGTCGCGTCATCGTCGACAACAGTTCCGACATGGTGTTTGTAGAGAAACCTTTTTACTTGGACGTCGACCTCACCAACGATCGCCTGCCGAAATCTCCTAGAATCGTTTTATACTACCTCCGCAAGATTGGAGTCAACTACAACAAAACTTTGACGCTCGTCGACGATCTCAAAGATAACAATTATTCGTACGACTATTTTTTGAATGTCAGCCGATGTATTGAACCTCGTCGTGATTGGGAAAAGTATCATCATCAGTTGATTGCAAACATTGACGATTACGAAAGTAATCATTTATTGTAAGCAAATTTACAATGATTAAAACAATATTTGTTATATTAATAGTGATTATTGTGATAACAATATTAATGGTTTTTTATTTACAAAATTTAAAAAATGAAATAAACGAAGCACGATACTTGCCAAATTACAATTACAACGATATATTTTATGATCGTGAAACTGGCAAAACGTACAATTGTCCTCGATCGTGTCCCGTTTTTAGCTTTAAGAAACAAAAATGTGTTAGAGGCAATCTTCAAGCTTACAACGTTTGTCCGTCTAATAAATTCGGTAACATCCGACACAAGTATAGATGTGATGTGTTTGTATTTTGTGCACAAAATTCATCGAATGTGGTATATTTATGCTCAGAAACAACGTGTTTTGATAATGAGCAAGGTATGTGTGTGCCATGTCCTTCAAAAAACTGTAGCTCAAACGATAGCATTGAATGTACAGATTGTTGTGAAATAAAAGACGAAAATTAAACACATTTTTTTATTATCAACATTTTTTGTATAGCAGTCTTGAATCTTTCCGCATCTTCAGAATCGGTAAAGCTCAGCGATCGTGATTTTTTTTTCAATGATTCTTCCGAAAATTCATTTTTCAAACTTTGCGTAACGTTTGTCCAATCCAACATCGGATTAGGCCGTTTCGATTCTACGATAATTTCATAATTGTAAAATTTACGTTTCAACTTTTGCGCTCTAACGTACTTTTGTTGGCCCACGATCACTTCAAAATCATTGTTGTTTTTAGCTATACAAATCATGGGCATCTTTGTATCGTCGGCAGGATACTGAACCACTCTTTCGGAAACATCGTCCAACTTGTCGAGTAGTTTATTGATTTGCTTGTCTTTTTGTAACATTATTTCGTTAGTTTTGGATACGGTGTCCTGCAACTTGGTGTACATGTTGTTGACGTTGTTCAATAACTTTTCGATCATGGCATTTTTATGCTCGGTCACTTTGCTCAATTGTACAATCAAATTTTGAACTTGTTCATCCTTGTTTTTCATTTGTACTTGAAAATGTTTGACGATTTCTTTTTCTTCGGTCAGCGCCGCCTGCGGTGAATATTTGCCGGTACACAAAACTTGCGGTATCACTTCTTCGAACATCCATTCTTGCAACTCGACCGCGTACGACAATTTGCTTTTCATAATCAACTGAATGACGCCGCTCTTGTTGATCATTATCGTTTGCGGGTGTACGTAGAGAACGTTGGGACATGGTAGCAAATTGTTAATTTTTAGTAATCTCGCGTTGACTATGACCGATGGCATCAATGTTTTAATGTCGCCAAACGCAATCTTGTACTTGTCGTCCACGTGATCGATAATGGCTTTTTTAGTGTTTTCATATTTTAACATTGTAGCGATATCTTTGCCGACGAAAAACACCTCGTCGTTGTCGCCGATCACATATCGCAACTCGATTTCTTCGTCGCCAAATTTAAACAAGTTTATTTTAACAGAGGCCATGTCTGCTGTACGAATACCTTCAAAATGAAATGAAACACAATTTTCACATTGTAAAATAATTATATTTTTCTGTATATCTTTAAATATCTTACACTTTCATAGGATTTACAATTATCATAGTCAAAATCGTTGTTAATGTCGGCAAAGTGTTCGAGAAACCCCGCTAAAAATTGAAACATTTCATACTTGTAAAAGGGTACATTTTCGCTTCTGTCGATTATCGGATTGATGCGTAGATTCTTGTCCAAGTCGTCTTCGTTAAATATCACGTCCCTCTGCACAAACTTGTACGGTATCGCGTCCAACAACCGATAGTTTCTTGGATTGAGCCGAATCGTTTTGTCGAAAGCATCGCATACGACGAATAAATTATACCCGTTGTCGTTGAAGCACCGATAGAACACTCGATCCGGCAAACTGCACGCAATAATGTTCTTGTCTTCCCAACAATAGTAATTGTGTAGTCTCTTGTACAATAGCGCTTCCATTGTAACGTTTCTCTTAGTCGTCGATGATTGTACAACGTTTAATAATGAACAAGTTTATATACTTTATTTTATCTGTACATATCCGAAATATATCAGATAATTGATGATATCGAGTATACTGTACGCAATCTCGTCGACCGTGAGCACTATACGTGCGTCGCTAATATTGTTTTTTAACGTTAAAAAGTGTTCGAGAATCACTAAACTGTTAATGTTCGTACAGACCGTGTTGTATATGCCCGAGTCGTTGATGGATTCAATGTCGTTTTTCGTGAATCGAACCAGAGAAAACTCGCGCGGACAAAACACACTCGACGATTCCAAATAATAGAAGAGCGTTCCGTCGAGATTGTACAACAATACATTTTCGGGTTTAATGACAAACAAACGTTCTATTCGATCGGGCGGCACCGACAAGTCGTATACTTCTATATACGCTCCAAACTGTAAAGTGTTCTTGTGGTCATTTATTAATTTTAATACTTGAGTTCGATAAGGATTTAAATAGAGAAGCGCAATCAAAAATATTAGTAGACACATAATGGCGACTGCGGAGATAAGTGTTGACATTATATTCGATGAAATTTACAATGATATCGATCAACAAAAATTGTACCAAGTCGACACGCTCAACAACGCCGATAACGTGATTCTAGTCAATAGCGTGTCTCAAAAGACCAAGACCATCGATACGTACGATAATTTTGTAAAGCTTCTCACCTTAATGACCAACACGCAAACGGACACAAACGACCGAGTCGTGTGTTCCAAAGATCACGAAGGCGTCGCCATAAAACCGCACGATTGGTGCGCGCGTCAGAACATCTTTCGCATGTTTGTGCGCCCGTTTATCGACGCCGAAAACTATAGTCGTGTCAAGGATCAGATATGTTTCAAAAAATTCATATCGAGCAACTTTCCCGGATACGCCAACAAGTGCGTCAAGTCGGGAGACTATTATTATTGGCCCAACATGGCCGTCATATACTGCGGCTGGAACATTTATCTAAAGAAACAGTTCAACATCAACATGGACTGTTCCATACCGTTGATCAACAATCGTCGTTTGGGCAACGTGAACCTGTTCATCAACAATCCCGAAGATTTCCTTAATGTCGAACTGAGCCTCGTGACTAGCGACAACCGAACGCTGTTTGTCAACGGCCGCTCAATTTTTACCGAAGACGACGACGATTTGTTCATTATCACCATGGACGACGATACCGAATCGAAATGTAAAATCAAGCCGGAACTCGTGTATAGCAACAAAAATTTTTTTGACTACATAAAAGATGACATCAGCCTCAAGAATTGCGTCACCGCCGACGATTACAAAGATATCTTGTACATTGACCTCAAAAGTTTACGCGTGTTTGAAGATAAAATCATGCCTAGTAACGCTATCGTTACCAAGGAAAAATTAAAAGTATTTCACAACATCACGCCATCCAGCGAAAACATAAAGATGATGCAACAATGTATATCGGATTGCGTCACCCTGATCAAGGAAAAAATGATCGAGGTGATGTCACACACGGATCAGGCGGACGCCAGCGTTCTCAGAAATTATTTTATCAAAAGCGACTTTGTCAACTTTGATTACATTATTATCGTTTTGTGGAGAACGATCTCGAAGAATGAAGACATGAACTTGACCAAGACCGATTTGAAATTATACTTTGAGTTGCTATGCGAAACTATCTTTGGCGAAAAGGGCCCCGCTTACGACATGGCCAAAGAGAGATGCGAACCGTATTGTTTGCTAACGCCGAAAATATTTTTGAGATTGTGCAATCATTGGACCATGTTCACCAACGAAAATCCTTGCGTAACTTTGGCCTTTTATTACGCCATACATTTTTTGATTTATTGCAAGCATGGCAACTGGGAATACACGTACGAGAACGCCAAAACGTGCGGCACGATCCCCGAAGTGCTATGTGCCGGTTTTTTCAAAAAGATTGTGTCGTCGGGCAACATGACGTTTGTCTTCAACGGCAAACATTACGTTTCGGTGCGCAAAGATGACGACCTGTACAAACTTACGGAAAATTGCACGAGCATCACGATGCCCAGTATCAAGTTTAACAATTGGAAATACATGTACTTCACCGACGAAGGCGTCTACAATCTTTTCATTAACGATTTTCACAGCGGTTGTCCGTTTTTGATGGGCAATACTCTGGTCAAATCTTTAACGCACAAAAACGAGAAAATCTATCTGCCTCAAACGGTCATCCAATACATGCTGGACACGGGCAAGGTTGAGATTGAAATTTACAAGATTTACCACATGGCCAAAGTGTGTCGTGAAATCAAAAATGTCAAAAACAACATGACTTCAATATTGGCGTTTAACAATTGCGCGTCATGCAAGTTTGAAGAACAAAAAACTCTCAACGATTTGTACAGAGAAATTTGGGCGTACAATCATGACGAACTCATAATCACCGGCGTCTATCTCAACGACATTAAAATGTCCGACTTGATTATCAATCTTAAATGCTACGAGTGTAAAGAACATATGCACAGTCCGTACAAAAGAGACTGTTCCTGTTTGAACAAACTCGAGATTGACGTTAAAGCGTTCAAAGTTGTTCTCATCATGGAACTGTTTACGAATTGTAAAGAGATACTGGAATTGGTATGGTCGTTGCTGTACACGTCATCGCTGTACACTACCATTTTGTTGTACAAATATTCGTGCGACAACAACATGAAGCTGTTGCATGATTACGGAGAGTTTTTCACCGCCAATCGTACCAAAATCATCAACTTGCTCTACAATTGGTTGGATAACATTGATTTTGTAGATTCGTTTGTTGCGTCGTTGTCTTGTCCCGAGGTGTTTTTGAATCGACTGAAAAATTCCGTACTAAACAACTCGAACGACGTTAATGAATTCGAAACTATCGACGCCATTGAAAAGTTTATCAATAGCGATAGCCTGAGCGTTGTGTCTTACAGCGGCAACAATGACAACGACGACGACAATGACAACAACGACATTCATAATTATGAAAAATCTTTTTTAAAAGACTTTTACTACAAGTATTACACAACGTTGAGCAATCTGAAAACATGGAACGTTTGGTGGGACAAACTGATCGTGATGCGTCACAACGACGATCTCAACACGTGGCTAACGAGATTCTTTATGAGGATATTCATGACGAAAATGGAACTTGAAGGTTACCCGTACGTTTTTATCAAACAAGTGGTCATCGGCTATTTGTACTTTAGACAATTCACCAACTTTAATTACACCAATAGTTTGGTGGTCATGCATTTCGCCGCCGGTACCGGTATACCGACCGACTACGAGAAATGTTGTTTGTACCTCAACGGCAAGCCTGGCTCGGGCAAATCTAGTTTTTTTGCCGTTTTAGAACCTTCGGTGGTCGTGCATAAACACGATTCGGCAAAGTACACGCTCACCAAAAAAGACACCAACGAAATGGAAGCAGACAAGATGATTTCACAACTTTACGTCATCAACGAAATGAAGGTGTGCGATGACTCATTCTTTAAAAGTACAGCAGATTCGACGAAAAGCAACAGCGTTTGCAGAAAGTACGAAGGTAGCCAAAAGTACGAAGCCAACTTTAAGCTGTTGATCGTCAACAATAAACCTTTGCACATTTCCGATTATGACAAAGGAGTGAGAAATAGGTTTGCCGTCATTTACACGGACCACTTGTTCGAAGAAAACGTAAAGTTTAACGGATCCATTTACTGGCACATCAAGAACAAAATGTATCCCATGGAGAAGAGCTACATCGACGAAATGGCCAAACCCGTGCGCATGTTTCTATCGCACATTCTAATGTACAAACGCAACTCTAGCGACGGATACGTGTCGTACAAGTGTTTCCTAGAAAAGGATCCCATACACAATCACAATCTAATGTGTCTCGACGTCAACAACAGCCCGTTGAACGCGCTCATCTATGTGCTAAAGGTGAACGTAAAGCCGGGCGCTAGAATGGTGGACGAGTCTAAAATTGAAAAAATGATCGAACTGGCCGTGCCGTACGTCGAAACGATGCTCCACGAGCTGCTGGTCACCAAACGTACCAACGTGGCCCAACGTACCGCCATGCTGTTTGACGCATTCAAAAGAAAGTTTAAAAAGTACTACTTGGAAGAGAGAAAAATATTCTACAACATTGACATGGCATGGAACAAGGGAGATTTCAACATTAATCAACCTGAATTTATATGTTAGTCAAATAAAAAAAATATCTATGTACAAAATGGTTTATTAATAATAAAAATTCTTAAAACAATAATACAATTGTTTTATTATTGTAGCCTAAAGGATTTTTCGTTTTTGATGAAAAGCGTTCCGGCGTCGTTGATCTGTGTGTAGTCCCATTCTCTGAGTTTGAGTTGAACGTTGGCGTTTGTAGTGTACACGGTGATGGGGTATGAAGCGTCGCGAAGATCGGGAACCGACGTGGTCGTAGAATCGATCAGGCAATACACCATTCCGTCGGCTTCGAATCGGGCCATGTTCACCGATTCCTTTATCTTGTTCGAGTCCAAGTTTTTGAATACGATAAACATGTTCTTGAACTGTTTAATGTCAAAGTTGGCAGCTACGCGGTTCGAAGCCGAGCTGGATTGAGCCGTCTCTTGCAGCGTGCCTAGGAACACGCAGTTGGTGCCCACTGATTTATTGCCCTCTTCCACGATATCGGTGTAAGTCAACGGTCTTTCGGCGACGTAAATCTTGCTAATCTTGTTTTCGCCGTGCAGGACGCGAAGTGATTTTATTTTGGCGTTGTTGAATTTCAACGTGGTCGTGCCGTTTTCGTTGACGGTAATCGAACCGCTGCTGTCGTTGAGACTGGGCGACGATTCGTTGATAGAGTTCATGTTTAGTTTATTGTTGGTCCACAAATAGTACAATAACGCCAGTACGATTAGTATCACTACTATTGTTCCGATCATTTTGAAGCGATTTCAACAATCAGATTGTCCGATAAATGTTTTAATAGCTTACTTAAATTATTTTCTTCCAAATTGATATTATTCGGCAACACGATTATTATACGACTTTGTAATCTGAACAATTTAAATATACTCGTCAAGTAATCTAGAATAATGTTTAAAATGTTCTTGCCGAACGCAGTATCGTCGACCAATTCAACATACGTCTTATACATTAGAAGCGCGTCGATCAACACGTGATTTTTGCAGTAGTTTCCGCTGCTGTGTACTACTATATCATTCAAAGTTTTCCTCATTAGTAAGGCCTCTTCTTTTTTCACCTCGTACAACACACTGAGTTTATCGCAAGACTCGTCGTCGAGGCATTCGATAACGCCGCCAAAGTAAACGACGTCGTCATCGTTTGGTTTATCGTTGTTGATCCCTTCAGGCATATCGACTAGATACAAATAGATTATTCGTTCGTTACTATTCATTATGATACCTCAATCGCCGTTGTTCACACAATACAAAGACAGTTTTCTGTTGTACACTTTTCGTCACTTGGACCGAATACGCGCATTAAAGTCCAAACAGTTGAGTAAAATTTTAGCCAGCGAATTAACTTATCTATACGAGATTGCGTGCCTGATAATTTATAAAGATGTTCAAAACGAAGAGATTGAAAAGCTCAAGGAATGGTCTCTGCAGCTGTCTCCAGACTTTGATTTGGAACAAATGAAACTGTTGTTTCGAGAAAAGGTCCAAGAGTTAAACTTGCGCAGCCTTCAACCAAAAAATTACTCGTACACGTTTACGACAATATGGAACACTATTCATTTTATCGCGCTGCTCATCGACGACATGATAGCGAATCGGGAAAAGATGACATACGATTTTATCACCAATCACTTGCGACAAATGAAAATTTTATATTATAATTTATTTTTCAAACTGGATTGTGCCATGTGTCGTGATCATTACATGACGGTCAAAGGCTTTCTAATACAATCGATCGAACGGATCGAATTGTGTCTCTATCGAGAACGCTACGGCGAAAAGATCACCATGGTCGACGAGATAACCGTGCAAAACGTCAACGACAACGTTTTAATGAAACACGGCATGTTATACACGACAATGGTGTTTCATAATCACATCAACGACTATCGATGGATTCAAAGAAACATTAAACCTCCCGTCAACTATGAAAAGATGAAGTGGTCCACCTACAAAGCCATGTTAGAATTGAAATAAAACACAATTGTTTCAAATAAAAATAATTTAATACACTACAATCTTAATTAGGCACCAAACGATCTGGACGCTGTTTAATAATCTTTATATCGTCGTCCGTGATAATTGCTTCGTATATTGCGCCGTTTTCAAGTTTATCTATCGTCGGCGAAATCAATGTGTTCTGCTGCAACAGCGGACCCTCTAAATTTTTAAACAGTTTCATTTCGGCGTCGTATTCCACTTCGACGGTTTTAACGCGTTTGTACTTGACGTAGTTCATTTCCGTGTTTAACACTACAAACCCATCGGTGGGCATGGTCGAGTATCCGTTTTGCACAAACGGCGGATCGAAGAATTGTTGAAACTTCACCGAAACACATTGATTCGTCATCGTACGCAAACAAATCGAGGCGTTGTTAAATTTTTGCGCTAAAAAATTTATCGAAACCACGGCGTCGTCGGGCGCTATCTGATACGGATCGAGAGATATTTCGTATTGAGTGCGATTGTTATAATTGTACTTGAAAACATGCAACAGATCGGTGACGTATAATACTTTCTGATCGATGAGTTCGCATTGAAACGCCACCACGTTGTTCAACTCGAAAAGGCCGGGCTCTATCTCGCCGGAGAACATTTGCATGTCGTCCATGAACACGATCATAAAATTTTTCGTGCAAAATCCTTTACCGCGTATGCCGTCCAATTTCAAAGCCCACTTGTAAATGCTATCGTTTTCAAGATCATAGTCTGCAATGTCATCGAGAAGCTTTTCGTCTTCGAATTTGCGGTAGATTATGTTATTCTGCAGGGTCGTGTACGGTAACAACGGACTGATATTTTGATGCGCAGTTATTTTATCAATTTGTCTAATTACGTCACTCATATACTCTAGAACGTTGTAATCAATAGCGTTTTCCTCGTACTCGTACTCGAGCCGTATAGCTGCCAAAATTTCATCGGACCCCAAGTGGCTTTCTTTGATCAATTTTTCGTTTTTGTTTTGCAGCAAGTTCCAGAGCATTATCTGCTTCGACGCCATTAAAGAATCGAATTTATCAATTAGACTTCGATTAAAGTAAATGTGTTCAAATTTAATTTCAAACTCCGGACACTCTTCGTTCTTGTACACGATACATTTTACGATACGATTCAGTATCGGAGACTTGTCTTTGCTCGGCTCTTCTGTACTCTCTCGGTCCACGAACGGAATCAACACGTTTTCGTTGACGTAGACAAACTTTTTCAAGTTTACACATTTTTTGATTACACTCGAAAAGGAGCCATCGGAAAACAGACGTGTCCTCACGTTGTTCTCGTCGACGAAATCATAGTAGTGTTCAAAGGCTTTAAACTTTTTAGAAATATAAGAATCTAAAATAATATACAGCAAGTCTTGGCTGAAATTTATTGAATAAGAAATTTCGTTTTCGACAACCATGGCACTGACGCCTATTTCATCGACTGCCACGAAACGTAATAACTTTTGTATTTTCGGAGCGGTTCAATCGTTTGACCCGTGTTACACGTACACGAAAACTTGTTCTCCCGATGCCGCTTTCGACGACGGATGGTACATTTGCGAGTATCACGCTTCGATACGATTTAAAATTGAAAAAATGGTTATGCCTATTCCTGACGGAGAGGGCAGAACCTATTATAGAACGGTCGGCAAGAGTCTGGTCAGCGACAAAGCCGAGGGCAGCGAGCGCATTCTCATACCCACAGCGGACAATTACGAAACGGTGTTGAACATCAACGCAATGTCGTTACCGGAGCAGCTAATTTTCCATATGATATACAAAAATCGAGAGAAACAAGAGCGCGTCTGTCAAATGCTACAGTTCAACGAGCATTTCCAAACGGAAATTTACAAGATAATCAATTCCGTGTACAACAACACGAGAAACGTGCTCGCAATGACGGATCCCACTCAATATTGCTCCAGGGTCAGCCAGAACAGCACTCGGGTCTACGGCGTTAACGATGAAAACGATATCGCCGAACAGACCATCAATCGAATGCCCGGCTTCCTGCAGAATCTCATCAACAAGTGCGTCGCTCCTCAAACTATGAACATTGAAAACCAAACGCTAGAATTTCGCAATTGCGCTACCTGCCGCATCGACACCACCGGCTTGGTTGCCGACGTTAAACTATATAATCCCATCGAACCCAAGTACAAATCGAAACGGGACGAAAATTATCTAATCGTAGATAACGTATTTAAATTTCGAGGAAACACTAAAGCGCTCCAGACTTCTCTCAACCGATACGAACAATACCCCGTCGTGGTTCCTCTCATTCTCGGCAGCGAAATTGTGGTGACCGCCAACAGTTTGAAGCAGGTTCCTTTGCCGCGCATCCTGCCCCTGCCCGAAGAAGTCAATCCTCCTATTCCACCAGTAAACGTGGTGCCCGTTTAAGTGGTGTGACCTTCAAAATGACTTTTATTTAACCTCTACATGGACATTGACCCCATTAAATAATAATAATAACGATAATCTATTGATAAAGTTATTTTTTTGGAAAATTATCATTGCATACGTGACTGATAATAATAATAGCGTACGTGACTGATATAGCAAGGATTTCAGTATATAAACCGTCGACGAAAATGTAATTGCATTCAGTCGCCACCATGGATTTAGTGACAATACAGTGCATAGTGTGTCTCGTCGAGACCACAATAGATCACACCAAAGTCGAAGAAGTTTTTGTGGTGCCTTTTTTAAAGTTGAACAACTGCAACCATGTCATGTGCGTGGATTGTATAAAAAATATGACGACGCCCTTGTCGTGCCCAGTGTGTCGTCGTGTGAGTATCGCCGTGCGCAGCACTTGGTTTGGAAACTATAACAATGAAGTCTGGTCGTACGATTTGAAAAGTTTGATCAGTGAAATTAAAAAATTACCTAAAAAGCCAATCAAACAAACGAAAAACAGTCTACTGACCAGTATTAACAATTCGTTTACCTATGGTGTTATAAAAACTACAAATTCACAACCGTCGACGTCATCAGCAACTATTTCTAATGAAATTATTAACGTCGAAAGCGAAGATGAAGATTTTGTCACGAATCAAGTTTCTAATGTTTGTACTTCTTCAGATGTTGGAAATTCTGATCCTGTTGCAAGCACTTCTACTGGTTCTGTTACTACGACTTCTAATGATGCTGTTGCTAGTACTTCTAGTAATCATATTGCAAACAATTCAACGGAACCGGTTGCGAGCACTTCTACAGAAAATATCGCGAATGGTGTTGTTGACTTGAACGATGCCAGAATCGTTGCGATCTCTGCAAAAATTAATGATTTGATAAACCAACAGTATAACGCTGTGCTGACGTTGAGCAATGTACAACATCAAATCGACACGTTACACGTGGAACAAAATACATTGCTCAACATTAACGAAGAGCTCACTCGTACCAAAGAAGAGCTCACTCGCGCCAAAGAAGAGCTTATTTGCACTCAAGAAGCGATTACGCAAGATATAAATTCTAAACGACAGGAGATGACATATCTAGAGGCTAGATTGCATATTTATAACTGTAATGTCAAGTATGCCGAAATGGAATTAAAAAAAATAAATAAAGAATTGAAAGCGAAAAGATTGCAACTTTCCAATACGAAGACAGAGTCGAAATCTACGTCGACAGAATCAAACTCGTCAGAATCGAAATCTACATCGACAGATTGTTTGAAAGACTTTATAACGTCGTTTGATTCCAACGAAGAGTTTAATAAAAGATTTGCAAATAAAAATACAAAAAAATACGTAGAATCATTGATAAACTACATTATGATAAAGACGGAGAATCAAAAGAAATGTACCAATGAACAAATACAAAAATTGCTACAATCCCACGACAGATACTTTATCATAAACGAGAATATTTTTTCACCCAAACGCAAACAATGCGACAACAGCAACGCTGATAATGACGACAACGACGACGACATCATCATCAAGATTAACGACGAAAATGTTAAAAAAAAACTCAAAATAAATTAAAGTATAAATTGTCAAAAATGTTTGTATTTTTGTGGACATTGTAATAAATATATTTATAATTAACAATTTTGTTGTTGTTTTAATTAATATTGTAAATCTTCAATGTAATAGATTCTATCATCTTCTAGGTTACATGTAAAGTCGTCGGCGATTGCGTGATCGGGACACGCCATGATTTTTCCATTGTTATTGAATATCCATTTGTTGTATTGTACTCCGTCGTCGGACTGAGTTTCGACGTTCAAAAACGTTTTACCTCCCGACACTTGAACTCTAATCGTGTCTCCGTCAAATGTCGATTTGCATCCCAAACCGTTTCCTAGATACGCGTAAGCGTTGATAATGTTGGCCAATCCTGCCGCGCTCTCGCATTCTGCATCCACTTTAATATTTTCACGCAAGTTACGAATACTTTCTTTAATATGATCATCGACGACGTTACACGCGGACAGTTTAAACGTTGGTATGGCATAGAAACATGTGTAATTCAACTCTTTGTCGGTCAAAGTTAACGAAGGCGGCTCTGGTTCTGGTTCAGGCTCTGGTTCAGGCTCCGGATCTACCGGAGGTCGTGTACTTCCCCCGCCACCGCTTCCCCCTCCGACATCATCAGGATGTACGTCAATGATGTCACGAGTCGACCACGGATCGAATAGCGGTTCGATGACGTCGTACCTTTCGAACAAATCAAACATGGGCACCATCTCGGCGGAGGTGTCAGTTTCATCGGCTTCAAATGGTATATTTGCCCGATATCGTTCAATATATTTTGGGCCTTTTACACTTTCGTAATTATATTTGAGTGGAATCGTAGTATATTTGATCGGAATCGTAGTATATTTGTCATGAATCTTGGTCAAGATTTCACCGCACACGTCAGATTGTAGTATATTGGCCATTATTTGCGTCGTAAAATAATCAAACTCTACTAAATTTTCAATCGGCACTAGACTTTTGAAACACCAATGTTGATAGTCGGCGTCGCTGCGTATCTCCATCGTCACCGGCGCTATATACTGATCGGGAGTTAATTTGATGTTTTCTACGAGCTCATTGTCTTTGCATACGTTCAATTCGGTAGCTGCGAGCGGATCGAACAAATAATCGCCGAAACAATCTATGGTGTCCGAAGTGCTAGCGTCGAAGCCGAGAACGTTAAAATTGCGAGCATATAACACTTTATTAGCCAAAGTGTCGCTGCCGATCAATTCTCGTACTTTTAGCGAGTCTCCGAGAATAGACGTTATAAAGTTTATGTTGTAATCGTTGGCTACATTTTCGATGACATATGACAAAACTCTCGGCGAGGGACGGGTCGCAGTGCTGGGCACGCATTGACGAGTATCGCGATTGAAAATTTCCGCAGGGACCATAATGTCTGTGTAGAATTTATTATTATACAATTTATCGACGTCTATCAAATTTTCATTGTTGCATGTAATATCCTCGACAATGTTGTAATTGTCGCAAATCAATAGACCGTAGTCGTACCTAAAGGTATTGTCGTCGTAGTTGCGTATCTGTTGACCGGTACCATTTTCGAACATGGAACATTGGGGGTCACCCGAACATTCGTAATTGTCGTTGACAAACACGCGATTGATACACGTGACGAGTTCTACTTGATTCTCCGATACACATCTGTAAAACTGCGTCGGTCCAATGTCGTCGGTGATGTATGTATAGTCGGCGCCGTGGACAGCGCAAGGCTCGGCGTCGACGCAAGTCAACAGACGACGATCGAAGATTTTACCAAACGGACACGACACCACCTTGCTTTCCCCGTTTTCGCAGATCATGTACTCGTTAATATTCAAGTCTTCGGGAAACACGTTGAGTATGAAACCGTCGCTTCGGTTGACGCAATCGTTACGCAATTCGCATTCTACGCCGTTGAATAGATGATTATTGGGACACTCTTCGACGACGTGAGACCCGCCTTCGAAACATCTCAAATACATAGTTGGATGAAACTCGTCTTGGGAAATGTTAGCACGGGAAACGCGATGATTGAGAATCAACGAGTCTATCAATCGCTCGGTCAACGGATACATTCCCGAAGTTTTGCCGTCACACGGAGGTATGGGCACGCATCTATTGGTGGTTTCGTCGAAACGTTCGTCGCTCGGACATTCTACCTCCATCCACCCGTCGTCTCCGCGCAACTCATACTTGGTTCGATCGTCGCTGTTTTTGCGTACGCGTTTCTCGGGAGGCGGTGTCGGTTCAAAGTTTTGTTCGATGAAATTGAACGTTTGTAAACGATCGTCGTGCACTTCGTTGTTGATTTCTCTCAAATCCGTAGTATCGATGGTGCGGACCACGTAAAAGTTCGAGTCTACCTCGGACACGTACTGAATATAATCAGGCAACGGATGTTCGGCATTGGTACGTTTGGCGTATTCGGTCACAACGCGCAATTTGTTGTCGAAATCTTGTTCGTTATATTCCGAATATATTATTAAGTAGAAGATTGAAAAGAGTAAAATCAAAATAATGGCCACCAGCAACAGCGGCACCATAGACATTTCTGTTCACGTTACTCTCGACAAGGAATCGTCAAAAAGGAATGTTCTTTCGTTTATTGTTCGAGAAGAATATCACTTAAAAAAACTAGCCGTTGGCGCTTACAACATCAACATTCTTGATACTCAGCTGCTCAACAACTTGTCGCAATACAAATGCAACACGGTAGCGTGTGGTGATTACGTAATCGTGTACAATTTCACCGAAAACACTAGCAATCGAATCAATGTCATTTTGTTCAATATAAAACCGACCATTTTGAAAAAGGGCAATTGTATATTCAAAATAGTTTACGAAGACGACGCTACAGCAATCGTTACTACTGATAAGATGTTAGACGAGCCGGTTAAGCAGCATCATCAAGAACATGCCAATAGTCAACTGTTCAAATCCGCTTTCACACGAGACTCAGACGACGCCGCCTCCTCTTCCTCCTCCGCATCCTCTGACGAATCAGACGAAGACGGAAACGTCGCCTCAAGAACGGCAGCAAACGACTTGTCTGAGGCTGTCCCAGCTAAACGACAAAAACTTGACAACTTTGTCGAGAGTCAAGTATGACGCTGATCTTTTACTACACTACGTTTTCGATGGAATCGGTCGCAGCGAAAACACCAACGTCATCAGAGTGTGTAAAGTTAGAGTTAAAAAGACATGCGGTACTCTGTTGGCTCACTACTACGCTCAAGTCGAAATCTCAAACGGGTTCTCGTTTGAATTCCATCCGGGCAGCCAACCGCGTACCTTTCAGCACGTACACACAGAAGGAAACGTGATACTAGTGTTTTTTCTCTGCGACGATTGCTGTAAAAAAGAATTGACACATTTCGTACAAGGCGAAAACGAATTCAATGTCGCTTTTAAAAATTGCGAAAGCATTCTGTGTAAACGTAGAAGCGTGCAAACCGCCTATATCACCATGGCGGTTATAGTTTTATTTATCAACATTATACATTTTTCATGGTATTTTGTACTATTTATTTTCGTAATGATATTCTTGCTATATCTAAACAATAATTATATGATAAGTAATCCAAAAATTGTTTACTGCCCTCATAAAAAACACAATGGCCAATTACACGAGGCCAAATTCAATAACTAAATCGTCGACAATGTCATCGTCTTCGTTGTCGTCGTCCGCGTCCACAACCATAACCGAACCGTGGATGGACAAATGTGTCGATTACGTCAATAAAATCGTTCGATACTATAGAACAAACGACATGTCTCAATTGACCCCACAAATGCTAAACCTCATCAACACCATACGGAATGTTTGCATCGAAACGTATCCCGTAGACGTCAACGCCACCAAGCGTTTCGACAGCGACGTCAACCTTATGAACAATTACAAACGACTGCAAAAAGAGCTGGGCAATAAACCGATCACGAGCGACATTTTCAAAGCTTCGTTCGTGTACAGCGTTTTGCCGTCGTACGCTCAAAAATTTTACAACAAGGGCGGCGATCATCTAGCCAGCGGCAGCGTCGAAGAAGCGGCCCGTCATTTGGGCTACGCTTTACAATATCAAATCGCGCAAGCCGTGACCACAAACACACCCATCCCCCTGCCGTTCGATCAACAGCTTGCCAACGATTATCTAACGTTGCTTCTGCAGCGAGCCAACATTCCGACAAACATACAGGAGATCATCAACAGCGGCAATCGGACGCACGGCAACTCGCGCGTTCACATGATCAACGCTCTCATCAACAACGTGATCGACGATCTGTTTGCCGGCGGCAGTGACTATTATCTGTACGTGCTCAACGAAACTAACAAATCTCGCATTCTAAGTTTGAAAGAAAATATCAGTTACATGGCACCATTGTCCGCCACCACTAACATATTCAACTTTATCGCAACGCTCGCCACCAATTCGGGTAAAAAGCCGAGCGTGTTCCAGAGCGCTTCGATGTTGACCATGCCTCTAACTAAACCTGTCGTCAGCGAATCCAAAAACGTGTGCCAACAGCAACTGACTGAACTGGCGTTTGAAAATGAAGCATTAAGAAGATTTATCTTGCAACAGTTAAGTTATAAAAACGACATTTCGCAACAGTGATAACAACTGAGGCTAGAAAAAAAAGATGAGTCTTGACGTTCCGTACGAACGTTTAGGCACAGCGACCAAAGTCGATTATATTCCGCTAAAATTAGCTTTGACTGATTTACCTTCAGAAAACACTTCAGACAACAATGACGACAATCAAAAAAACAACAATACCCAAAATCCCAAAATTGATATTAATCAATCAAACGCCAACAATTATAATCAACATCAATCGGTTCGTTCAAAACAACAGTTTTACGACATTTTAGTTTTAGGTATGCTGACAGTGTTTTGTATTTTGGTATTGCTGTATGCTATATATTACTTTGTTATATTAAGAGACAGACAAAAATCCAACACTATAAGACCTAGTTATATGTTTTAGCATGACTGATAACATTTTCAATAAAACAAACAATGTGAGAAATGAATATTCGTTTAATTGTTGGAAATCCAAAATCCAAAGTCATTTTAGATTCGAGACCGTGTTTCAACTGGCCACCGATCGACAGCGATGCACGCCCGACAAGGTTCGTAACGGTCGGTGGTCCAAGTTTATTTTTAACAAACCGTTTGCGCCCACCACACTGAAAAGTTACAAGTCTAGATTCATTAAAATCATCTACTGTCTAATCGACGAGTCTCATCTCGACGAACTAAACACCTACGATCTTAATCAAGAATTCGACAGCATCGAACAGCAAAGACTAGTCGTCGATCCCGAAGAACTATGTATACGTATGCACGAACTTCGATCCGTAACCAAAGAAACTCTTCAGCTGACCATCAATTTCTACGTAAATTGTATGGGTATCGAAGAGTATCGTATACCAAAAGAGGTAATGTTGCCCAGAGACACTGAAATTAAAAACATTCGAAACAAGGAGAAAAATATCGTATTAAAACACATACTAGACACGGTCATAGATTGCATCAAAACTCGTATAAAATATTTAAACAGCGATTATGTACACGATAGGGGTTTGCTGCGAGGAGCTATAATTTTTTGTATCATGCTCGGCACCGGCACGCGTATCAATGAAGCTAGACAAATCACGCTCGAAAATCTCGAGGCCATCATCAAAGACGGCAAAGTGAGAAGCAAGATCAACTTGAAACGCAAACGCGATCGTTTGAATCCTCTGCATCGACTCGAATTGGCTCCTTTGCTGTTGGCGCGAGAGATTTACGCCAAACACCCGACCATATTGCAGATATCAAAGAACACGTCGACGCCGTTTAAAGATTTCAAAAGGCTGTTCGAGGAAGCTGGAGTGGAAATGGACAGACCTCGATCCAACATGATCAGACACTATTTGTGCAGCAATCAATACAACAAAGGCGTTCCGCTTCAACGCGTCGCAAAACTCATGAATCACTCTTCGTTCAAAAGCACCCAACATTACATCAACAAGTTTGACGTCGACATCGACGACACCGACGACGATGACGACGACATCGAACTACCCAGTCCTGAATCTAGTAACTAGGAATAATTAAATAAAACTCTGTTAAACATTTTCATTAGTTTTTTTATTATCACTCTTCTCGAAAACAATACAATTTTCGTTGAACTAACTACATTGAGATTACAATACATGTCGACGAAAACGATACGACTTTCATCGAAAATCAATTTTAAAAAATTTTTTACAAAATTGTAAAAGTTAACTTTGTCGACAATACCATCATTTTCGGCGAAAATACATTATGTTTTTCGCTGACAACGTTATCGTTTTCGATGAAACGCACAATTTAAATTACGACGCAATAAATAAAGATGATGCAATAATTGATAAAATGACGTCATAATATCATTTTCGTCGACGTTGATATGAGTTTCGCTGAAATGAGATTATTAAATGAGCATTTCGACGACAATGCTATGGTTTTCGTCAAAGTGAGTTTTTAGATTTATTTTAAAAATTTTTACAAAATCCACTTCAGCGAAAGCAATGTCATTTTCGTCAAAATTATATGTATTGTTTCGACGAAAACAACATTAGTTTCGTCGAAGATGCATTTTAGAATTTTGTTTAAAAATTTTGCAAAAGTCGTTTCGATGAAAATGCCATAGTTTTCGTCGAAACAACACATTAAACTTCAACGAAAATGCTATCGTTTTCGTCAAAGTCTAATTTTAAAATTTTTACAACAAAATTTTTCAAAAACTCACTTCAACGAAAACACTACCCGTTTCGTTGACGTTCTTACAAAATTAACACATTGCCTGCGAACTGCGTTTTCACTCTGAGTTTAGATATCGGTTCTCCGTTGTACACGACGTTGATGTACACGTTCTTTTTGTCGAAAGTCACGTACACGTCGATGCGAGGTAGGATTTGAAACGTATGAAAAGTGAGATGATCGTTAGGATCGGTCACGTAGACGAATCCGTCTAGACATACGGTTCCTTGAGCTCCTCCGGCGTCTCCGGCGATCGGGACAATGCAGTGATTTTCATCGTTCACATAATAATCCGTAACCACAGAAATCAATGTTCCATTGTCATCGAAAATGGGCGCGCTTACGTACAACTGCGACATGAACTCGGCCAGATTGTTTTTTTGCATAATTGCCGGCACTTGACCATACACATAATATTTTGCGTAATGATGATGCGTGTAATACATTCGATCTTGAATACGCATTCTGCGTAGATATGGCTTGTTGTTGGCGTTGAACAGCAATATGTTTACGTACGAATTGCGTTTCAATTTTAAAAATTTTACATCGCTCGCCACGCCAGGATAATGATACTTGATGTTTTCAAAGTCTGCTGAAGTGTCATGTTGGCCGAAAACGTGTATGCGTACAGCACAATTTTTTTCACTAAGTACATAAACTCTACGAGTCATATGATTGACACAATACGTTATGGATTTTATGTACTCTATCGTCGAAACGTTCGCGGCGCCAGCGGCTGCGGCGACATTTTCTGTCGCGACTGAATTAATTCGCAGTGACATTGAAAATGATACTGTTTCGAAGATCGCTCAAGGTTTTATATAAAGCTCTATTGTAAAAATACTTCTAGTTTATTTTCGATAGTTTTGCGACAAATACAACAGACTTTGCATCGTTTGGCACATTGCGAGCATGTTGAAACGTGACGGCACGGCAAAAAGCATGTGTCTCTTTCTCGCTCAAAACATATTTTGCACATGACATCATCTTTTTGAGTGTCAACGGCCGTCGACGATGATGACAACGTTTGATCATCGCTATTTATAGACATGCTGATTTCATTGGAAAGATCCGGGTAAATACGTGACACGATGGTCGTTTGATTAGCGAGTTCATCGATCTCGTCGTAATGGGGCGCCGAAGGTGCGTTGAATACACAATCGGGCGAATAGCGTCCGTGTATGAGAGCGACGTTATCGTTCTTGTTCAGTTTGACTATGACAAATTTGCATGAAGAACATATAATTTCAAATTTCTTTCCATAGTAATAGAATCCATTTTTGGCCAGCAACTCATACATGTCTTTGTAATAATGACGAGCTGTTTTGAATTTACAAAAGGATTGCTTACGTAACGTTTCGTTCTCGAATAGTCGTTTTGTTGCCATGGGACACGTGGAGAATTTGTGATATTTGAGACTGTGCTCGTCGAGTTTTTTCAAGTACAGCGGACAAAAGGCGCATTTGTAGTTGCACATTGCGTCGCGGTAAATACCACTGGCGACGAGATCGTTGATGTATTCCCGTGTAAGATAACTGTTTTCGAATGTTTCAAGACGATCGACAATGTTCTGATAGAATCCCGGCGGAGCGAGATCATACGTGTTCCAGTTGGGAGAGGTCATTTTCAAGAATAAATAGCAATTGCTTGAGAGCCCGTCTTTGTCTTTCGGCAAAATATTTCGTATGCGCATCGAATTGTTTGTTTAAGACCACGTTATCTTTGTTCAATTTACCCTTGCAAACTAGATATTTTTCAGCGTTTGCTGCTCGAGATGCTAACGGTTTGTATAGATAATGTTCATCAAAATGAGATATGAATTCTTGAAGAAGACTTATTGTTGACGATTCAAAAGTGTCGAATATCTTCAAGACACAATTACCGCCCGTGCGTAAAGCGCCAAGGATTATCATACATTCCTTGGCTATCAACGGATAAGATAACGATTCTTGATTATTTTCATTGCCCTTGACGTCGAAAGCACCATCGGCGACGACCAAATCGCATTTACCCCGACAAAAATACATTAGCTCGAAGACTACGTTGGCGTCGAAAATGTCGCCCGTGTCGAAGCAGCCGTACATTTTTCGAAAAAGTACATGGTCGAACGTGTAGTCGCAATGATTGCGAAGAGTGACGCCGTAACCCGAACACTCGTGGTTGTTGACGTCGAAAACGTATTTGGCAAACTGTCCCGGACCTCCGCATAGATCCAAAAATGTTTCAACGTTCTTGCAAACGTTGTACTTTTCGTCGATGTCTTTGATTTTTAAATAACATCTGTTTCGTATGCGAACGCCGCCTTCGATAAACTGCCGAGCGAGACGAACATGGTGTTCGTCATGATTGCCTAGTCGGTTTTTGAGCGCGTCCAATTGTTTCTTCAATCTAAACATTATCGTCGTTATCTTTATCGTCGGAGTTGAATTGAAATGCGACTGCTACCGTCAATAGGATGGCGCAAATAAAAGCAAGGAATACTTGAATCGATATTATATTCATTGCAGACAGCGTACCAGTAGGACGATTGAGCGCTCTGTTCAAGTTTTCATTTGTTATCAACAATTTTCTATCTTTGATTTCGTATATCAGCGGTCGGCTGTAATCGAAAAACTCAAAGTTTGCTTTGTTGATCATAGTACGAAAAGTACTATCCTGAGGCGAATCGAGCAACGTGTCTATAATCAAATCTTTCCACGCGTGTTCCCTGCTCTCCGGCGATACTTCAACCCTATCCCTGTTCAACATTCGCCAACGAACCATGTCTTTGTCTACGGAAATGCCTACCAAGCGCGGACTGAACTGTGAAGAACAACAAGAAGTCGGCAGCAGCAATGTCAAGCGCGGTCGCTATGCCAGCCCCAAGAAGCGGATGTCGAACGGTTCCACGACGAGCGTAGATTCTGCGTCAAAAAAAATTCCAAAAAGCGTAATTGGCCAGCTGGTGACGAAGAATATGTACAGCGTCAACAATGAAGCTTATTACTTATTTAAATTTTTGGTTGACAATGTGCCAAAAAATTATTATGGAAACCATCACATGTTTCAAACGCTGAAAATGGACGCTGTTTACGAGATTGAGTTGGTGTACGAGAATAAAAGTTTGTCGATTGCCAAAGTGACCGAATGTAAGAATGTGGACAAGACCGTGTTGGCCAAACACTATGTCGAGTTGAGCGACTTTGACGGCGAAGACACCATCAGCGTGTTGGCCAAGTTGAAGTTTGGATTTAAAATTTTGGACAACGATACGTACAAGGCTGTATTTGTCGTGAATCATGGCAATAGTTTGGACAATAGTTGTCCTGTTCAGATTGAATGTATGGCCAACTTGAAACGTTGGGCGGCGAGCATCAAGGACGAGAGCATAACCGATGAGAATTCATTGTTGGAATATTTCAACTATTTCCAAAATCAAGTATTCAGTCTGAATCGCATCAAGTGTCAGCAGAGCAATGGAAACTTTAAAAACTTTGCTCTTCAAAATATTACGCAAATATCGGTGTCTAAAGTAACCGACTTTGAAATTGACGAAGATTTGGACAACATCAACAACATTAGTAGATCGAACAAACGCATCGTGACCGGCTTTGTGGATAAGGTGAACGTCGAAAGACAAAGCGATGAGAGATTTTCAATTTCATATTTATTGAAGGAGAGAGACGATGATGAATGGATTCGCGCATCGTTCTACGTAAAGAATTTACAAAACAACAACAACAACAGTGGGGGCAACGACAAGAAGAATGATAAAATGGAAAAATTGGAAAAGTTGGAGACTGATTTGAATCAGTTGAACGATTTGATCGAAAATGATATTTTAAAGGTTCAAATTTATGTCGCCTATGATTACGTAACAAAGAATTGTAATGTACTCGGTTTGACTAAGATTGAAATTGATACTGATAACTTTGAAGGTTTTTAAAATGTATATTGTAAAAATGTATATTGAATAAATGTGTATTGAATAAATGTATTAACGTTTATTATTTGGGTCTAATAGCTTCTTTCCTAGCCATTGTCTCGATTCTAGTTTTAAACTCTTCAATATCAGCGGCAGATTGTTCGATTCTATTTTGTAAAGGAGCAACTTGTTCTATGAGTTTGTCTATTTTGTTAGAAATGTTAACTTTAGAATCCTCTAGACGTTCTTGTAAAATGATACTTTCTCGATTGAGTTCCATGTTGCACGTTTCTTTGACTGCTTGATTTTCCGCCCGCAACAACGACACTTCGTCGGCTAGATTCTGCGTACTCTTTTTATTTAACGCTTTAAAGTCTAAAACGGACAAGGCGGCTTGATTGCTGATCAAAGATTCGACTTGCAAACGAGTCTTTTGTAATTCGTTTTTGATAATTTCGATGACTTTTGTGGTGCTTTCAATGTTTTCATTGTATCGATTTTTAATCTCTTGCATTTGTTGATTTTTAACCTTTTGATCGTTCAAGAGTTGCTGAGTTTCGGCTATTAGTTTAGAGTTGATGTTTTGCGCGTCCGGCCGACGCATAGCTTTAACTTTACGTATAGGTTTAATCGCGCCCGTCTTTTTCTTTAGCGCTTTGTATTCTTCGAGAATGTTATTGTATTTGTCGTTTATTGATTTGACTTGAGACTGAAGTTCGGTGTTTTTAGTTTGAGCGGCACGCAACTGGGACTGTGCGTCTTCGAAAGAACTAAGTTTGAGATCGACGGACGCGATATAGCTATCTTTTTCGTTAATGTTTTGAGTGAGTTGGTTGATTGTGTCTTTGTATGTCGATTCGACTTGATTGTACTGCTGTCGAAGTTCGTTGTACTGTTGTTGCATTTGGTTGTACGATTGAGTTTGTTGAGAGAGTAATTCGTTTTGTTGATTAACGTTGGTTATAGCTTGGGCGTTTGAAGTTTCTAAATTCTCAAAGTACTGAATCAGATTGCCTACAAACTGTTGATCGTCCGCGGGAGGAGTGCTGCCTACGTGCGATCTGTAAAAGATGCGCAGTTTCTCGTTAACGTTATTCAATATCATGCTTTTACTTTCCGCGGAATCGTATTGCTGTTGAAGCATAGTCTGTTTGGTTTGCAGACGAGTGATTTCAATCTGTTGTTGTTCTATGGTGTTTTTGAGCAACTCAATTTGTTGATTTTTAAGCGCTTCCACTTCAGGCGTGTACGTCTGTATGGGTTGCTGCGGTACCGGTGCCGGTGGTGGAGCGTTGATGACGTTGACGACGGCCACTTCAATTTCTGACATGACTGCACGTAATCTTTCCTCGGTTTTGATGGCGGACAAGACGAGTTCTTGTTTAGTAATCTTTGCAATTATCCTACAAAAAGACGATATCAAAAACGATATCAATCGACACACGTTCGGTCCGTTGGGTAAAGCCCAACCCGTTTCGCGTTCGATGCATAGCAACAGTTCGTCGATGTCGTTGTTTATCTGAATAGAATCGAACGTTTCCAACAACTCAAGGCTAAGCGTTATCTGTTCGTAACGTACGTATTTGCGCACCAAATACACAATCTGACGCAATAATTGTTTGTATGTCGTAACGCTGGGCGTTCTCTGCGCGTTCACATACAATACATTCAACGATGCCAGATCGCTTTGATCTATAGACGGCAACGAAACTACTGTAGTCGTCGTCGTCGGCACCGCTGCTGTCGTTGGAGCGGGCGGAGGTGGTTGTAATGTGGTGGAAGATTCCGCGACGGTGGGTGCCGCTGTCGTAGTCGGCGGCGGTGGCGCAGCATTGATCGTGAAAGATTGTAAAGGAGTCGGTTGTTGTTGCGAAGCGTTCGGCATTTGCATTGGCTGTTGCGGCGGCGGCAGGAAGGGATTATAGGCGTTTGGAACGTTTGAATTGTAATCGTATTTGTAGTTGAAGTTGTGTGTGATTTGATTGGCGTTCATACTGTTGGGCATCAACGCTTCCATTGTTAGTTCGGGCAATTGAAGATCTATGCGATTAGCTAAATGCGGCCTGTACATCAATATAATAGATCGTACTCTTTGAACAATATCTTCAGTGTTGGCCTGGCCTCTACATCGTTGGCTCATATTGTTTATTGTTTGCAAAAGATTTTGTACGGTGCCGGCGCTGACGTCGGTGTTTTTGTATTTTGGATTACGATAACTCATAATGGTGGCGTTTTCGTTGCTCGATTGGAAATGTCTGCAGAGCAAAGTGAAAAATTTTGGGAATCGTCAAGGCGAGGTGATTATCAACACCGACGATGTCTTTCGAATTACCCGTATGATATACAAGGATAATTACTTAATTGTGTTCTTCACGGGACATTTGAACACGGGAGAATTGTACCAATTCTACTTGGAAACTAAATGCGATTTGTATTCGTATCGCATGTGTTTTAACACGCACGCCAGCACGACATGTTTCAACAAATGTACCAGCTACAAGACCATGGTGATGCCGGGACTACGAGGCGTGCACAGTGAACGCATCAACATCATCAAATACAAACGCAATCCTTCTGACGATTACAATAATAGAAAGAGTCTCGATTCGTTTCTCAACGACATTAACAGAGTGCACACTCAAACCAATCTAAAAGAAGGTAAATACATCAAATTTACATCGCGGCAAAGATGCCTGAACAATCGTCTACAATGTGCCTTTTCCGATTTCGATTCCGTACAAAACATGTTCACCATCGTCGATCCTGATTCTCTCAAATGCGAAATTGTTCCTGTAATGGCATGCTACGACATTGAAACGTATTCGAACGGTCAACAATTCTCAAACGCCAACAACGATCCCATCATCTCGATCGGTCTGGCGCTCAAACGCAGTGCGAAACTTTTAAAGATTTGTTTGTACCACATGCCTCCGGGTGTCGTCGACGACATGCAGCCGTTTTTCAACGAAAACAAAGACAATGCCGACATTTATGTGTGTAGATTTGACACAGAATTGGAAATGATTGATGGGTTTTTTAAATTGTTGCCACTGCTGAACATGGATTGTTTGTTGGATTTTAACGGCGACAAGTTTGATCTGCCCTATATCATCGACAGAGTGAAGAAAGTCAATTGGTCAAAGGATATTTTGAAAAGATGCGGACACGCTAGAGCCGAACAAGTGATCAAAATTAAACGCTACGATCATGAACCGCTACCGATAAAGACCAAGGCGTTGTTTGATAAATTTCAGAATACCATGAATACGCATTTTCTGATCTATTACACGCACGTCGATCTGTACCAGTTTCTCAGTACCGATTCTGAACAAAACGATGTTGAGAATTTTCAACTCAACACGGTTTCGCAACATTACTTGAATAGTTCCAAGGTGGATTTGCCCATTTCGACAATGATCAGTCTTTACGATCGTAAAGAGATGCAAAAGATTCTAGAGTACAACGTTCAGGATTGTGTGCTGCCCATCGACATATTCCTCAAACTCGAAGTCATGGATTTCATGTATACGCAATGCGAACTTCTCTATCTTAGCACCGACGATGTGCTTAGCAATATTTCTCACAAAGTGAACGTGGTCTTTTTCTACAATGCGATCAATAATACGCGCTACGACAAAGTTAAAAAGATCAATGTGCCCGATCCGTACTTTTTCAACAAGCACGATTTGAACGTAACTTCGGGCAGGAAACGTACTTTCGACCAAATGAACGACGGCAACGTCGACAATCAAATGGTGGACTTGACGCAGTTGAAACGCAAACCCATTCCTGTCGCCAGCATACCCGCCGACGCGGTTCGACTTTGTCACCAGAAACAGAGATGCGTGTACACCGGCGGCAAAGTGCTCTCGCCGAATCCCGGCTTTAAGAAATGGGTGGTGACGTTGGACTTTAACTCGTTGTACTTGTCCATTATGATGCAAGAAGGTATTTGTCTGTCGAATGTGTTTGTCGGTCAAGACGGCTACGTGTACTTGATGAAAGATCAAGAAGCTATCAATCCCAAATTACTAAAAACTTTGTTGGATCTGCGTACAATGTACAAAAAGAAACGAGACCGTTTCGAGCCCAATTCTTTCGTTTACAATTTGTACGACAAGACTCAAAATGCCGTCAAGCGTATCGCAAACAGTATCTACGGCTATTTTGGAATATTTTTCAAACCGCTCGCCAACTACATTACGAAGATTGGCCGTGAAAAGTTGATGGAGGCCATCGAAAACATAGAGGCCATGAGCGACGACCCCGAAATACTGCGCAATTTCAACATGTCTTCGATTCGTTTCAAAGTCATCTACGGCGACACAGACTCGTGTTTCATCCAAGTGCTGTTCGACGAAAACGAAGTCACCGGCAGTATAGATAAAATGATTCGTGACGTCATCAATGATTATGTATTGAAGAAGCTCAACGCCGGATGGGTGGGTTACAAGATGGCGTTAGAGAATGTGATGACTAGTTTGATTCTGTTGAAAAAGAAAAAGTATTGCTATTTAAATACGGAGAACAGATTAAAGTACAAAGGGTGGTTGATCAAGAAGGATATGCCGATTTTCATGCGCAAGACGTTCCGCACCGTGGTGGATTCGTACCTGATGGGACACAGCGTAGCGTGCGGACTTAAACTGTTGCACGATTTGATGATCGAACATCACAAAAACTTTGGCGTCGACAACAACTATAGCAACTATTGTTTCAGCATGAGCTATAACGAAAACCCGACCGGTAAAAACAAGAAGAAGAATAAGCCAGTCGACGTCAATGCTCCTCCACGCAAACGTCCCATCACGATCGCTAAACATTGTCGTGAGCTGCTGAGCAATTCAGGCACGGATTTTTTGCCCGGCAACGGCGATCGTATACCGTACCTGCTCATCGACATTCAGGGCAACATCAGTCAAAAGTCGTATCCGCTAAAATTGTTTAGCGAACAGAACCGAGTCAGTTGGATAAAACACGTGGGCATCATGTGTACGTTTTTCAACGAACTAATACAGATTTTCGGCGATCGTAAAGAGTTTGAGTATTACTTTAGGAACATTTGCGATGTGTACATGAGAAACCAAATGTTTGACGTAAAGTTTCCCGTTCTCAAGACGGTGAATCAAAAGGCGAAAAAATTTAAAAAAAATTGTAAAAAGAACAACAACGACAACGACGATGATGATGACGAAGACGAAAACGATGACGACGTCGAAGAGGAAGAAGAAGATCAAGTTGTCGTGAATCACACTCAACAATTTTCATTGTACAAATCAAAAAGTAAACTTGATAACTTTTCTCCGTACACTAAAAGTGTTTGTATCAAATGCGAAAGGGATTGTTGAAGAAAAATGTGTGTGTAATTTTTTTGTAAATAAATTTATTCAACCATAAAAGCATTGTCTAATTCTTTGACTAGGAACTGTGATAGATCGACGATTTCATCTTCTGTTAGATGTCTGTAATCGACGAAATTTTGCATGATCATCAGTATATGATGGTTGGAGTACACTTGCTTGCAAAAATAATCGATTTGACTGTAAGTCAGTCTGATGCCGTCGACCGCGTCGAGTATGTCGTACACGTCTTTCACTGTCATGTCTCTATCGATGAACATTTCTATGATTTTGATGAATTTTGTGCAAAACTTTTCGTCCCGCACAATATCCTTGAGATAGTTATTTAAATGATGATTTACCATGGCAACCTTTGCCGCGATAGGCATATTGTTGAACATTTGATTGACAAAATTCTTGAAGAAATCCATTGTGTCTGTGTTGTTGCGCGCGCGTTCTAATCGACAATGCTCTTATTCTTATTTAAAATTGCGTCAAACGCTTTTTCCAGGTCGCGTTTCTTTTTTACACTCTTAGCTTTACCGGTGGGTATGTGTACTGTTGTCGACTCGTCCTTAATGTAGTACACTTGTAGCAGCAACAAGAAAATTACAAAGACCAAGAGTAGAAACAGTAAAAGATTGGAGAATCCTTCATTTTTGTCAAAAATGAATCCAATTACAATCAATACGAGAAACGTAAAGTACATGAACATTTCAATTGTTTCAATAAACCTCTTATTGTGTAACGATGGTGTTGTAAAGCGACGACCCACATGGGTTCTACTTACTATTCGCGTGTATAAGAATGAAATCGTGGACCAAAGCAGTTATATGGTTGTTGATAATCTACGCTATAGTCATACACGTTTACATTGCGCACAACAATAACAGTAGGAATGAAGTCAAATCGTTTACGCCCGGACCTACGTGCAACACATATTATTATGGCAGAGATTTGCGCGTGTGTCCGCAAGGCCTTGAATTTAATGTCTACCTACAAGATTGTGTATTAATAGACGGCGACGGCGACGGATGTCATGTCAATGTCGTTAATAAAAATTATAATCTGTACGATAAAATTAAATCGTTGAAAAATCAAGTATATAAATATCGAACGAGCGCACAAATGTTGCAGTATAACAAAGACGACAATGTCGTGGTTATCAAAGAAGATTGAACCTAGTAAAAAATGTTGTAAAATATTACGACGCAATAAGAATTGGAATCGCAGCTATTTATCTTCGAACAAGGTGACCGCCAAAGGTCTATTAGAGTATGTGCAAGAAACAAAGGATTTACAAGGCGCTTTGCGTTATTTGTTTCGTGTGAACATGTACTGCAAAATCATCAATAGATTCGAATGGAACTTGGTGTCCAATGCGGATTTCTGCAAAAACGACCGAGGATACGAGGCGTACAAACAATTTAGAAAAATGAAGCACAACGACGCCACGCACTCGGCGTATTCTTTGTGTAAGCTGGTCATGTTGTACATGTACATATCGGCGAAATCGCAAGCAAAGACCGGATTGCACACGAGCAACTGTATAGATTTGATAGTGTTTAATAAATTTCGATGTTTTACGTGCGAGAAGGCGGTGGCCGCAGCGCAGTATAGTGTGTATGGAGATGAAGATGAATATTTTTTCTAAAATTAATTTATAATAAAACCAAGATTGTTGTGTATGAAACTTTGTGTTTTATTCAATCCAAAAACATGTCTAACAAATGTTCGGGGAATAGGAATTCGGCGGGTATCGTACACAAGCTGGCGAGTTTAACGCTGTCGTTTTTGTAGCATATGTTGTCGTTTTTAAAGTAGACGTTTTGGAGTACGGTGGTGTTGTGGTATATATCTCCGCCGCCGACTTTGACTCGATTGTGTGACGAAATGTAATTGTTTAAACTTTTGATGGCGCGATCCGCGATCACATCAATGTCGGAGCTTTTTGTTTTTTTGTAATTTTTCGTACTTTTGATTAAATCTTTGCTGCCTTTGGCGCCGCACTTGATGATCGAATTGAATTCGCCCTGTAATTCGAACAGTTCCTCGTCGCCGCATACCATTTCCTCGTCGTTGATCATTTGACTCAATCTTTGAAATAGCAAATAGCTGGCATTCGAGCTGAGCACAAGAGCGCAGTCTCGTAACAATAGATCGAGTCGTGTGGCAAAAACAGCGTGACGATGAATCTTCCATATTTTATGAAGAATAGGCATAGTGGACAAGAGTGTGTCGATTTGTTTCTTGTTCTTGTATAGATAGTATATTTGCTGGGAAACGAATGCCAATCGATTCTTGTCGAAACATATGAAATTGTAACGCGGATCGCCGTACAGCAAGCATTCGAGATCGATGAGCGAATTGGGTTTGGGCAGGAACGTGATGACTTTCTTGTCGCCGTCGCAGTCGGTGTTGGCGCCGGTGAAAATGCCTAGGCCTACTTTGACGCTCCAGTCGGTGTTGTTTTTCGGCTGGAGCACGTCGGAAACTTGGGTGCTCAACTGCGAAATGTTGGGATGACGAGTCGTCCAAGCGCGAACGTTGTCCACGTCGCGGCCGTAGTATCGTTGAATGCTGCTTTTCGGCGGCACTACGACGTTGGGCGCGTTCAGACATTGCACGTTTGCGTAAAACGATGCCGTGTTCAAGAACGTAGAGTATAAAAATTGTCCAGCGTATCCATTTTTACTTTGAAATTGATCTTTGATAATGCCATGATTGAACTTGATCTTTTGAAGTTGGCCGCTAATGTCGATGAGGCCGGCGTCGTGTTTAGAATTGAAGCACTTGTTTAGAAATATGATCACGTTATGGTCCCAGAGAATAAAGTTGGGTATGATTAGATAATTAATGTTGTCTGTAAATTTATTGCGTTTTAACTTTTTGAGATAAACATTAGACGGCAAGTCACGTACTACTATCGTCGTCGCCATTAGAATACGGCTCAGCATTTCAGTGTGTTCGTTACGCTCGTCACGTTCTTGATAGACGCTGATTAATTGTTCGATGAGACTGTTGAAAAAGTTCATCTTTATTCTTTTGATGTCGGCAATGATATTTCGGAGGAATTGTTTAAATTCACTAATGTTACAAAAAAAGACATTGTCAATGTTATCGGGATCGTAGAGCAATTCAAAACTTGCCGAATTCTTCGGAACAAAAGTGATAGACGTCGCCGACGACATGATGTCGATCATCAACTAAAATAAATAAGAGGGTATTTAATTTATATTTTCGAGTTTTTCATAAACTAACATGACGACTGCCACTGAATTAATTAATGTGCCTATTTTGAAAAGCCTAATCAAAACCGAAATCGACCGTAACGTCGCCAACAATATAACAATTCTAAATGGTAAATTGAAAAAACTCGAAGATCACCATCTAAACGATTGGGTGGAAGTTTACGGTATTCACGACACCCGATTACATAACAAAAAGATTCGCAATAATTATGTGAAAAAAATTTGTGCGTTGTTGCAACTCGATTACAAGTCGGTCGTAGAGAGCGACTATGAAAAGAACCACATCAAATTGAAACTGAACGATGCGACTACGGCGCGTGAATGGCAGAATCGTTCTAGAGAGGTTCGACTCAAAAACTACGACCTCGAAATCGATTTTGATGGTCCGATAAAGATTTTTGTAGCCGCTTCGCCGGAACACAAGAAGCTATTGAAGAAGACACGCGACGCTCTCTTGCCGCACTACAAGTACGTGTCGTTGTGTAAAAAGGGGGTGATGGTGCGCGAAAACGAACGCAGTAAGATTTTCATAGTCAAAAACGAAAACGACATTTACGATCTGCTAGGTAAAATGTCCGTGGCGGCACATCCAATCTAGATGGATGAGTGCGCAACGCGATAAACGTTTAGTACTTCATGTTGACTTTCGGTGAAGTATTTCGCTGAAAGCAAACATCAAAGTACTAAATTTAGCGATAAGTGTTATCAAGTTGAATCTCATCATAGTATAAAAGAAACGTATTCTTGCCACAAGTTAAAGACTGACGAAGACGACGACAACGATAACAATGTTCGCGGCAATAAATAATTTTTTAAGAGAAAAAATCAAGTACAATGCGATTACGATTGTACAAGAAGAATTTACCGATCCGTATTATACAGTGAAAAAAGTTGAAAGATCTACGGATGTACCGTATTGTTCATATTGGGACAATCCGTTTGTCATCGAAAACCAATTGCCTATCGACGACGAAAACGAGGACAACAAGGACAACAAGGACAAAAACAACGACGACAACGACGTGGTCGACGAAGATAATGTTGCGACATCGACGGTGGACTTTGGTGACATCACCGTAAAAAGTTTGTACGTTAACAAAAAGAAAAAGAATATTGTGGCGTATTTGAAGAAAAAATACTTGAACAAAAAGAACGAAAACGATAAAGTCGACAGAGAAAAGATCAAGCTGATGCGTCATCGACTGCTGATTAGCGTACCGAAGCCGTTCAAGAGAACGCTTAGCATCGAAAAGGAATTTGTCACGGATCATCATTTGTTCAAGTCGAATCTGAAGAAATTTTCATTCTTCAAGGAAAAGAAAAATATACCTACTTCACATTTATATCCGGACGTGGACGCCTTTACGGAGACTTTGCTGGATTTCTTGGACGATAGAAGCGACGAGTTTGACTTTAACAAAGTGTACAAGAATAGGTACAATGCGTTTTACGAGAACGACAATATTTTTAAAGGAATCGTTTACAAAGATCTTGAACAAGTTCCCGTGATGACGCATAAGGAGCAATGTCGGTTGGACGACGTGGAAGATGCTCACGTCATGGTTGTGAGGTTTAATAGATTTTATTTGAAAACGTGTCTCAAACCTAAAATTAAAAAGCATTTTATGGACGTTCTCGAATTTCCGCTCTTTATGCTCGATAAAAATTGTAATATTTTGATAAATGAAAAGTATGGTCAGTACGTTCGCTACAGGGATATCAAGGACAAGATGAACGACTATTCCAGTTTGAACATTGTCTTGTCGAGTAAATGCGACGACTATAACGACTATAACGTTAAAGATTTTTTTTTCGATTCAAAAAACGCGCCGGCCAACATGGGCCTTTTGTATTATGTACTGTTCTGGGTATCGTTTCACGGTTTGGGGCTAAACTTGGACTTTCAAGAATACATGTTGACTCGTGTGAAACAAACGAGATGCACGCTCGGATTGTCCACGTCGTCTGACTTTTTTCCGCAAATTATGGTTCCGTTGCCGAACGCTTTGTTCTACTCGTGTTACGTGAGCACTGTTTTATTTAAAAATCATCCCATGTACTTTTACCAAGAGCGTCTTAAAGAATTGAATTCGTACTCTTGCGACATGCGTTTCTTGCTACAGAAAATTTTTGGCGAAGACTTTTTGGATTATTACAACAAGAAAGTTAGAAACCGATCTAATGAGATTAAAAATTACGATACGCTCGATAACGATATAAAGAATTTAATACTGGAATCGTACAAGAGCGACGATTTCGGTTATCATTATACAAAAATTCTGCCCGGTAGCCGTTTGCTTCAATTAAATAAAATTATCAATTTTAATATAAATTTCGACGATTACATACACACGTATTATGAACATGTACAATTTTTTTTTGCAAGATCAGTATCGTACAATATTAAATTGAGTTTTATTCATGATTCGACAATGAGGCCCAGATTACAAAAACGTCGCTATTACGATCCTGACGATGCAGTATGTAACATACATAAATTTATACAGGGTATGATGAATCCCATAGTTTTGAGCAACGGTTTAATTATGAAACGAAACATTTCAAAGATTAAATTGTCCAAGTTTCTCGATTTGTATAAAGCGTTTCAAGAGTGCGTAGGCTCGCTAAGAAAGTTTCCCAATTTGAATGAATTCCACATCTTTGTTCATAAAAAGTTTGTCAATCGAAACAATAAAATTTGTTTATTTCCGGAAAATTTCATATCATTGATCGATGGAGTCCACAAGTCGTACACGTCATTTTTAAAAAATAAAAAAGTTACCGTGCCTCAGTTTTTACATGTGATTGAAAGGACAAACGATTATAAAGTACGTGTAAAAGAAGAAGGTTTTAGCAAATATGTAGGTAGTGAAATTGTCAAGTATCTAGAAAATATTTTTGTGGATGATTGATTAATTGTTGTACACTGATATTGTTGTTGTTGGTATGAAATAAAACATATACACACTGATATTGTTGTCTTTTATTAAGAATAATGTACAATAATATATTAGAGTTGCCTGTCAGTACACGCGTTTTACCCGTTGAGGGTAAACGTATTTACATGAAATTTTTTAATCGTGCTTACGAAAAATATCATTCTGATATCACTGCTGCACAAATTGCCTGGCAAGCTGTTAAAAGAAAATACGTCAAAGTCAACGGCGAGTGGATACCTCGTTGCGACGCCAACGAATACGACACGACCACTACCGAAGACGAAGACGACGACGACGATTATACCACCACCGATACCGAGTAATATAAGCGCCGCAATAATGTTTCATTTAAACGAAGCGTTCTATCATGAAGAGATGCCCGCTCGTGCCAAACGTTTGTTTGTAAAGACTTTTAAAAAATATCACAAGCTAGACGGCGGCGATGAAGATGTGGCTCTTCACATGGCCAAACAGGCAGTAGATAGAGAGTATGTAAAGCTAAATAATCGTTGGATTCCTAAAACGGCTGCCGAGGAAATTGTACGGCACGATCTCGAAGATGATAGTTTGAGCGAATCTGAGACGCCTCCTTCTCCTCCGCCACCCACTCGTTCAAATATATTACAACGGTCCCCTGCGGTTGCTTTTCGACACAACAACAACAAAAACAACAACGTCAACCAGTATAATCGATTAAACCACGACGACGAAGATGACGACATGGATTTTTTGTCCGACGAAGAATCTGATGATACAGACGAGTACGATTACGACGAAGATGACCATTACAACAACACCATGTATAGAAAAAAATCTACGTTGACGAATCGCAATAGAGGCGGCGGCGGCGGCAATATTAAACAACAACACAAGTTTGCACGTACAATGAAAAGTAACAATAAACAAACATTCAAGTAAATTCTAAAAGTTTTATTTCGTATTCCCGATCGAGCGATTGTCTCGCCTTGTCCGAGGGTCGCACATAGTTTTTATTGTGTCTATTTTCAAAGTCTACATATCCACTGACACGTTTATGATATGTTTCTTCAAAGTAAATTGTCTTGGCCACAACGATTCTCGCTCTGTCTTCATTGTACAGATTGATAATTAACGATTTGTTGTGATCTTGCTCGTTGTACGCGACACATTCGCCGAGAGGTTTGTCTTTCTTCAGCCGTGCACCGTTGACGGTACATATGCTTTCGTAGTACAGCAATTCTGCCATAGATTCTAATGATAGGTCGCAGTAAACTTTAAAATTTGTGTAAATGGCTCGTTGAACATTGAGGAAAATTATGTATTCATTGTCACATAATCCGTCGGCACTGAACGATATGTGTCTGAGATCGATAGAGATTCCATCAAAATCAAGATATCTATTGTTGACGGAAACCATTTTCACCAAAGATACGAGATGACGTACTAACGGAGCGCCGCCGCAAGTTTCGGTTTATATATACGCGTCTCCGTTGTCGTAGTAACGCTCGACGACGGCTCCATTTGAACATAATTTCCATGAGTGTCGTCGGACAGCGATCGGGTGTCGCAAAACACCGCTATATCGTAAAGGATTTAGGGTTGTTTTTCAAATGACACACAACGACAAAATATTTGGTATCGCAATATTTATTTACAAAGTTTTATCCTCGTCGAAACAACATTTAATTATACTAGTACTAGAAGAAAAGACTAGGGGTTCCTTAAGTGAATTTGGCGACTTAACCAGCTTACAATCTCCAAAAACAATTTTGTTAAACTCATCATGTAATCTAATATAATTCTCAAAGCTAATAGACATAGGCGCTATAAATTTACAATTTTTACAATAAACAACTTGATTCGTTTCATCGACGCGTCGATCCGCCGAATCGTTGTTGTGCTGTGAGTGGTCGTCTCGATCAAAATTTGTATTTTTTTTCATCGAAAACAGTCTTGTAATTCCTCTGTCCCACAACATTGTATGTAGTGTTTTTGCCAACGTACGAAACGTCGTTTTTCTTTTGTTCATAAAATGAAGCAAGACTGTCTTGGTTTCTGTTTCTCAGCTTACTATCAACGGTGTTGTTGATAACCTCCTTGAGTTTAAAGTTTACTTGGCTCATGTTGCTTGTTATCAGATAACAACAACGTCTTGATATTGTGACACACTTTGTACTGTGACCTAAATATTGCGACACCCGGTTTTTATACTCGGCGATAATTAATTCACTCGAGAACAATGCCAAAATATCTGCGAAAATCATCGATGAAATTGTACCAATCTACGGCAATGTTGTTTCTAAAACGGTCGCTATTGTTATCGTCGAATCGTCGATTCGGCACGTTTTGGGAGACAATTAATTCGTAATAGCGTCTGTAATTGTTCGGCGTGCGTGCCCATTTTGCGTAATGGAAGATTTTCTTGACCATTTCCCGTGGAGGACACATGATGTGACCGGGCGCGTTGGCGCCGTATTGTAGATCGCAACACTTGACTCGCTCCTTGTTTTCCGGACACCTGCCCAGCATGCGAAATATTACTGATATATTCTTTCTGTTGTCGTTGAAAGGATTCGGTTGTTTGAGTATCATGGTCAGTATGGTGTTGTACATTAGAAAAGTTCGATAGATGATTTGCGATTCGTGCGAAGCGTCCGTGCTCGGTACACTAAATATATTAACGTCGTCGTTTTGGGGCACGCTTTCGTGCGTGTAAATGGATATCATCCTTTGCGGCAGTACAATGGTGCGGAATATAGAATAGACGAGGTCGACTTGCAAATTGTCCACCATTAGGATGTAACGGTCGACACACCCGGTAAATGCGTCGATGATGGTTTTGATGGTATTACGTAATATGACCATGTTTCGTTCGCCGGCGGCGTCGATGCCCATAAACTGTTCGTCGTCGTCGAGAGGGCGCAGTTGCGTGTACGATATCATTTCGTTGGCGTTGTTGTAGATGCCTCGAATTTCATAATTGTCGTTCGAGGACGACGCTTTGACGAGACACATGTAGAACGGTTCGCGATTGTAGTCTTGGTACACGTTGTTGAGAACGGTGAGATGATTGTCGAAAGCGGTGTCGTTTTCGGGATCATAGTGTTTGGTCACTTTGCAGTTCGCTCGTAATGGATGAATTGGACACTGGGTACTTGTCAGCTTCAACGTTTTGAAAGGAGTTAATTTCTCCAATACACACTGGTTTAATCGAATTAGATTCGTATTCGACGACATTTAAAATTATATAAGTGTTGTCGATCAATTCTAGGTTATCTTTGAGGATAGCGTTCAACACGTCATCCGCGATGGACACTGAAGACATTTTTGACAAATTTAAAATAAAAATGTTGTCTTATGACTCTTACAGCAAACTCGGTCGCTACGTGTTTATGCGTCAAGAAAATAACGATTTCTTGTATTTAGACAAGTACACTGATAAGGTGCAAAAATTCTCGCATCGTTTTCAAACGTTAACTGATCTCGGCGATTACTTGATTCTAGTCTATTAACAAGCAAGCGTAGCGCAATGAGCGGTAAATCGGGATCTAAACGAAAACCAACGTCGAGTCGCCTAAGCGAGATTGTGAAATTTAAACGCAAACAGGACAACAAACCCGCTGTGCCGACAACGAACGATCTCGAAGACGATGGTGTCGGTTTGAATTTTGACCCAATCTCTCCCATCAATTCACCGCCATACTTTCCCAACTACGATCCTGACGTTTCAAACTCCGCCATGGACGTGGATATTAGAAAACAAGTGGTGTTTGTCCGGCCGCCAACCATGAACCAAATCACTAAACAATACGACAACATCAACGACATACAAAATGCGATCGACAACATCACGCAGTACATGGACGCTCTTCAGAATAATATCAGTAGTGTTAAATGGACGACAAAGCAGCATTTTACTTTTTTCGAAAATCAAGTAAACAAAATCGGATACAAAGACATAATGATTTCAGTGTTGAACAACAACACGGTGAACAGGGACAACTTTTACGCATTATCCAACATGTTTTACAACTATTACGTCCATCTGTTCAACAACATAATCCCCTTGGCTCACATTATTGTCAACGTGAATTACACGCACAACAAAACTCGTATTACACATTCTATGACGGCCTTTCTAAACATGTGTGCCCACTACGTCGTAAGTAATATTAGACAACTTTTCAACTCGGAACCGACTATAAACATTCCGGAATCGTATTACAAAATCATCACTGACAAACAGCAATGCTTGACTAACTTGTACAACTTTAAATTAAACGATCTTCGAAACTTGACATTTATCAAACATACGCCGGATAATGACGTAAACACATATACCAGCACGACCGCGTCTAATCCTAAAGATCGCGTAATTAGTTTTCCCATTTACGTCGTGTACAATATACCAAATTTGAAATTTGAATAAAGGATTACTTGTAGCGAAGTAAATTATCAAAATCCAATTCCATGTCGAGAACGTGATGTTCGTTGACTCGATTAAACTCGTCGGCGTAAAATCTATCCACGTCTTGTTCGCCGATAAATCCCGTCATGTTGTCCAACAAAGACGAGCATTCATCTAGAGTTTTCGGCGGGAAATTAAAGTAGAATTTAACGTTTCTGTTGAAAGGATCCCTGTTGCGTTCTCGTTTCCATCTCTGCAAACATGAGGCGTGGAACATTTTTTCTAAATTTAGAGTTTTATATTCGGTGACGGCAACGACGCCATCGTTGTTGATGCGTTCAAAGCATATTTGGCATTCGACCACGGACCGTTTCCAAAGTTCATTGAACATTCTAAACAGATGGCTTTTTTTATCCTTTAAATTGATCGTTATTAACATGTTTGCGTATAAAAAGCAAACGTGCGACTTTATCGTGGGCACAATTTAATGTATCATGGAACTTATAATACCATTTCTACACTACTCGAAGCTTTATCGGCTGGCCACGAGCGAAAATGCGCGTCGCCTAATCTACGACCAATGGTCAAAGGACACGACGAATATTACAAGAGATTTGAGTTCAACAAAGGCCGTTTCATCATCGACAAATTGCGTGTTTTGTCATGAAAAATTCAATCAAGACAAGGACCGGTATTTTTGCGATTTCTGTTTCTTTCCTCGAACCGGTGTGGACGAAGAGTTTGCCACGTACTGCTTGTTGAGCGTGTGTTACTACGAGACGGCCGGTGAGATCATCGACGACAATAATGGCACCGAATCATCATCACAACGCGTCGTGTACAGACAACGGCTCAAGATGACGTGGTACAATTACGAACGTATAGGAAAAATGTACGAAGTTTTGTATCCCCAATGCTATCAATGTAAAAGTTTGACACGTAACTTGGGCGCAAAGTTTTATTACTTTGATGATCGAATGTTCTGCGACAACTGTATGTTTCCCTTGTTTATCATTATACTTCATAATAAATGACCGTGGATTATATTTTTTTGTTTTTCTTTTATATCAACTTCAACAATAACACGTAGTGTTTCGTCGAAAGAGCAAGGGTAACGAAACGTTACCCTTGAATATTTAATAAACAATCTTTGAAATGGACACGTTATCAAACATAACAATTTAATGTCTTGATGTTTGCTTTCGTCGAAGTGTTTCACTGAAAGCAAACATCAATAGAATGACGCAATAAAATGATGAAATCATTGCTAAAAATAACAACATAATGTGTCCATGTTTGCTTTCGTCCATGTGTCTCGCTGAAAGCAAACATCGAGACATTAAAATGTCGTCATGATGATGGTAGTGGATGATGCAATACTTGTTTTTTATGTCGCAATAGTTACAATCTTTGCTTTCGGTGAAGTGTTTTGTTGAAAGCAAACATTGTTGTTGCTGGCTGATGTAATACTTGGCAACAGTAACGATGTTTGCTTTCGGTGAAGTGTTTCGATGAAATCAAAGATCGCTACGCATGTGTCATGGTTAAAAATAGATTGGTAACAATGTTGGCTTTCAGCAAAACACTTTGCCGAAAGCAAAGATTATTGTCGGTTACCAACTGACGCAATAAAATTAAATTATTGTGCAATAAACAATCTTTGCTTTCGGTGAAGTGTTTCACTGAAAGCAAAGATTGTAACTATTGCACAATGATTTCATCATTTTAGAATATTATTCTTTTAGACTTTGTTAATCGTTTTAATGACCTGCTACGATAACGTTTCATGGTGCGGGTTTTGCGTTGTTTTTTATAATCTATTCCTTGAACATCACTACTAATCGTCACGTACACAATAATCATTGTGATAATAATGTTGTATTTATACGGGCGTCTTTCAAGTGTATAGTGCAGTTCTGTAAGTAGACTTAAACATGCAATCGTTTGAAGATCGACTTAAAACTTTTTCAAATTGGCCGGCCAACGATCGAGTGCCGTCGCACATGTTGGCTTTGGCCGGGTTCTATTATACGGGCCGCAATGACGAAGTTCGTTGTGCTTTTTGTAAAGTTGAAATAATGAAGTGGAAATATGGCGACAATCCCATATTGGATCACAAAAAATGGGCTCCTCAATGTAAATTTGCAAAACTATTAATTTCCAACCCATTAACACCGATCACGGAAACGGGAATCGATGAATGCGGTACGTCCAACAACCCGGTTCCTAGAATGATACCCAAGTACCCTGCGTACGAGGACGTGGAAAAAAGGCGTCAATCCTACCAAAATCTACCTATTCCTCTGTATCAAGATTTGGACGACATGGCATGTGCTGGATTTTATTACAACCGCGACGATAGTACGTTTGTTTGTTTCCAAGGAGGTTGTACTATTGTTCATTGGGAAAGACGTGACGATCCTTGGCGCGAACACGCTCGTTGGTTCCCCAATTGCGAATACGTAAACTACATCAAGGGTCGTGATTTTGTTCAAGAATCAATATCTTTGAGTTGCGTAATACAATCCAACGAACAAGAGCAGCAGCAGCAACAGCAAGACGAACAGCAGCAGCAGCAGTATGCCGTGAACAATTCTGTCGCTGTCGATAAAAACAAAGATGATAGAGACGACGAAGATGATTTGCTAATTTGTAAAATTTGCTTTGATAATCGTCGTGATGTATGTTTTTTGCCATGCGGTCATGTGGTTTCGTGTCGTCAATGTTCGTCGAATGTTAAACATTGTCCTTTGTGTCGCTCAAACTTTACCAGCGTTCATCAATTGTACTATGCCTGAATTGTATTAAATAAAACACACACAAAAATTTTTAATATTTTATTTTATTAATCCTGGTCCATGGTTTCATCATCTGAATCGTAGTACGACATCTCTTCATCGTTGTCGTACGACTCTTCACCGCTGCTTTCCATTTTATCGAATGCCGAACTAAAATTCAAACGACGTTCAATGTCTTGAAGAATGACATCATCGACTTCAATGTTTTTTATAAAATTGTAATCGTTTGATATCTTACGTTCGAGTTCGTTGATATCGTTTTCGATGACGTTAATCTTGTCTATTTGAGGAGAATAGTTTGTGTGATCTATGCCCATCTCGGCTTCGGTGTAATCGCGAACAATAAACTTTTTACGTTTGCTTTCGCGTTCTACAATATCCTTGATGTTGCGTTGTGTCAATAGTTCTATTACTGCGCAACCGGGACGATTGCTGCACATTATCAAAGCTACTATGCCGTCGTCTTTAAAGTAGTTTTCTAGATACTCTTCGTCGATGGTATCATCCTCGCTGACCTGCCATTCGACCAAAAGTCTATTCGTAATGGTAGTTTTATAATGTTTGTTTTTGATTTTGAGTTGAATAGTTTTGTAGACGTTTTCTTTCAACATTAATTGAATGTCCATTTCGTAAAAGTCTTTGGCATCGTTTTGTAAACGTAAAGCGCTCGAATAGATCTCGTTGGCTGTCTTTCTCAGAGGCATTATTTTTTCGTTAAAGTAATGGTTGATTTTATCTTTTTCGACCATGTATCTATCGTAGGCTTTACGATTTTGCGGTAAACCCAACACTTGTAAAGCGTTACCTAAAGTACTATGGATTTTTTCGTTTGTGTTCTCGCTAGTTGCGGCCACGTCTCTGCCGACGCGAGATTTTTTATAGGTGTGTTGAAGATTGTTAACTTTACTGGTGATATCTGCTTTTGTGGCATTACGGCCAACGTTTAAGAGATCGTAGTAGCTGATCGAATCTAAATTTAAAAAGTACAAAGCATCCTCTTTTCGGGAAACTTTAGCCGCTACGGGTTTTTCGCTGCTGTTCGTCGAACTAGATTCGCTTGTCGATCTTAGACTGCCGCCGCTGGTTCGTTTGCTTTTGTCGCTAGTGGCGGTGCTAGTAGCGCGTTTTAAAAAAGAAGACGGCGGTGAAGGCGCAACGGATATCGTGCGTTTTCTAGGCGAAACTACAGCCGTCGTGGACGGAACGTTAAGTCTTGTAGAGCTACGCGTCACCCTGCTCATTGTCGTCGACGCTCGTCACAATGACGGACGTGATTGTCGATTTTAATAAACTGTACGATAAACTGCGCGACAAATACGGATTGCGTTACTATCTCAATTGTAACAATAAAACGGTCAATACGTGTACGATCAAATATTTGCAGGAGCGACGTTCTTATTTTTGCTGTGCTGTCGATTCGCTGGAACGATGCGTGCTTCACAAATGCGTACTGATCATATTCGGCACCTGGTTAGATTTGGAGTTTAGACGCGACGACGAGAACAAATCGTCTCAATTCAACGGCACGTTTATGATCGACGGCCGGTACTTGAGCTTTCCCAACATCATGATGAACAACAACATTCTCATACACAATTTTTACGACAAGCTCTATAGCAAAGATTGCAAACGCATGTTCCTCTATGGCAATCTGGACGAGGAGAAAAACATCAATCGCGCCATTCAACTCGTGTACGACAATCAGCGCGATGTGTTGTATGCTCGCGACGTGTACGCCAGCGACTACGTCGTCACCGAGGATCTCAACGATATCCTCGAAATGTATTTGAAAAACAGCGGCAAATGGACTCCGTTAAATTTCGTCTTTGATTTTAACAAGGAACAGAGCGCAAAGTTGGTTAATTTGATTAAAAAAATTATGGCCACCGACATTAACTACACCATTGACAATCTTTCCAACAAAATCATTTACAAACACGACTATTTGTTGTGGTTAATCTATAAACCAATCTTGAAAAACTATAGTACAATCATGGAAAATAAAACTACTCAACAACAGCAACAACAACAACATAATAATCATCAACAGCGAAAGAAAAAAATCCAATCTATTCTGTTTCCTAAAGAGTGTAAAAAAGTCATCGATACCGTGGTCAATGGTAAACTAATCTATTCAGTGTCCAAGACTTTTAGCAAACAGAAAAAGAATTTCATCAACTACCAAGACAACAGTAGTAACAATAACATCGAAATCAGTCTGCCATCGTTAAAGTACCGTATCGGCAATGAAGTGGTGCGCATCACAAACGATACTATGCGACAGGATATGCTCAAACAAAAATTCGACTTTATCAAGTTTGTTGATAATTTTTTCCACGGAGAAATGACGGTGGCCGGCAAGAAATTTTTTCTGTGTCGCGATGTTAAACTGCCCAGTGTCGATTATGAATCTGTAGCTGAAAAGTTTAAATCTTTGTTGGCTGCCAATCTCATCAAAATCGCTTCCTACGACAACGAAGACAACGTTTTAATAGCGTTTAATAATCGTCCTACGATCTTTGAATGCGATAGAGACAAAATGATCTACATCATATATCAGTTGAAACGTAACAAGTTTCCCATTGAAATTAAATTTCACAACAACATTTTGTTTCTGAACCATCACGAAGGTATGATCTGTATAAAGAAAAGGTTAAAGATTAACAGTGATGTGGGCATCGTAAAAATAATGACATTGTTGACGCCGTACGAATACCACAATGAATTGTCGTACTTGCGAACCGTGCCCGGCATCTGCGTCGAAGAAGAGAAACATTGTTCGCAATTAATGTCCAAACTGTTACACTACTATTACAAAGATATACTATCCATGTTTGCTACGACGCCGGTGCCCAAGTCTATAGTTTCGTTGACCAATTTAAAAAACGCCATGCCTGTCGTCGCGTACAACAATCTGGGTGACAACGATATATTTTTGGACAATTTACCGGCAGGCAACAGCGTTGTCGTCGCTCCCGAGATTATGCGCAACGACAAAATGTTTCGTTTGTGGACACTGGTGCGCGATCATAAACTGATGACCGCCGAAGATCCCTATATCCCCGACAACAAACTGCCCATTCGTCTGTTCAACAATAAAATCAACAAACTCAAAGGAAAACTTAACACGTTAAAAAACGAAGTGCCCAAGATAAAATATTACAAGAGTAGAGTCAACAATTGCGTACAAGTCAACGGAGGCCATATTCTTCACATGGCCGGTGTGGTCGTGTCCAACATTAAAATCGGTTGGATCTACGACGGAAAAAGGTACAAGATTGAAACGTGTCGAAATAAAACATTCTACGTGTACAAAATATACGTATATTACAGACAAATAGACAAGCAACAAATTGAAAAACTAGATTCTTCTTTGACCGTGACCAACAATACGGTGTACGTCAAATTGATCATCATCACGTCGACGGCCAACTTGGAAGGTGTTAAAATTTGCGGCATCCACGGACAAAAAGGAGTGATGAACGGCAGCGAGGATCTGACCGAATGGATGGCCGAAGACGGCACGAGCGCGCAAATTTGTCTATCGCCCATCTCGTACTTGTCGCGTCAATCAAACTTTGAAAATATCGAAATGAAGTATGTGGTGCGCGGCGGCGATCACTCGAACCCCGACGCAAAACGGTATCCTATTTTCAACATTCCATACATGTTCTTCAGCAATACACCGGACAATATTTTCAAAGAATTCATCAAAGGCAACTACACTGGCCACGAAAAAGTCGAAGGCACTCGACTCGACCAATGGACCATCAACCAATCTTTTGCGGGCAATCGATGGGCGGAAAGTTTACAATGCGTTCGAGGCGGCAACAATTTGCCCGACAACAGTGGCGAATTTAATGTAATGTCTAGTTTGTTACACTGTAATAATACAATTATGAGATAAGCTTCAACAGCGATGAAAACGTACAACTTTTCGTCGAAAAAGGAAGGGTAACGAATCGTTACCCTTGGTGTTTCGTCGAAACGTTACGTGTTGTTGTTGAAGTTGTTTAGAAAGATATCTTTGTAACATTCGATACACATGATTTTGTTGTTTTTAATTATGGCTCTGAATCTGTTGAAAAATCTGTCGCTGCTTGTGTTCGTGTACTTTTTGTGTAAATAAACCATTTCTTCACAAAAATAGCATTTTGAATATTTATTCATTCTTATACAAAATGAAACTTGAACTGATTACCAAGAGTGTTTTCAAAGGTGAACGCTAAAGACGTTCTGGTGATGAGGTCTGATTTCAAATCTACAATACGCATTCCCACTTGACCCAAGATGTGTTCGATTTCATCAAAGTACATGATATGCGTGTGTTTAGTGGTCTGATATGCGTTGTTGATGCTGACTTGTCGAGTTTTATTATTTTTGATTAATACATAGGGGAACTCGAAAATGCACTCAATTTCATTGTCGTTTGTGACCACCTTGAAATTGCGTTTTAATTTATTCTCTTTAGATATTTTTAGCGATGATGCAATATCATCGGGTGATGTTGATGTCATCGAATAACACACGGTGCCCTCGCCCTCGTTTACATCTTTGACGGGCACACGTTGATATAGAAAAACGATATCGTTGTCATTGTCGTCGTCGTCGTCGTAGTTGTTGTTGTTATTGTTAATAGATCCGGGTTCAAAGGGAGGTAGCTGTTTGTAGTTTTCAATATTATGATGTTGAACCGTGTAAAGCTGAGAATTTTTGTAAACGTTATTCTTTTCTATGATGGCAAATTTATTTTTCTGATTGTGGTTCAACTTTAGGACGACACAACGAGCGTCGCGGTTTGTGCTATTGACAGCTTTGATTTGGTCGTACAATTGTAACATGCCCGTTTTGTAGAATAGAGTGTACGAGTAGAATTCAAGATTAAGTGCGTCGAATTTACTGAATGACATCACCGCTGCGCAATCATCGAGGTTAACGATCGCGGTGAAACCCGGATTCGGTAGGAACGACATTGTCGTGTTGGGCGATATCAGAACGTCGTTTTCGGGCAGTTTAACTACGTCGTTTTCCAACAAGATAACACCTGCGTCAATATATGTCGGCATTTCATCATCCTTCTCGTTATCGTTCCATATACGTTTAGTCATGCTCCACAGCAGCGCGTGTGTTCTAAAGTCGTAATTGGCCTGATAATATGCCACGTTGTTGACAGGCGCGACTAACGACGAAAAGTAGTACTCGTTTCTGACGGTAACTACTTTACTGAAATCTGCGGCGTACACGCCGGGTTTGTAGTACATAATCTTTGAAATGACAGGCATGACGTGGACGCCGTTTTTGTATAAAAGTGCGGGATGAATTCGTCCGGAATTGCTGCCCACCATGTGTAAGCTATGATCGACGTTTTGCATGACGACAAAGTTGGGGCCGAACAAAAAGTTGTAGTATTGGAAGGTGTAATAGTTTTCGATTAGGAAAGAGTAATTTCGTACGTTGGCGTCGACGTAGTTGATAAAATCGAATCTGATGCCGCTACCTTCGTTGTGCACGTAGTTTTGTACATCTTCAAGAACGTTCATGACCAAAGGTTGAGATTTGATTTCGGACAATTCGACACCTTTACACAATTGAGCGTAAATGTACGGCAGACACATTCGTGTGCTGAAACCAATGTTTCGTCGCCAGCCCAACGACATATTCGGTTCGGTTATATAGTTGTCGATGATTTTGACGGCCACTTTGCTGACATCGACGTATGGTCTGAGCGTGATGGACAAGAGCATTGCGCATTCTGTTAAACTGATACTGAAAAGATTCCAGTACATTTCGTCAAAGTTCCATGGTAGATGCTTGTACGGTGTAGGTGTTGGTAGTTTATTGGCTATAATTTTTAGCGCTCGAGCCAAACGAGTGGCCACGACATTGTTGGTTTCGTCGAAATTAACGGTTGCGGCGGCGGCGTTCATGTAAATCGCGTGAGCGTTGAGAGAACGCAAAAGTTGCGCAAAATCTTTAGCGTTCTCGAAAGGTTTTAAACTTTTAAAAATGTCAATGTCGTAATCGTCTTCGACAAACTCGAAAAGTATATCGGTTTCGTTGTAATCGGTTCGTAAATCTTTAGTTTTCCAAAGAGTGGACCGATAGAAATCCTCAAAAGTATATAGGTTAACTTCATGATTGAAATTATCAATTTCGTTATCGATGTAGTCGTCGATTGGTCGCGAGGCGTTGTTGTTGTTGCTGCCGCTGTTGCTATTGCTGCTGTTGTAATAGTACAGAACAACGACAATTACTAATATAATCACGACGACAGAAACAATAAACCATACGGCGTTTGACATATTTCACGGTTGAAACTTAAAGTATTATAATGGGTTTTGCGCGTTTTTACGAGACGAGATCGCAGTCATTGCCGCAATGTTGCAAATATTTGGCTGATCCCTTAGCTTTGTACATGTTGTATGTGAAGTACGACGACTACGATCCGACACAGACACGCCATGTCATCAAAAACACTATCGAGGTGGACGACGAAGGTTTCATTGTGATGCAACAGCTTTGCGTGTGCTTCGATCTCGACAATTTGTCCACGGCTTCGCCTAAAGAATTAAACTGTTACGTGGACGTTACGCGAAAATCTATGAGCGATCACGACAAACGCATCTATAAACTTTTACTGCACGACAGATGGTGTAAAGGAGATTTTGTTCGTCTGCGCAAAATGCTCGTTCAGCCGGATGTTAGCAAACTCATCACGTTCGGTTGCAACGTTTTATGGGAACGCGGCTACGAAAACCACTACACTTTGGGCCAACAGCTGAGCATTCGCATAACGACAAAACTCATCCAAAGCGGTCTGGATTTTAAACATCAACAGGACTCGGACAACACCAACGTCGTCGACGCCGTGCCCGGTCGCGGCTGGAACAGCAAAGCTTTCGAAAAACTAATCGGAAACATTACGTCAATATCTGACGTCATCAAAAGACATAAAAGTTCACACAAGTACATTGTTCTCGAAATAGATCCAATAAATTGCGACGCAGTAAAGAAATGTTTAAGCGATCAATTCACGTTGATTTTTAATGCGCACATGCAAAACGTGTGCGCGATCCACGTCGATGAAGACAAAAATTCCGTTCAATATTTAGTGAAGCTATCAAAGTTGATAAATGATAAACTTGTAAACGTGCTCTTTGTCACCGACGTGGAATATTATCTGAAGCAAAACAACTACATGTTTTATCTGTACAATTCTCTGAAAATGTATTATTACTGTTTGTGTAACAAGTTTGTCTTTGAATATAAAGATTACGAAATAATATTCTTGTTGAATCTTATCATTTCGTTGGAATGGCACAACAACGGCCACCTAAACTCGTTCACATTAGAAAAATCCCAGATCTACAATCCGCTCGAACTGTCGACCCGTCGTCTAAATTCGATAAAACGCGCCGCTGCACAATCTAGGGTCATAAACAACGATAACGAAATAAAAATAGATTTCATTAAAGGCAAACGAATGAAGATGGGCACACACTACGGTCAAAGACTTGTAACATTATATTGATAACGGTATAAATTAGTAGTATATAAACGACGATGAAAACTGCATCGTTGTCAGTGATCTTAACACTTTAGCACAAGCAACTATGAACGTGGGCACGGTGTGTTTGTGTGTGGACAGTTGTCTGCTGTTAACGAAAAAAATCCATTCAAACGTCGTACAGACAATATGCCAGTTGGACTTTGAAAAAGGAACCCCGAATCTGGTGCCGATACGCAAAAGTTTAATAATGTTACGCAATAACTTGGACTATTTATATGTATATATCAAGAATAATTTGGATCAAAAGGACAAGAAGCTTAACGAATTCGTAAATTCCGTTGTTGTCAAGGAGTTAAACGATGCCCTGTACAATTACATGAACGATATACAAATTTTGGACGAAGACATGAAGAATATTGAAGTGTGCAGTCACATGATGTTTACTTTGAAGTCTTTTAATAAAAAGAATTTTCAACTCCACTTGGAGATTAACGATTACAATCTTACGTACACATTTATTAATATGATCAATGTGCACGTGCTACCTCCGAGCAAGTTGTTCAACTACGTAGTTGATAAAATTAATTACATGCAACGTGTGTGCGATAGGATTCATGCTCGTCTATACGAATTGGAAACGATTTACATAATGGTGAACATGGCAACCGCGGCTAGTCTCGATGATAACGACACAGTATATAAAGCGACGCCGAAAGATGCATTGCTTTAGTTGAAGTCTAACATCGGCGAGGAGCTAACAACACGACAACGGCTACTATGGACGAAGGAAAATTATGCTTGGTCATAGACAGCTTCAGGAGGCAATTGAGGCTGTTGAATAAACGAGTGCTGTTAATTCAAGAAAATATTGATTTTGAAGAACCTTTACCGGACTTGGAAAATTTAAAGAATAATTTGACTAAAATTAGAAGCGATTTAAAGTACGTGCTGCAGTGTGCCGAGAACAACATTGATACAAATTTGGACGTTTACATATCACATCATACGATTAATGAATTGGATTTTATGCTGCGTTCATGGGAAAAGTGTTTGCTTGACAATATTCCCTTTGATATTGATGAGTTTAATGTTACTCTAAAGACGTGTGTGTACATGTTTAATAATGTGAAACGTATAAACTTTAAAAACTATATGACCACAAAGCCTTTGTACGATAACAATAATATTGAATCGTTTGTCCATCAAGTGTGTATGTATTGTAAAAGAAGTAACAAATACACGTACATGTTGAATAGTATACGTAATCTTGTAGATATATGTGATAAAATTAAAGTAAGGTTGTCAATGTATGAACTTGGTACCGAATAAGAATTGTACAATGCATTCATATATAATAAATAATATATTATTTCACAAACAGTATATTTTATTTAATCATGCGTTGCGCAGGTTTGTTTATGATTCTCGAAGCGGACAAGGCGGTGTTGCTGTGCGCTCGCCGTTCGTACAATAGTAACGTTTCGTACAGTGATCCCAAACAATTGGAACGTGTAAACTTTTTGGAAAAGATTTCAATTCCCCGAGGCAAACGGGACGGTAGAGATATATTCGATTACGAGACGGCGGTGAGGGAGTTCATCGAGGAGACGGGCACGTTCTTTGAAAGTGCTTGGGTGTATCGTGTGCCGTTTGTGCTGCAATGGAACGATGCCGGTGTCACGTACAAGTATGCCATTTACGTGGGCATAGTTAAAGGTTTGCTACAGCACGTTTCTCGAGAACCAAACACGTATTGTGTAAAGCTCAATTGTGATAGGCCAAACGATTACAAGTTTAATTTAGAACTTCGCAGATATAATAACGAGATTCCTCGACATCTATATATTCTGCCGTTGCAAGATTATTTTCAGTATATGAACGAAAAGCAATTGATCACGTACGATTCTAGCAACTATCTGGAATTTTTCGAGTTTGTAAAGAGCGTCAAGGCAAAATTTAATCAACGTACGTTGAATAATTTTTTTTTATTAACTCTGAAATTGGACACGTTTAATTTCTATCAAACATGGATAAACAATCGTCGAGGCAGCAGCAGCAACAACAATCATCGCGACACTTCAACATTGCTAACGTCGAACAAGGATTTGAAAAAGATAATCAATGTTGTTTGACTCGCAGCGAAACGTATGCGTTGTGCCGTGAAGTTATCAATAAACGTAAGCACGACAATGATCTATCCAACGTGTGGACGCACATTTTTGAGCCAGGCTTTCAAGAACAACTCGAATATATAAGGGCAAATCTTGACAAAGCGTTCATTACTGTTGGCGGCGAGCAACCACACTGCAAGCGACTGTTTTATCACGCGCAGAAAATTGAAAAAATATTTAATTTAACCACGTCTCTTGAAAACGAATACAAAACTGCCTACAGTAAATATGAACACCACAACGAACGCTTTAACTGAAATGTACAACAGTTTCGGCGGAGGCAACGTTCTTTGCGACAAAGCGCACATGGAACACGTTACCGCCGTCATCAACACACTAGAAAAGAAAAAGATCAAGTACAAAATCATTCCCATGCCCGTGTACGGCGATGACGGCCTCGAAGTTACCTTTGCAATCGTTATCATGGTGGACAAAAAGAATCTGAAGCGAAATAAAAAATCCATTAGCAACAACAAGTATATCTTGTTCAATAGCTGGTACACGAAAAATCGCAAATCGTCCTGGCCGAACAGCCATACGATGTGGAACTTGATGAAAACTCACACTACGGCCAAACCGTTTGTAGACATTTTTGATTTTATGGAAAAGATTGGCAAATCCATCGAAACTAAAAAATCATCACCACCACCACCATCGTCGTCGCCGTCCGAAGATAACGCAGTCGTCGCCGATGTTAACAATGAAAACAATGCGCGTCGTATGAATCTATACAATGAGTTTTACAAAATTACCACGTATACGTTTGTCAACGACGCAGCCCCTTCGAACAGTTTCATATACGACATTAAATTGGACGGAAACGACGGTTTGGAAAAGTTGAACCGTCAAACTTTGGAGAATGGCGTGATTGCGTTCAAGAACATTTTAAAGTCTGCAGTTCCGTCCTCTGTGGAATTTTTAACTACAACTACGGCAACGACAACGGTAGCTACATCAAAGAAGAATGATAAAACTTTAAAATCTTCGTCATCATCGTCTTCGTCGTTGTCTTCGTCTTCTCGAAAACGATCGGCAACGACGGCGGCGGTGTCGAGCAGCAAGAATGTGAAGAGCGCGAAAAAATCAAAAAAAAGTCATGTGGTGCCCGCCTTGACCATGGAAAACGATCAAAGCGACGACACACAAATGTCATATAGTTAATATAAAATGACAAGTTGGTCAGTTCGAGATGTTAGTTTTATTGAAAAACAGCTACAAGACAGCCATGTTTGCCTTTAAATGTCCCTACACTGAAAACTATATCAGTGTGTATTTAAATTACAAAACATATTATTTCGACTATTATGAACTGATGGTGTTGCTGGAAATTTTTTGCGGTGGTCAAGACAATATTTTGAAGAAGGGCGGCTGCGACAAGATCATCAACAGATTGAAAAAGGCGAGATTTCTCAAAATTCACGAAGCGATAGTTTTACTGGATTGTTTTTTAAACACGGAAAAGATTCAAAAATACATTTTGAACGAAATATATCCCAAGCTGTTAAAATACAAAAAGAATATGTTGTAGTAATAATTTTTTTTACTTTAATAAAAATACATTTTATAAATGTGTGTGTGTATTTATTTATTTCAATAATAGTAAATCTATATGAGGACCGTTGTGTCTGATTATGATAGCTTCTAAAATGAGACCTTCGTAAATCAAACGACGATGAGATGTGGTAGGTGGCACGATCAAGGCTGCCGTGTAGTTTTTAAGTTGGCCTTCCATGACTATGGCTTCATGTATTCCGTTGAGGCGAGTTTTGGTCACTTTGACCATTACCATTTACAAATACCGCCACGTAGTCTCAAAACTAAATGTATCGTAGATTCTTTTTGAATGTTGTAATCGCTCATAGTACGAGAATCTTCAAGTTGTTTACCAGCGTAGATGAGACGCTGTTGGTCCGGAGGAATGCCTTCTTTGTCGGCAATCTTTTGTTTTAGCTGTTCAACGGTGTCGGTGGATTCGACGTCCACGGTCACCGTTTTGCCGGTCAGAGTTTTTACAAAAATCTGCATGGCTTAATTATTCCTTTCCTCTCTTAGTAAGATATTTTAAAAATGAGCAGTCAAGAATTCATCAACGATCTACAGGCTTTGATCGATAGAGTTTCGGCGAAACACAAGCCCGATCCCAATTCAAAGCTCGGAGATGTAATCCAGCACATGGGTCGTAATGGTTTGCTTTTGCAAAGGAAAAAAGAGGATGACTTTAGTATCGACGAAAAGATTGAGATTTCAGACACGGCACGCGATTACTTGAATCTGCTGCAAACGGAAAAACTGTCCGAATGTCGTTTGTGTTACCACAACGATGACACGTCGCGCTGTGACTTTCATCGAAAATACATCTTCACCAAAGATCCTAAACAATACTACGATGATTATGTGAATTTCCTCAACAGCGAGATGGGCATCATTAGTTTTGTCGAACTCTACTACACGTATCTAGCGGTGTCCACATACAAAATTGTGTCGCTGATGATGATGCGTGACCTGACCAACTTTTCGTCCGTTCGTGAACTATTAACATACTACAATTACGAATGTGCCAACGACATCGACGTCGTGCCATACGAAACTATGGATTGTGAATAGTAGTTTGCGCAACAACTTGTTTTTATTGCATCATAATTTTACAATCTTTGCTTTCCGCGAAACACTTTGCCGAAAGCAAAGATTGATAAAATGACGCCATAGAATGACGCAATATTAAATCATCGCTAAAAATAAACGTACAATGTTTGCTTTCCGCGAAACACTTCACCGAAAGTCAACATCGTTGTACGTTTATTTTTAGCGATGATTTAATATTGCGTCATAATTTTATTTTCAATCTTTGCTTTCCGCGAAACACTTGACCGAAAGCAAAGATTGAAAATAAAATTATGATGCAATAACTACAATGTTTGCTTTCAGCGAAACACTTTGGCGAAAGCAAAGATCGAAGTGTTATTGCATCATAATTTGTCATCGCTAAAAATAGATATTGCGCAGTAGTGATTTTTATTCTTTTACGATTGTGATCGTGTTTTCCTGTAGCAGCGGCGCCGACGATGATGACGACGACGACGTGGTCGGTGTAACCACTGTAAATTTAATGTCGTCGTTTGTAAAATCTACAGAGATCGTGCCTGCGATTGATTTGTCTTCTACTTTCATGACGTATATGGTGTCGACGTTGCCGTCTTTGATGTACATGTCGTAGTCGAATATGTTGGTAATGTAATCGGTGAGCGGGTCGACGCGTAAATTAAGTTTCTCCAATTGTTTCACAGAATCGACGTGAACGTTGTTACTGATTACACCTTTGCAAAAGTTTATCAGTGTCATATAATGATCAAAACGTTTGTAATGCTTTGACGAATAGGACGTGTTTTTCAACAAATCACCGGTAGTAAACTCCATTTCAACACTTACTATAAATATTGTGCATATTGATAATACTTTATACACCTGAAACTGGTTGAACTAACAGGACGTATTGCCTGCCTGAACAACATGGCTTCTAAACGCAAAATTACTGAGATTAAAGACGAGGCGGTGGTGGCCAACGTTAAACAACAGCGTAGAGACAGTGTCGAAGGAGGAGAAGAAGAAGAAGATAACCAACAATTAGATATTTACAACCACAACAATGCTTTGGCTAACATTGAAGACAATCCGATGGAGGACGATGAAGTGTCGCATCCCGATCATGACAAAATGCTATGCGTGTTTAAGGTTCCTACGATAACGAGAGCGATGACATGGGTCGACTTGCTGCTGTACAATTTGCAAGCGAAAAACATCACCGTATTAAGATGCGAAGCGGCCTTTAACAAACTTTTCGATTGTCTCACTTTCCTCGAACAGGGATTGTGCATCGACACTCATATGGATGAATTCGAACCTGAAATCTCTAAAGAAATTATAATTTTGAAACCAAAACCGCCTCGTGTCGTGTACAACGTAGGCAAAGTGGTCAGAGGCGGATCGAAACCCTTTTTCTTTTTCGATTATGCCAAAGTGAAGAGATGCGTAGGTAACTTTGGCGAATTTTTGAGCATATCTTGGTCCAACCAATATATTCACAACAAGGCGTACGGAAAGGTGATCATCAAGTACAAAGACTTTGATTGTGATAGCATGAAACTTCAAGACGGCGCGATAGTCAACCTTCCCGGCGACGACACTCCATCTAAAAAGACGATAATTGTTCGTAAATTTTTCGACGTGTTCCAGCATCGCAACGAAAGGGTGTACATGACGGGTCGTCTAGTGAAAAGAATCAATTGCGATCCATTTACCATTGAACGGTTCAATAAAGTGTTCGAGTTCGAGACCGACACCAAATCTTCCGCCGAAGTGGACATGTTGGTGGGGATACAAATAGACGGATTCAAGCAGAGCAAGGAGGAAGTCGAATTTGAAACAGTAAACAATAAGAAGGTGCAGGAGCGTACTTACTCGTTGGCTATTAGACCTATGATTTTTATAAAAATTGAAGAAATTTAATAAAATTTTATTAAAAATGTATGTGTTTTATATTAACGGTACTAATGTGGAAAAACGTTTTGGTCAAGAGTTTATCAACTTCATTTGCGGAGGTAAAATCAAACACGAAATTGAACATGAAGAGTGTACGAGGAAAAAGTTGGTGGTGAGATCGAGCTATGCTGCCAAAAAACTATTGTCTGTCAACGGTAAAGCGTTTTGGCCCGACGGTACAAGGTTTCGCTGCAAACAAATCAACAGTAGAAGATTCGACCATCATCACCACCACCACCACCATCATCATAGAAGACAACGAAGACACTCTTACGAAAACGATTGTTGTACTAAAAAACTTGCGTCTTCGTCTACGTATGAAAACAACAGCAACAATGGAGGCAGTAACAGCAGACCGTTTAGTCCCACCTTGAGCAACAAAGAATGGTACGCGTCATATGATAACATTAACTTTGACGAAGGTGATAAACTTTATGATAAAAAATAAAACAAATTTATGTGAAAAACAGTCTTTTTATTTAAAAATTGGTCGAGCCAAAGTTGAGAAACTCCATTCTCATCTTGTGAAGTTTGTCATCGATCTCGGCAATCTCCTTTTGGTCCTTTGTGATTCGTTTGATGCGTTCCCAATGCTGCATCTGAATGCTGAGTTGTTTCTTGGCCATGACTATTTCGTTGAGTTTCTGTCGCACCGATTCGTCTTTGCTCTTCTTGTAAGCCTCGGAGGCGTAGATATTCTTTTTTCCTCCAAACGAAGGCATCTTGTTGATTCTGTGTGCCGGTTCGATTGTTTTTGTACACATTGAACAAAAAATCAAGATTATATACTAATCCTAAATGTCATAGGTTAAAAAAATAATAAATAGTAAGTGTATAATGTATAAAATGATTAGCGTATTGGAAATCTTGGTAGTCGCGTTCACGCTCTGTGTCTCTACGTCGCCGTTATCTACCATGGCAACGTTCAATGTAAAATACACTGTCGATCACGAAACCAAACGCATCAACGTAAACTCTGTGTTGGACGCGCCCGTGTCTATACACGTGATCCCGCCCAACTCTGATACGAACGGCGACGAAAAGTTGACGTTATTGCATCAGTTTCCGGGTGTGGCTACTAACGTTATATTTCCGTCGATCACAAAGGACGATGACCTGTACGTGCAACTTAACAACGGTGTTTTGTACAAAACTCGAGCGACTCGTGTCTACACTAATTTCCATACGCACAAGAATCGCATGGTCTACGGCCAACTATACACAATCGCCGTCGACGATTTCGAGATCGCCAACAAGATTTACATCGGCGCGCCGATCTATCGCAACAAACAGCTCGTGTCCGTGATCACGTGCCGCTTTGATGACTACGAGGCCGGCTTGGTCATGTATCCCGTGACCGGAATTCGACCGCAAGGATTGATTTCGGGCCAGATCCAGTACGATGACCGGGTCGGCGTCGAAACGTTACGACCGAGCATGTCTGTGTACGGACGCCAGCAGTTGCCATACAAAAGCGCACACATGTCGGTGAAACAGTTTGCCATGACCGCCGACATGAATCGCCAGCTGTACAGAGATCTTCCTCGAAGTGTGATGCTGTTTCACAATAACAAAGAGATCACCATTACCGTGGTAGAGGGTGAATTTGAAATGTATCGCATTCGATTAGACGGACCTCTGGTCACCAATCAAGAATCGTCCAATGAAGAAAAATAAGTTTATTCCTCAAATTATAATTATATTAAACATTATGAGTCAAAATATTTTACTTTTAATCCGTTCCGACATCAAAGACGTCGACGCCAAAGTTGACGCTTTGCAAAGTTCCGTGGATGATGTAAAGGCTAACCTCCCCGACACCACAGAATTATCCAACAAATTAGACGCTCAAGCTACTACTTTGGACACTATCGTATCTCAAGTCAACAACATTCTCGAAGTTTTGAACCCTGAAATTCCAGATCTACCAGTGCCCAACTTGCGTAAAAAGACAACTACCACTACTACCACTAAAAAGTAAATTTGATTCTTTTTTTAAAACACATAGGTTATTTGAAATAAAAAAATTTTTGGTAAAATTTCATTGTGTATTTATTTCATATAAAAAGAGACAAGTATTTATCAGTTTCGATGCGTAATTCTGTATCGTGGCCGAACAATGCGATACACATTAGTTGATTGCGTCGTATGCGAGTCGAAGACATCTCATATTCTTGCACGTTTCCAATAAAATCGAAATTCATGCGTTTAAAAAAGGAACGCAAAAAGTTGGAAAACATTTGGTGAGGCGTCTTGATAAACTGGATCAGTCTTGACCATGCTTGTTCTTCGAACACCACAAACGAACCTCGATCAAAGTTTTTGAGCGAATAAAACAGTTCCATTTTGTTAATGTCTCTTTCGAGGTAGTTGCGTATTAGATTTTTGATGGGTGTTGACTTTTTATGCGTATAGTCAACGTTTAAACAATAGTAGCCCACCACAAAAGTAAAATAACAATTACCGTACACCGTATCTCCGGTAAGGGTCAAATTAACAAGATTGTACATTTTGTAGTAACTGTTAAAGATGTCAGTGTAGCAGTTTTGCAAGTACTCGTTCACATTGTTCTCCAGATGAATCTTGTCCTTGATACTGTTCAACTTGTGCTTCAACGCCAAACAACATTGCGGGTGAATCTTGTTCGTGTTCACATAAATTGTTGCGACTTCTTTGCTCAATTCCCACTCGTCTTTCATTGCGGCCAATTCGTTTAAGAAAACAAAGGTGTTTTCATGATTATCCATTGACAAATATTTAAACTCTTCCGCCATATAAAACGCCTGGCCGTTGATCATTTCTTTGATGCGCGTATTAGTACACCATTCGGCAAAGTAGTGATACAACGCCAATTTAATTTCCAGTGAAGGTGAGGCCATCTTCGTTATTGTGAATAGAATCGTAGACAATGTTGATTCGTACCAGAACGTCGAATAAATACTCTTCATAGCGATAAGATATAAAGATTATTCCGTATAAAGATTATCGTACCAACGATTATTCAAATGGCCAATGTTTCGTCGTAGATTAACATAGTACGATAAAGCGTCGACCAATAGCGTGTACAGAGCTAGAATTAAAAAAATTATAAAAAGGGCAGTGACGTTAGTGTCCTGCGGCATAAGTGCCAAAACGATGGCGCCGGCTATGAACAATACCGGTACGAAAACTGTGGTCTGAGCATTGAACAGCAAATCGTTATGTCTTTGCGTGTACTGTAGAAATTCTAAATGAGTATACAGAGCGCTGGACGCTAAAGCCGAACCTACCAATGTTACTTCGTCAAAGTCCTCTATCACTTCGCTATTATCGAACTCTAACATTTGACCATTAGAGTTTACGGTCAACGAAGCTATATACTCTAAACTGTCCGCTAAAGCTTCTAATGTTAAAATATTTTCCACCTCGCTTTCGACCAACTCTTCAAAGTACTCTGGCAAAAATTCAATAATGTCTCTGCGGCCGTTTTCAAAGGACGAAAAGTATGCCGTCAAAAAGGCCATGGACAGATCGTCGGGGTAGTCTCGAGGAAACATATTGTTATACCCGAACGGGTCCCATAATCCTAGAATCAAATCCGCTATGCTCACTATGATCAATATGATGCCCACTATCGATGCGGCTTTGATAGCTATTCGCGTGAGCGCTTTGGCCACCATTGAAATTGTTTTAATGGCAATCTTGTTGAACGCGTGCGTCACGGCCGCTTTGTAGGTTTCTCCCAGCAGTCGTGTCGTGACTTGTCGCGACGTGTTCAACAACATATTTTTTAGCATAGGAATCAACGTAGTGTTGATACGTTTCAACATCGTCTGTAGAGCTTCGAACAATAAATCGAAACCTACCGCGGTTGCTATGCCCAATATCAATTCGTTATCTTCTAGAAATTGCGAAATAATCGCTTCGATGTCGTCATCCGTGGATGAGTAATTTTGCGCCAAACTGGTCGCGATTCTGTACTGAAGCGGCCTAGCAACATGCTCGCGGGAAAATCCAACTTCTGCTTCATAGATTAATTTGTTCATGACGTCATTCAATCCAAGGTCAGACATAGTTTTGTAATCGGTAAAGCTGATCTCGAAATCTACGTCCGCGGCAGGATCGCGCGTATCCAGCCATTCTTGTAAAACTTTTTGCGAATCTATCGTCGGCGGCGGAGGTAGCACTGCCGACGGTCTTTTGTAATTGAACCCGCGCATATCGCTAAACACATTATTCAACAATAGTTTCATGGTAATGTATATACTGTCGCCCAATACGAATCCTATCAAACTCTCCCACCAGCTCAAACTACACCCGTTATCGACAAGATTCCTACCGAAGCGACGACAGTACGCCTCGTTAAAGGTTCCTCTGAATCTTTCGGGAAACAATTCGTCCGGGTCTGGGTAGACGTTGAAAGCGGGCACGTCGTCGACGCCCTTGATGAGATGCTCGTCCGTGCGCATGTACGGACTGTTCAAATACATTTTAGATACGGTGTCGACGAGAACGCACTGTTTGGCGAGGGTGTAACGCAACTCGGGCGCTTGGACTTCGTTCTCGGCTCCCTCTCTGGTGGCGGCGACTCTGTCTAGATTGTAGCATGCCGGTTGGGCGTACTGTATGGCGGTTTCAGATGTCTGTGTGAAATTTGTACCAGTGTGCGCGTTAATGGGCCCCGTTTCGTGGAAAGGATAACAAGTCATACTTTCGCAACCTTTTTTGCTAAATTTCAACTTTACATGGATCGCCTTGTGCGCAATTGCCTCGGGAACGTAGTAGTCGTTGTTGTTGGCGGCCCGTATTTCGTAATCGACCAAAATATGAGGCAACTTTGTTCGCCATTTTGGAATGTAGCGTAGTCTATGCAAATGATCGCTGTACACGTTGGCGTTGTATATATCGACAAAGGTTAAAGTGGCCATATTGTTGTGGTGGTGTCAACTTATCATTATGATAAAGTATATATACTACGATCATGTTTGAAACGTTATCCATTGATAACAAAGACAGCGATATGAATCTACGCGTTAGAAAATTGGTACAGAAAATTTTTAATAAAAACGTACCATACGTGTACGTCGTAAAGTTGGACTCGAACAATGACTTTCAAGACATCTACAAAATGATCGACAATGAAGTTGTCGAAATAAAAAGGCCACCGTACAAGTACTACAAGGTGCATTTGACCATAAATGCGGCCAAGGAAAAATTTTACGTTTTTAGAGCAGTAAATAAAAAACCAATAGAATTGTGTGTAAAAATTTATAATGATGTGAGCAATATAGTAATACAATAATAAAATATTCTAAAAAATACATTTGTGTGTTTAATTCTAACCTAACCTAATTCTAACAGTTGTCGTTGTCCTGTTTAGCGGCAGTCTTTTTGTCGAAGATGATCTTTTCAAAGTTACATCCAAAGTTGTCACAAGCTATCGAGTTCATCTCTTTAAACGTGATTAAACCTCCAGTGTAGTGCGATAGTAATTTGATCATTCCATTGTGACGAATGTTGATCTCTTTGCGGTTACCCGTGTTGAGATTGTAAATGTAATGATTGTACATGCCGTACTCTTTAACAATGTCCGGCACAACAATGTCTTTGATGACACTGGTGATCCATAGAAATTCCAAGCCAAACTTGACAATGGTTATGCGTTCGTCAGCCTTTGTAGTAATCAAAATAAAACTATGGTTTTCAAAACGCTCTTTGCAGGAATGTAGATAGTTTTCAATCAACTTTGCCGAACCGTTCTCCTTCTTGATCTTGAACAATTTCTTGACACCCTTGTGGTTTGAGTCGTAAAATTGACGAGCTATACATCCGTACTTGTACGTAAAGTTATTGGTAGTTTTATCCTTGTAGGCGTTGTTGTTCTTTCCCTGTTGTTTTCCTAGGTACCAAAATTTAAGATTCCTCGCCACGGTCGACAGTAAATCGTTGCGTGACATTTTATGTTGATTGGGCAAATTGTCCATCGTCTTGAACTGAAGACCCGTAGAAAACTTCATGATGTCATCAACGTACACGGACATGTCGTACTTTTTCAAATCTTCCTGGTTCGGTGCCTCCTTTCTCGTTATGGAAAACGGCATAGTGAACAAGTGCTTGTTGTCCGTCATCTGGTTAACGTATTGAAGAATGTTTTTAGACTTTTCCTCGCCGATAGAGGCAAACAGCAAACTAGTTTTACCTTGAACGTATACTTGATCAAGATGAAAAGTGTTGATGAGCAAAGACAAAAATCCAAAATCTTTGACTTCCTCGAAATAGCATAGATTCTTGTTGGTGTCCGAGAGTTTCTTTTCGCTAAACTGATCTTGGATGGGTATGGAAATTTTCATGTCTTGCAGTAGGTGGTACGAGATCATGAAACGGTAGCGTTCCAATGTAACGACGAGGACAAAGCGGTCATTGTGAAGATGGTGCGCAGTATACTCATTGTAAACGGAATGTACGCAGTTGATGTAACGAATAGAGTATATTTCGTCAGGGTTCGCCGACTTGCTCACGATAAACATGTAGTAACTCGTGTCGAGTATGTGGCTCGCAAACATCCGGTTGTTGCTCACGACACTATTATTAGCATTAGCAGCGTTCTTTTTGGAATATTTTTTGATGATTTCGTTGAAAAGTATCTCAGTTGCAGGATCGCTGGGCGTGGGTTTTTCCACGTGTACCGGTTTCATGGCGCTCGAGATACACATCTTTTTAGCGTAACGACCTCGAACTTTGGGTTTTACGATTACACGTTGACAATCGCTCGTCGATGTCGCAACATTATTTGCGATTGCATCATCCTCTTCGACCTCGCTTTTCTTGTTGTTCTTCTTGACAACAACGTTGTTGTCGTCTTCGTCTTCGCTACTACTGCTACTATCGCTACTGCTGCTATTATTATTATTGTCGCTGACGCAATCTTCGTAATGTAATCGTTTCGACGCCGCACCCAGTCCGATGCCCTTGGACGAAACTCGTTTCACTCTTTTGCTGCCGCGAGACGCGCGCGAAGACGATCCCGAAGATGATATGCGTTTCAGCGAACTGCTGCTGCTTTTATTGGTGGGTTTCATTATAGTGTCCTCGACAATGGGCTGAAGAGTATCGAAGAGATCGAGATCTATGTCTTGAGAAAGATTGCCAGCGTCAAAGTTTTGATTGATGATTTCGGCACTGTTGATAAGTAGATTGTAGTTTTTGTCGGTGTAAGTGTCTTCGAGGCCGTTGTTACTATTGCGGTGATAGTTTAACATTTCCGGAGTGCGCGGAATCGGGTGTTGAAATTTGAGAAATTGCCCAAGATTCTCCTGGATGGGAGTGCGGTTTCCGTGTTGGCTCGATTTGTATCCGTTGTACAGGTACTGCTGGACGTTGGCGTTGTCGTTGAGAGTGTGCATGTTTACAAGTAACTGAAACAAATAAAATAATGAACGTCAATTTATACCGTGCCAGAACTAATAGTAATATTATAACATTTTCTATTCTACACACGATTATTTCATTAAATATATTCGTATTTCAATTGGAAATAGAGGAGGAGGAGATAACAAACAACGCACCTTCTACGTTAACGTCAAGACCGTCAATAACAAGATTAGTTAGCGGATACGAAAAAGGACTGCGCAATATTTCGATGAAAATGACGTGTATCTTATCGTCGTCGTTGTCTGCGATAAACAGCGACCCTAATGCGTATCTAGTGAGCTGCGTTAGAACACCGTGTGTGTTGATGAAATTGATAGCTTCGCCAAGATTCACACGACCCGTGGCACCCGTGCTTGTACAGTACAACGGGACGAATCAAGTGTGGCACGTCTTTGGCGTTACGAAACGAAAGGAATTGGCTTCGATATCCAAGATACGCGGCATCACCGCCACCATAAACGGCGAGGAAACGTTCGTGAATAAAGAGCTCATCATGCTTACGGGAAACATACCCTCGGCTTTCGTATCGTCCATCATGAAAAACACACCCAACGTCGAGGACGTGGACACTATGAAGTTGGTGTACCCCGCACTCGAAATTAACACCTACGACGTGATCGTAGAGAAAAATAATGGCAGTTAAAGATGTAAAAAAAATTTATTAAACATACACATAATATTACAATAGTAAACTTTTGTACAATCGTCCTACACAGCCCGTTTCCAGAGAAGCGGGTACACAATCTTGTTCGAGTACGTCAAACTGTTGTCCCGGCATGCAGAAAAATTGTTGGCGTTCCGGACAAACGTAGTAACTGTCGCAGTCGTAGGGGTCCGGTGCGAGTCCGTGATATCCACTGGGACAAACTTTTCGTACATGAAAATCATGGTGCAATTCTTGTAGCTTGTGAAACACGACCAATTTTACAATAATAAACAGCGCTAAAAGTAACCACATTGTTTAATTGTTGCCGCTACTGTAGCTGAGTATTCCCAGAGCGGTTTTGTTTGAACTCTTTTCGCCGTCTTCAACTCTAAACTTAAATTTACTCAACAGCATGTTGGAATAGTTACTGTTCAAGGTGGGCTTACACTTGTTCGCAAACAGTGTATGATCTAGCAAAGATTCGGAATAATTGTAAATGCCATAGTTTTTCAGTATAGAATAGTGACCGTACGCGTGCTCCATTATGAACAGTAAACACAGATACTGCGTAGTTTCCACTTCGCTGATCTTGATGTAAGATTCCTGTTCGTCTTCGTCGGACTTGCGCTTTCGCGGCGGAGCAAAAGTTTTCATCAGATTCACCTTTTGCTTTTCCTTGACGTTGGTGGTAACGTTCATGTGCGTGTCAAAGTTTCGTTCTAACATTTTTACAATACTGATACGATCTATGGTACACACTATCTCGTCACGATCGTTCAACCGAAACATGATGGGTTCGCCGGGAATCACGAGGTCCGGCCTGTCCGTGACCACAAATTCCATTCTATTATCAAAGTTGGTCACGAGCGGATGTACCCGATTGTGTATGAAACCCAGCGACGCCACCACTATGGCGGCAATGTCGCGTGTAGCGCTTCGATCTCGAAAGATGGTCAGCAAAGGTTGCGTCAACTGTAACGTGTTCAACATTGCCATGTACTTTACTATTACTAACTTGATCTTTAAAGTGTCATAACTTTCGAGACTGTTTAGGTTCTTTGCATCAAATTCGGCCAAATCATAGTCCTTTTGTAGTTTTTCATTGCCGTTTATTATTTCGGTTACGGTTCTAATTTTTGGGGAATTGTTACACTTGAACTGTTTCATAGTGGTGTTGTTACAATACTACTCTTATAACATGTTTCGTTGTGGGGTATTAACAAAAGGATTAGTTCTCATAGTTGCGTTTAGGGGATTCATGTACGCCGCCGTGGCTGGCGAACTGCCGCTGCCTCCTGGTTGACTGCTCGATTGGAAGAGCAGTATGATGAGTATGATTATGACGAGACCTATGAGTATGGTCATCATGGTGTTGGTGTTTACGCTGTTTAAGCTAAAGCCTCCTCCCGACGTCGATGGTGCCCGATTAATGTCCATTATTATTACGTAAAGAGCTTGAGCAGTGTGTTTTTAACCCAAGGATTTTTCAAATGATCGAGAGTTTTGAATTGAGAACTTTCGTAATCTCCTCTTATAATTAAATATGCAGGCACAGAGGTACCGAAAATGTGCTTAGTTAAATATATTTTGTGTTTGGCGTCGATGATGTACGTATCCTTGTTCAAAACGTGAGGTGTCGCAAATTGCCTGTACGGTATGAGCCGATAGTCAAAGTACAAAAGTTCAGTGCTGCCGAACAAACTGTTGCTCGCCAAAATTATAAACAGTTGGTTGGAGGGCACGTAGAAAGCGTTGAAAGTGCCTTTTATCTGTATAATATCGGGCCGAACGAAAATGTACGACGTTTCGTTTGCGCGTAACGTGGGCAGCACGCTGTTCGCATCAGTTTTTATATTTAATTTTCGATACTTATTTACGGCGTAACGATCTATCACAATCTCGTTGTAACTACTGGCCAGTTTAATATTATGTTCGCCAAACTTCATTATAAACTTGTAATTGGATGTTTTCGTCATGTAATCATTGAGCAGGTCAAGCAGGTCATCTGGAAATTTTGCGTCGTAGATATAATCTCGTTGGATAAATTTTATATAATTTGCGCTGTTCTCCAACTCGAGGTTAATTTCGTTGAAAACCTCATTTGGCTTTTTAGTTGTAAAATGTTTGCTGTTTATGATGCGGAAATTGTTGCGCACAAGCGGCAGACCCTTGTAAAAGTTTCTTATGACGTAATCGCTATTTGCGGGCATGGTTATGTTTTGTCGTAAAAAATGCTGCGACATTGCCTCTCCGATCAAGTACAATCTATACGGATAGTCGGGAGTGTCCACTTTCGGCGAAGCGCACATTTGTACGCCCGACCAGTCCACGTATGCATTATCAAAGATGAAACCCTCTCTTCCCTCGAGCAACACGGACTCTGTATTCGAGGATACGAAAAATCTATCGTCAAAAACTTTCATAAATTCACTATACAGCAAAAGCATGAAAGGTTGAGGATCGTTTACGAAAAAGTTTGTCGCGTATATTGGAGTGTTTGGCTGGATATAGTGTCTTTTGTCGAACTCTACTATGTCTACGTTGTCGCGCATAGAAATGTACTTGAACTGCGGTTTTATATACTTGAACATATTGGGGTCTCGGTCCGCCACCAAATGTTTTAGGCTCATACCGCTCAAGTAGTTTACATACTTCAAAAGGGTATCATCGTCGATGGCGTTGAAATTACTGCGCACATACTCGGTGATGAAAGGCCGCGCTTCTGACGCAATGTAGTCAAAATTGTTGAGGTCAAAGTATGTTGCTAGAAAAAGGTATTTTAGTTGTTTTTGTTCTAGCGAATGCTTGACCGCCGCTAAACTCATTATGAATCTTCTTACTAAAGTTGTTCTATGATTTGCTGTTTAGCGGCAGTGGGAGTTTTAAAACTAGTCTTACATGCGGGACACACGGGATACAAACTTGAATGTTTCCACAGTTGAGCATAGCAAATGTAACACACGTTATAGCCGCAGCACTCGTTGGGTTTCAGAAAATGTTCTTCGGCGCTGCTCTCTTGGCAAATGTTACACTGGTATATTTTCGGGTCGGTGAACACGTTTATCAACTGCATACGTTCGTTCATTAGTTTGATGATGTGTAGATACTTTTCGCTGCGGTCGTACAAATCGTTGAGTGTTACACTGTTTGATTTAACGATAGCACTACAGCAAAAATCATTTACGAACATGTTGTTGATCACACGTATCTGTTTAATGTACGGTATGAAAATGTACATGTTATATTGGAACTTGGGTTGAGTGTTCAAGTTTTGTATAACATCAACGACGTTCTTTATTTCGTTAATCAAATAGTGTACGCATGTGTCTCGCGGAAGAGATATATCATCTTCGTTTTCGCGAAAGAAAAGTAATTTGTCAAGATTGCAATTGTACGATTGCTGATATGTTTCTTTAATGATCTTGAAAACGGCCATCTTAACATTGTAGTGAGCTCGAATGTTTAAACTTAAATCTGGTGTGTATAGATGGTTAAAGAGAAAATTGCTAAAAACTTGAGCACACAGCTCGGAATCATGATTAATACTCATTTTAGTTTAACACTATAGTCATTATCGTCATCAATAGAAACAACAAACTTATATAACAAAAACTTTTATTAAAAATATATTAAAAATTAACAACGCTGTTTCTTTTGTGGAGGAGCACTGTCGTAGTCGTCGTCCTCGTTGTCCTCGTCGTTGTTGTCCTTGTCCTCGTTCTCGTCGTCGTCGATCTTGTGACATTTAATGTTAATCTTGAGTTTGTTTTGCCAAGCTTTGAGAATGTTGCAGTAAATGTTGTCGTAGTTGGTGTCGTGCAAAATTAATTCTTGCGTTTGGTCAATGTATGGAGAATTTTCAATCATGTAATCAAGTTGTTTGCAGTCAGTCTCCGTGTTAAGTTTAAACACTTTCTTGATGTGGTCCGGTATCAAATCATTGTTTTGCACAGACCCATTCTTAGTGGCCAGTATAGAGTTAATAACGGTTGGCGTGTTGAGATTTTCATGTGCCAACGCTCTAACGAGAACTTCTTCGATGTAGTTGATTTTTTCTATTTGGTAAAGGAAAGAATTGAAGGGTCCGCTGGTAGTTTTAGTGCCCAGAATCTCAAAAGCAGTTTTGTACGTGTTGGAAACGAACGTTACGTGTTTGACGCCATAACGTTCGACTTTTTCGTGTAAAGATTGCCAGTCCCACATCAGAGTCTCGTTGTCGGTATACACGTTGTAGATTTGTTGGGTGATCTTCTCGTTCCTGTAGGATTTATTTTTGCCGGACTCGTTGAGTTCTTTGCTGGCCTCGGCCAACTCGTTACTAGCTTCTATGGCGCCGTAGTAGATGGTTTCGGCGATAAGTTTGTTGAGGGCCTTTGCTTCGACCATATCGAAAGTGTAGCCGAGCAAAAGTAGAGTTTCGGCGAAACCTTGCATACCAACGGCAATGTTGTGTTTTTTGTTTTCAAATTTATCCAAAGGATACATGTTAATGTTAATCATGGCGTCCAAGTCACGTACCACATTCTTGGTAATGCGTCTCAACAGATTGTAGTCAAACTGTTTAGTTTCGAGGTTTACGCATTTGTCGACAGCAACGGATGCCGAAAACACAATGTTATATTTAACTTGTTCATCTTCGATGGAAAAGTTGTTATTAAAAGTATCCTTGAACATTACAGACAAGTTGCCGTTAATTCTCATCGTATCAATAATTAGTTTGAGCAAATCTTTAGCTTTAACAATCTTGGCATTGATGTGTTCTTTCTCAAACTTGACATAGGCTTGCTCAAACTTGTCGCCGTACTTTGAACTCAAGGAAGTACAAGACTCCGGATCGAGCAGTGTCCAGTAGCCGTTATTTTTCACACGGTTCATAAAAATATCGGGGATGTCTACGGTGAACTGCAAAAAGTTAACCTTGTCGCTGTTGTTGCGAATAGTTTCGATAAAGTTTTTAACTTCATGATGCCATAGTTCAATGTGAATAGTGGGCAGTTTCACAATTTTATTCTTGTGCAAGATATGACGTACCATGTTGTTAAAGACAGGCAGCATCTTTACGGAAACGTTTTGCATATACAAGTCAACAGCTCCGCCGCAATTCATGATTGTAGCACATTCTTGAATAATCTTGTATGATAAAAAGATATTATCAGAACAGTTGTCTACGTAGAGTTTATAGTCGTTTGCCAGTTGAGTAGAATTAGTACCGGCACAAGCAAAAGCAAGATCAGAGTGAGCGTACATACGCAGGCTCATCATGTGATAGCTCTCTATAACTTTTTGTATGTCGTCGCCGTACATGGTCAGGGCGACACGCATGAACATATGTTGAACTCTTTCCAGCAGATTATTTTTATTTTCGTACAATCGAAGATCGTAAGTGTAGTCTCGGTCATGACGTAACACTTTGTTCAACTCTTCGCCGTAAATCATGGCGAGACAATACAATCTTTGACCGATCTCGTTTTTATGGTACAGATTTTTCATTACAACCTGGAACGATTCGTGAATGTCTTCGTGCATTTCTGTTACAATTTGAACAACTTCTTTGTCGAAATTACTAGTGTCTTCAACTGTTACACGACAAACGTTAGTATAGTCAGTTGATAAATAATACTCGGGTTTGTCCAATCTCATACGATCTTCACAAAGATTCTTTTTAATCTTCTTCTGCAGCTCCATAGTTTCGTGTAACTTTTTGTATTGATTATAGAAATAGTCATTGTCTTCATCATCACTGTCTTCTACAATCTTCTCAGGAACGTCTTCGTTCTCGTCTTCGGTGTCTTCGTTATTGTCTTCGGTAATAACATTAGGAGTAAACAAAGATTCAGGCTCACCACTTGTAGAAGCGATGGGCTCACTAGGCTCACCCACTTGCTGCTGCTGCTCCTGTTCTTGACTATTCTCAACATAATCTTGACTATTGTTATAATATTCTTGATTGGAGTTGAACAACTCTTCAGGCAAAATATCATTCAAGTTATTCTCCTGCTGAGAATTCTGGGTAGCGTCGTTCGCAGGGGTAGCGAAAAGATCCATTGATAGATTTTCCATTGCAAAGTTTGAAGTGAGGTGTTTCTCGTTAACACTGCACAATTGTTGTGATACTTCAACGATCCTGCACGACGCTTTTATATCCAAGACGCACATATAAAATTACAAATATAGATAATAACTGTGATATGTTATCAAGTCACGTACGCTGCACAAGTCACGTAGACGCCATCATAATCATAATCCTATGCTGCATTGTAATCTAATCTTTTGCCGCATTTTTATCTAATCTTTTGCCGCATTTTTATCTAATCTTTTGCCGCACTGCGGGAATTGTAAGTAATTTTTTCCTTTCGTAAAACATTGTGAAAAAATAAATATA